TCACCTTTTGTTCCTGTAGCACCTTTAGCACCTTGAGGACTTGAACCTTGAGCACCTTGGTCACCTTTAGTACCAGTAGCACCTTTAGCACCTTGAGGACTTGAACCTTGAGCACCTTGGTCACCTTTAGTACCAGTAGCACCTTTAGCACCTTGAGGACTTGAACCTTGAGCACCTTGGTCACCTTTAGTACCTGTTGAACCTTGAGCACCTTGAGGACTTGAACCTTGAGCACCTTGGTCACCTTTAGCACCTGTAGCACCTTTTGAACCTTGAGGACTTGAACCTTGAGCACCTTGGTCACCTTTTGTTCCTGTAGCACCTTTAGCACCTTGAGGACTTGCCCCTTGAGCACCTGTTGAACCTTGAGCACCTGTATCACCTTTAGCACCTTGAGGACTTGCCCCTTGTGCTCCTTGGTCACCTTTAGCTCCAGCAGCTCCAGTAGCTCCTTGAGGACTTGAACCTTGAGCACCTTGAGGACCTGTTGCCCCAGTAGCTCCCTTAGCACCTTGAGGTGAAGAACCTTGAGCACCTTGAGGACCTGTTGCCCCAGTAGCTCCCTTAGCACCTTGAGGTGAAGAACCTTGAGCACCTTGTGGGCCTGTAGCCCCAGTAGCACCTTTAGGGCCGGTTGGACTTGCCCCTTGTGCACCTTGTGGGCCTGTAGCCCCAGTAGCACCTTTAGGGCCGGTTGGACTTGCCCCTTGAGCACCTTGTGGGCCTGTAGCCCCAGTAGCACCTTTAGGGCCGGTTGGACTTGCCCCTTGAGCACCTTGGTCACCTTTAGCACCTGTAGCACCTTTAGGGCCGGTTGGACTTGAACCTTGAGCACCTTGGTCACCTTTAGCACCTGTAGCACCTTTAGGGCCGGTTGGACTTGCTCCTTGAGCACCTTGGTCACCTTTAGCACCTGTAGCACCTTTAGCACCTTGAGGACTTGCCCCTTGAGCACCTTGGTCACCTTTAGCACCTGTAGCACCTTTTGAACCTTGAGGTGAAGAACCTTGAGCACCTTGTGGGCCTTGAGCTCCAGTAGCACCTTGAGCACCTGTTGGACTTGAACCAGCTGAACCTTGAGCACCTTGTGGGCCTTGATTACTTGCTCCTTGAGCACCTGTTGAACCAGCACCACCGCCTGCTCCTTGAGCACCTTGTGGGCCTGCTCCACCTTGTTGACCTGTCGGCCCTTGAGAGCCTAATTGGCCTTTTTGACCTTTTTGACCTTTAGCACCTTGTGGGCCTGTGTTATGTACTAATAAATTTCCTACGAAATAATTGTGGTCTGGTTCTACTGTAATACTTACAACTTCAATGTCTTCTTCTACTAACTCTATTGATGTTATAGATAAATCATTGTAAAATAGGTTATTACCACATTTACAATCAGAACATCCACATGATTCGTTATTAATTGGTGAAACCCATTCACCATTTTTGTATATTTTTATATCAACGGAAGTTTTTAAGGTACTTCCATCTGATAATTTAAATTTGAGATATTGGTGTAACGTACCAGTAGCTATTTGGGTAACTCTGTTATCTCTATTAACACCATTAGCTAAGTCACGACCTTGTACTAAGTCTCCAATTTGGATAGTTTCTAACTTTACGGAACTTCCATTGATATTAACTAAGGTATCTTTATGTAAACTGTGTATTAAATTGTAATTCATGTTTTACCTCAATTATGTTGTTATCATATAAGTAATTGTTAGACCAAAACCTCTTGACCTAAGAGCGGCTTCTCTATCTATAAAAATGTTTATGTAATCTCCAGCTGCAAAAGAATGATTCGTACCGAAGTTGAAATCTGTTACAGTTCCGGCAGTTGCACTTACTGTTGCAGATACGTCTGATGATAATTGTGACCCATTTTTTCGTATTCCCAACGTAACTGACCCTGCAGTTGCTCCTTGGTGTGGATGTAAACGTATATCTTTTACATATCCAGCAAATGGTACTACAAATCTCCAATAACCTGTGGTTACTTTCCTATCAATGATGTTAACATTAGAAAATGGAACAAATCCTTCTATTTCATCATTTTTTAGTACTTCAGCATTTGTATTTTGAATAAATGGTACTTTTCCTCGAATTGTATTACTTCCAGCGGAAATACTACCCACATTCGAAAGATTGTTATCATCAAAGTCTACTCCACCAGTAAACAATGCAGCAGACGCTGTAATTTGATTTAAACTAGCATTAGAGCCGCTAGTGACTATTTTTTTCCAATTTGGCATATCCTTAATCCTTTTTGCGGTTGGTAACTCTTCTTGAGCCCACTTCCCTTAACGGGCCAACAACCAGATTTAACTTTGTTTGTATATAAGTATTGGAATAAATAAAGAAAATGTAACTATTCTTTTAGAATTATATCACCTTTAGATGGTTTATCTTTTGGATTAAGTGCGAAATCCATTTCCATCTCTATCTTTTTTTGTAATTTTACCATTAATGGAGCCTCTTGTCCTGTAATTGGTAACTTTTGAAGTGCTATTTGGATTATTTTAAAATCTGCAGCAGTTAATCCTTCGTATTGTTCCATAACTAATTACTTTTGTTTAATTTATTATTATCTTCTTGTTGTTTTGATAATTGCGAATGTAACTTATGTGCTAATTTATACATTACTTCTAAATCTTTGCCTGAAAATGTTCCGTTTGATATTAAAAACAATAATACCTCAAGCTCTTGATTAGAGAACTTGAGGTTATTGCTACTATTGGGTTTAATTCCAGCTTTTTTATGTAAACTCATAACTTTTTAATTAATTTTTAAACGTAAATATATATTTCGTTTGATTCTATTCTGATGTTACCAGGATGGTCAGCTAAAGCAGTTGCAGCGTTTGCAGCACTTCCTTCAAATACACCACTTAAGTAGTATCCACTTGTTCCAGCAGCGAAATCAGCAGTTGAATTAGCAGCTGTATCTGTTACTTTCACAGCAAGACGACCATCATTACTATTATATGTGTTATCTAATATAAGAGCGTGACCTGCTTGAGCAGTTCCATTAGAACCACCAAAGATAATACCACTATCACCTGACGTTGAACCTGAATTCAATAAAATGAATGCATCTTCTACGTTTAAGTTAGCAGTTTGTACTTCAGTTTTTGTTCCTTGAACAGTTAAATCACCACTTAACACTAAACTAGCACCATTAGCAACTCCAGTAAATGTAGGAGCAGTAAACATTGTTGCTTTACTCTCGTTTGTTACATTTCCTAAAGATACGTCTGAAGCAGCAAGTCCTAAGAATGTTTTAACATTAGCAGCTGAACCTGAGACAACATTAGCATCATCCATCACAGTAACTACTGCTGCGTCAGTATAACCAACTTTATTTGTGTTAGTAGTAATTGCTGAAGCCTGCCCACCACTTATAGTTGTAGTATCACCCGCAAGTGCAGTAGTACTACTCGTACCTAATTGTAAAGTTGTTACTGAACCACCTAATGAGATAGCTGAACCATCTATTGATATAGAAGAGTTTGCTAATTTTCCATTTGCAATTGAACCAGCCAACATACCATTTGTAATACCACTAGCTTTTACTTTTAATTGACCAGAACCAGATATTTCAATAGATGAATCATCTACATTCGCGTCTAAGTTCTCACCATTTGCTACAATACCATTTCCAGCTACATCTGAAGCGTCAAAATCAAATGTTATTGTTGAATCACTTGCATTGTTCAATGTAAATGAACCACCAGTTTTTAAACCATCACCAGCAGCTAATGTTATTGTTGAATTTTCAACACCAGCTAAAGAAGATACTTGAGCAGATGATGAAATGATACCAGCACCCAATGCAGCGATACCTGCGGCATCTGTTACATCAGCACTTGCTTCAATATTATCTAATTTAGTTTTTAAAGTATTTGTAAAATTGTTTTGTGTTAAACCACCATCACCTACACCAATTTGTGCTGAAGATGAAATGATACCATTTAAGATATCTGCTGAACCATTGAATGCTACTCCACCAATTGTTCTTGAAGTTTCAAGTAGTGTTGCTGTTGCAGCATTACCACTTGTGTCTTGATTACCAGATGCATTTACGCCTGGTAAATTGATAGCGGAACTACCATCAAATGATACTCCACCAATGTTTACTGCACTTGCCAAGGCTGTCGCTGTACTTGCATTACCAGTTACATTACCAGTTACTCCACCAATTAAGTTTCCTTTAAAACCTACTGATGCTGATACTTCTGCTAAACTTGCTACCGACCCCGAGACAATGACTTTTTTCCATGTTGCCATTTTGTTTTCCCTTTTTGTTTGTTATTTAAACGTTTACATTAAAAATTGATACCAGAATCACTTTCCGTATCAGTTGTAACTACTTGTAATATCTTTATATAAGTATGTATTTAATTTTAATTACCTATTAATCTGTTCCTAAATAATAGCAAGATGCTGAATATATTATTCCACCTTCTATTGGAGTAGGTGTACTATCAAATTTCTTAATACTAAATACCCCATTTACGTTTAATGACCCAGTAATTTCTAAATTATTTGTTGTACTTTTTACCGACCCAGTTGTAGCGAATATACCACTTCCACCACCACCACTTAGTGCTGATAAGTCTACTACGTTACCATTTGATAATGTTAGATTACTATTACCTGAATTGAATGATAAAGTTTGTAAGAAAGAAGCCGTTTGACTATTTGATATAGCAGACCCAGTAAATGTATTCAATGCAGTTAAGCTTGTTTGAGCTGAACCTGTAAATGTATTTAGAGGTGTGGCATTAAATGAACCACCACCACCACTAATACCTAAATTAGTTGTGTGAAATGATGAAGAGTCATCCGTACCATCATACCCTACCGTTTCGAAAGCAACAAACTTGCGAGTTAAATAGAGTTGGTCTGAGTTTTCAACATATATGATTTGACCATCAATTAATCTTGAGTTATCAAGACTTGTCATGTTAGAAGAAGAGGCTACAGTAATCCACCCACCTTGTACATATTGTACGGATGTAAATGCCCCTGAAGTGCCACTTCTTACATAAATATCGCCTGCCGTAGTTGCCATTTATTTTTCCCTTTTGTTTATGGTGCCGATGCTGAATCAGGCATTATATAATATCTTGAATTATTTGTATTTTCACCCTCTGCAAATATCATACCCCATCTATTGTATCCTTGATGTGCGTTTTCTAAATCAAAGTAGTAAACACCAGTTCCAATTGTACCAGGTATTGATGCGTCTTTTGCATATACATAGTATTCTTTTGGAGTACCTGTTGAATCAGGTGGAACACCATCATACATACTTACAGGTTTACCAAGTTGATTAGACGCTGAAGCGAATAAAATTATTAATCTCTGAGACCCACCACTTGAAAAATTAAAATGACCAAATGTTGATGTTCCGGTACCAGCTGAATCTGATAATGTGTTTAGTGACCCTGACTTATGTAATGTCATTGTACCACCAACATATGTTGGATTAAATGTTGTACCAAGTGAACCACTTTGTAAATGTGAAATCACAGAACCACTTGTTATACCAATACCGTCAGCTCCACTATCACCCATAGCAGCGATTGCTGCAGCTTGACTAGCAGCAGAACCACCATTCCAACCATAACCATACACAAGTGCTTTTTGGTCAATAATAGTTATACTTTTATTATAGCTTGTTGATTTACCAAAGTTATCATGTACTGATGCACTATAATTGTAAGTAACACCACTACTGATTATTCCTGTGTTTTGTAGTTGATATGATGATGAGTTTGCATTTTGTGGTACAAGTTTTAAATTACCTGCGTGTGTTCCACCTAATGAAGCCGAGAATGGTGTGTCCGATTCTGTATCTGTTATAGTAATTGTTGTAAGGTTTGTTGATGCCGCAACTGATGCGGTCATGTTTGCACCCACTTCACTAAATGTTGCAGTTGGTGCTTGGTTTGCGAATACATTAAGTGTTAAAGTACCTGTTCCAACATTATCATATTGGTCTCTGTATGTTATTGTTGATGTAATTACATCACCACTACCAGTAGATGAGCCATTAAGTGCTACACCCATAGTCAAATTACCACTATTGTCAATACTGACTGATGCGTTTGATGAAGTAAATGATTGAACAGCCGCTGAGTTATATGTTGGAGAATAACTAACCGTTACTTGTGAAGGGTTACCTGCACCAAATCCACTTGCATCTCTAATTGCTTCGTTATTTAATCCCGATTCAATTATGTATGACGTAGTGTCTCCACCTAATGTTCCGTTTCCGGCTTGAGCTATTGTATTTGTATGCTTACCTACCCCAGTACTAAAACCATGACTATCTTTTATAGATGCTGTATATTGGTAGGTTGATGCACTTAAGTTATTTATTGCTTGTACAAAATAAGTATTACCATCTTTAACAGTATTCAATTGACCACTTGGGTCTGTGAATACAAATGAAGGATGATTTAAATTATTACTTTCAGCATCAGTAAATGATATTACACTAAGTGTACTACCAGACCTAGCACCATTTGTATTTAAGTTTTCAGATTGATTATTAAATGAAACAGATGGTGGGTTGTTTTTAACAACATTAATATCTACATCGATAAATTGTTTTGTTGTTTCAAACCCATGTTCTGATGCGGTTACAGCTACACTAATAGTACTACCACTTGCGTATGCAGAGCCACTTAAATTTCCTATTTGTAAAGTAGTACTTGAACCTGTAGCAGTTGATAATGAAACTAAATTACCAGTTACAGTACCTAATGACCATCTTTGACTTACAGCAGATGTCCAAGTTGCAGTATTACCTGTTAGACCATCTGCGTTTACTTTAATATTGTCACCACTCGTAGCCGATTCTATAATATATAAGTTAGTCCAATTATCTGATACAGCACTTGTTGCATCTGCTGTAATTGGAATTGTGATTTCACCTGTATCTTCTGTTGTGTTAAAAGCATCTTTAACAGTAACTTGATAAACGTATCTATCAGCTATATCAGAGTTTAAGTATATTCCATTTTTTCTTGTTACTACGCCAGCAGAACTACATTGGAATGGATTACTATGTGGGTTGTATAATGATACACCACCTAAAGATGACGTGATATTTGTGTTAACACCATTTTTGAATGCTTTAAGTAATGTAAAGTTTGAAAATACAATCGTATCACCTTCAGAGTCATTAGCGGTAATTGTACCTAAAGATGCACCATCTGCTGAATTTTCATTAATTGAACTTAATGTTTGGTTGTTTACAGTTGGTATTACATTATCAACTACGGACACTCTGAATGGTAGGTAAGCAACTCCTTCACTATCATCACCACTCACATGATGTTCATCACTAGCAGTTAATACGATTTCATATTTAGGAGTTACTTCAAAATCCAATGAAGCCGTTGTTTGGTTTAATTGTACATATGTTCCGTATTTTGTAAATGTAAATCCATTCATGTTTACAGAACCACTTTTAATTGTTATTTCATCACTCTCGTCATCAGTAAAATAAACTCTTACTTTATTATTTCCAGCAGTTGAGTTTTCATTTAGAGAATGAGTAAAGTTAGTGATAATACTTCCACCAACTGAGGTTTGTCTCCACTTAGGAGCTGTATTGGGTGTTACCCTAATGTATATTGTTTTAGAACCAACTCCACCAAATGTGTCTACTGCCTCAACTTGAATTGGATGAGACCCACTGCCTGGTGTAGAATCGGTATTCAATGATGCCGTTGATTTTGTATTTAAAGTAACTGCTCCTGCGGTTGATATTTTAAATTTGTCAGCTGAGTAAGAACTTGCAGTTCTAAATGTAAAAGATTGACCTTCAGCATCCGTTCCAGTAATAGTTCCTATTGTTGAACCACTTACAACAAATTCACCAATTGTAAATCCATTAGTATTAATTGTAGGTACTGTATTAGGGAAAAACACTTTAGAGACAAAATCGGATAATGATGTTGTTGTTCCAAAGTTAGTATTATATATACCACTTGGTAAATCAGTATTCGATACAACTCGGTTACCATCAAATCCTATAAAGGAAGATGTAGCGACTGACATTGAAGCCGTTTGACTATTTGATATAGCAGACCCAGTGAATGTATTTAAAGCCGTTAAACTTGTTTGAGCTGACCCAGTAAATGTATTTAAAGGTACAATGTTAGTAGAACCACCACCAAACCCTAAAGCGGTTATTTGATTTGATGAGGATACGACACCTGATGGTAAATTAGCTTTTACATTAATAGCATCTGTAACATCAGCACTTGCTTCAATTAAATCTAATTTATTATGGTCTGCTGTTGTAAAATCATTAGTGGTTAATCCACCATCACCTACAACTGGTTTATTTGCAATATTGTTAAAGTTTACTTGAGCTGATGAACTAATTGTTCCACCAGGTAAAGTAGATGACCCAAATCCAGCTTGTGATATTGAACGTGATACTTCAGTATCAAAATCTGTTATACTCGAAGTTGTAATTGAACCTACTGATGTTAGGTATGAACTTGAAGCTGCATTTAGAGCATTTATACTTGTTTGAGCTGAACCTGTAAAGTTATTTAAAGGTGTAGCGTTGAATGACCCACCACCACCAAAACCTAAAGCGGTTATTTGTGCTGATGAAGATACTGTACCACTTGGGACTGATGTTAGGTATGAACTTGAAGCTACGTTTAAGGCAGTTATACTTGTTTGAGCTGAACCTGTAAAAGTATTTAGTGCACTAATGTCCGTAGAACCACCACCTTGTCCAAATCCACTACTTGCGGCTGATGCCGAAATGTATGAATCAGTTACTACTGATGTTATCTGAGATGAACCTGAAATCGTTCCACTTGGAACTGATGTTAGATATGAACTTGAAGCTGCATTTAGAGCATTTATACTCGTTTGAGCTGAACCTGTAAAAGTATTTAGTGATGATATGTCTGTATGTGATGAACTTACAAGACCACTTGGTACATTATCTAAATTAGACCAATCAATTGACCCAGTAATTCCACCATTAACTTCAAAAGACCCAGTTACTTGTAAATCTGCACTTACTTTATAGTAACCAGACCCAGTCGTCCATATAGATGAACCACCGGCTCCACCACCACCACCTAATGATGATAAATCAACAACATTTCCTTCTGATATACTTAATTCTTTAGATACTTGGTTGAATGTAAGTGTCTGATTGTCACCACTAGCCTCTACTTGAGTTAAACGAGTGGATATTGAACCACTATCTGTTTCTAAAGAAGAAACTCTAGCTTTTATTGAACCACTTTCAGTATTTAATGCAACAATACTACTTGTTATAGCTTCTATACTATCTACTCTACTATCTAATATAGCTTTTTCACTTTCGACTGTTGTAAGTCGAGTGGATACTGACGCAGATGTAGCTAAGTTTGTAACTTGTCTAAAGTTATTGTTAGCTACAATTGAATTTTTTTGAAATGCAGAAATAGTTACAGGTCTATTAGAAATAGAATTGTAATTAATCTGGTTTGATGACGACACAACTCCGTTAGAAGCCGTTATATCGCCATAAAATGACCCACTAAAGGAACCTGAATAGTCAAATGACATCTATAATCTCCAAATATTTAACACTTTTATACATATAAATATGTTTCTTTTTTCCTAATAGTTACTTATTCAAAAGAAAACAGCAATCGTAACACTTCGTCAAGGGATTCGTGTCTATGGTTATCCTTGAGGTTTATTGTATATACATATGTAGATTCTTTTAATTTGTGTACTTCATGTACAGCTGAATCATTTGCAAACTTTAGGTCAATTTGTTGCGGGTCTCCACACAACATCATTGTTGACCCCTTACCTAATCTTCCCAACACCATACTAAGTTGTTGTTTTGTTAAGTTTTGAAATTCGTCTACTATAACTATTGAATTATCAAAAGTTCTTCCTCTAAAATGTGATAAAGATACCAATTCAATATTTTCATCCTTCTCCATCTTTTCCAATATAGCTGGTTTGTTGTAAACCTTTCTCATATTAGAGCGAATTGGAACTAGCCAAGGCTCCATCTTCTCATTAAGTGAGCCAGGAAGAAATCCATTGTCCTCATTTGAGATAGTTGGTCTCGTTATTACAATTTTATTTACATTCCGTTTAAAATAAGAATCTAATGCTACTTGAACTGCTAATAATGTTTTACCACTACCCGCCTTTCCTAAGATAAAATTAAATGGATGTTTTAAAACATTAGATTTTGCGACTTTTTGTTCGTCTGATAATGTTAGTGAAAACTTTATGGCTCCTTTAGGAACTCGCTTTGTTGTATTGTCTGGCATATACTATCCTATTTAGATGTTATTGTGTAACTTTACTTTAGTATAAATATGTTGCGCATAAAAAAAGGGTGACCGAAGTCACCCTTAATTATTGATAATTAAATTTAATGTTTAATCAAATGATTATGACATTATCTCTAATCCATGTACAAGTACCTTACCGTAGAACTCACCTCTTACCATTTGTTTAGCGTAACGTGTCATTACACCTTTTCTTGGCGTGAAGTTTTTCGGGTCATACACAAGTGGAGTCATGATTAATGGAATGTACGGAGCGTAAACTGCACCAGTTTCCAAGAATTGAGAACCTTTGAATCCTAATAGGATTACATTTTCTTTCATGTATGGGTTTTTGTAAACTTGATATCTGTTAGCGAATGAACCTACTTGAGAAACTCCCATAGCAAATTGCATTTCGTTACCTGTACCACTAGCAGCAAATCCTGGAATTGATTCTAAGATAGTTGCAACATCAGGAGAAACTACCATAAAGTTAGCTCCACCTCTCATAGTCTTAGAGTGAATCTGGTTAGAAACTCTCTGTAACTGAGTACCTAAAGTCTGGAACCATTGTTGTTGAGTATATCTTTCAACATTAGCGTTAAGACCTGAAGATGTGAAACCACTTCCGTTCCATGAATATCCGATTCTTGCAGACCAGTATCCAGTTGTTAAAGCATTTTCTAATAACATATCTAAGATTTCTAAATCAATCTCTTGAGAGATGTACTCAGATAACATAGAAGTTAATTCTGCTTCAGCATCTACTGAATGGTAAGCATTTAAATCTTGTGCGAACTCAGGCGTCCATTGTGCTTTTAACTTTCTTGTCTTAGCAACGATTGGTACACTTCTAAGTTCAACGTTTAATTCAGGAATTCCTAAATCTGTAGCGTCAGAATCTGTGTTCTCAAAATCACCTCTTGAAATATCAGTAGGTTGTTTTTGATAGTTAACAACAACTTGGTCAAGTACAGTTGCAGCTGCAGAAGCTTTAACGATAAATTCAACATTGTTTCCAACTAATTTAGTGTATCTTGGGTAGCTATCAGCAATACCAGAACCTGAAATACTGAAAGCTCTTACACCTTCTAAATCAGGGTTAGTCATAGAACCTTTAGCAACAGTTACTTTTCTAAGTAAAGCAAAGTCACCAGCAGCAGCAGCTTCTAATGATGCAGAAAATTCTGAATCATAATCAACAGCAGCCAAATCAACTGAACCAGTTGCGATTTCTGTGTTAGATGCAGCAGCAGCGATTCCTAATGCAACAGTTGAAGCTTCATTGATTGAATAACCAAATCTACCTGCCCCATAAAGACCTTCACTAGCTTTAGCAGCAGTTTCAGTAATACCGAAAACTGAGTCAGTTTGTGAATCTTTTCCAGCACCAGTTTCAAAGTTTGGTTGTGCTGTTCCATACTTAAAGTCTAAATAAAATACTAGACCTGAAGGTAAGTTCATCGGTTGAACCGAAACGAATTCTTTAGCAGCGATTTCGCTGAAAATTCTTCTTACTAATGGTAATGCAACACCAGCCCACTCTTCAGAGTTTGCAGATGTTCCTGTTGAAGAAGCTTCTTTTACTAATTCTCTTGCTTGATTTTCAAGTAGAGTAGCAATAGCGCTTCTTTCGAAATCAGACTCGATACCTTCTAAAAGGCCAGTCTTGTTCCACTTAGATACAAGACCTTTTGACTCTTCAGACATTTTCTTGTTAAATCCAGCGGATTCTTTTAATAATGAATTTGTATCCATAATATTATTTTCCTCTATTTTTTAAATTATTTTACTAATCCAGCCAATTTCTTAAATCGGTTGGCTACTTCGTTACCTTCTGAGATTATTGATTTACTTGGAGCAGAAGATTTAGTTGGTTTAGAAGCCAAAGACTCTTTTACAATTGTCTTAGTTTTCTTAGCAACGTTTAAATTCTCACCTAGTGTAGAAAATACTAACTTAACTTCTCTTAAGTTTGCAGCTCTATCAAAGTTCTCGATAACTTTAATTTTTTGTGACTCGTTCAAATCAAAAGTTCTGAATAGTTTATTAGTATAAAGTAGTTTAGCGTTTAATAAATTTACTTCGTTGATTGTACCTTGTAAAGACTTAATAGTCTCATAAGCTTCTTCCAACTCAGCTTCTTTGTTATCTTCTTCTTCTTTTACTTCTTCTTCTTCGTTTTCTTTTAATTCTTCTTCGTCAGACTCTTCTTCTTCAGTCATTTCTTTTAAAGTAGCGATGATTTCGTCTAAGTTAAGCTCTTCGTCTTCTTCTTTTACTTCGTCTTCTTCTTCTTCTTCTTTAAGTTCTTCAACTTCGTCTTCTTCGTCTTCTTCTTCGTTGATTGAAGCTTCAAGTTCAGCGATTACAGATTCTAAGTCAAGTTCATCTTCTTCTTCCATTTCATCTTCTTCAGATTCGTCTGCAGGTACAGCTTCAGCTTCTTCAGCTTCTTCTTCACCATGCATTTCATCTTCGTGAGATTCGATTTCATCAGATGCGATGTCTTTTACTTCTTCTTCTTCGTCAGACTCTAACTCTTCTTCAACTTCTTCTTCTTTTACTTCTTCTTCTTCAGATACTTCTTCACCTTCTTCAGATTCTTCTACTTCTTCTTCAGACTCTTCTACGTCTTCTGATTCGTAAGTTTCTTCAACTTCTTCTTCAGATTTCATATCAGACATCTCAGCAGAGATTTCTTCTTCTTCTTCAATTTCTTCATCGTCAAGCTCTTCAGCTATCTTATGAGATAACATTGATTGAAGTTTAGGTGTAAAAGCTTCTTCAAGTGCCATTTTTGCGTTAGCTAGTGCAGTTTCTTTTACTGCTTTAGCATCGGCAATAGCTTCTTTTAATAAATCAGATTTAGCCATTACAGTTCTCCTTAATTAAATTTTGGATAATAAGATTATTTGGAATCTTAATAGAATATTTCTATTGTTGTGTTGTGACCACACATTGGGGAGTGGTATTCTTGAGGTAATAAATATGGTAATAAACTTAAAAACGTTTAAGTGTTTACCAATTATTGTTCTCTTTTGTTTCTTAGCCATTCTGCTCGAATAGCATCGTCCATCTTTTTTCGTTTTCTAGCTGATGGTTTGATAAACTCTTTTCGGTCTTTTAGCTCATCTAAGATTTCAGATTCCTTCATCTGTCTCTTAAAAAACTTTAATGCTGCTTCAATGTTTCCATTAACTACTTTAGCCGCTCTAAATCTACCTGGAATCATCATTTGTTCTTTTCGAACTTTTCTATTATTGTTTCGTTGCATATATAAGGTATAAAAAAATAAACACCTATCAGTTGTTGATAGGTGTATATAAATATTAAAAATAAATTAGTAAATTTAATTATTACTTACTTTCGTCTACTGAAGCTTTTCTGTAATCGGTTACCAACTTTTTTATCTCTCCAATAGCTTTTCTTGCTCTACTCTTAGATGCTTTAGTTGTTCCATTGTGTTCTGCTTCAAATGTTTCGTATAAATCTTTTATACTTTCAAAAATTTCTTGTGACTTTGCCATAACGTTTCTCTTTTTAAATTATTATTGTTTAACTTGCGAACTTCATTAGTTCTTTTACTTTCTTTTCCATAGCTGGTACTTTTAATCCATAGGTATTAGCCATTAAGGATTTCATATACCCACTATTAAGAAAATTTTGTAATTCTTTTTTTGTAGCTACTGATGAGTTAAAATCATTTTTAGATATTTTATCTAATTCTTCAGCTGATACTTTACCCTTCATGTAGGCGTTCATAGCATCTTGCTTGTAATTAAATTTAGCTTCTTCTAAATGTTTAATTGTGTCTTCTCTCATTGCTTTAGCTAAAGTTTTGATATGTTTCAATTCTTCTTTAGCACCTTTGAATTTAGCATATCTATCTAATCCCATAACACTCATAATACCTAATGATATGTGTAATCTAGCTTTAGCTGCTTTTGGATACTTTCTACCATAAGGAGATGAGTTAAACCAATCAATCATAGATTGTGCCATTTCTTTTGATAGTTTAATTCCTTCTACTCTATCAGTATTACCTTTTACAACCTGCTTTAATCCACCGATTGCTGAGATTTCATTGATTGACTCAACTACATTTTCTGATAAGTCATCAACACCTTGCTTCATATCAACAAATAGTTTTGTAAATTCTTTTTGTTTTTTAGAATCTAATTTTTTGATATTCTTAAGGTGTTTTTTTATCATGAAAGATAAATCAACTGAGATGTCTTGTAGTATTGCTGTGTAATTCATTGTGGTTATCCTATTTTCTTTAAGGAGTGTGTTTGTGTAGCAATCCAATTTTTTCCAACACCAGCCATCTTAGCTGCTTTCTTAATAGCTTCAACTGTATTTCTTGCTTTTACTTTATACACATTCTTCTTAGATAGTTTAACACCACCAAGATTCATATCTGAAAATCTCATTTCCCAAGTTGCAAATCCAGCTTCGTTGATTTCTTCAGATTCATTTACTTTTTCATTCTTAACTGAATCCATCATTTCTTTAGCAGATACTTTCATAGTTTTTAATTTAGATGAAGGTAATTCGCCCAATCCAAAGGATTCATTAATTAGTTTTTTTAATTTAATCATTTTATTAAGTCCTTTAGTTTTATTGATACTGATTCGTTAGTAAATTCTTTTGCGTTTTCTTTATCGTCCTTGTCAACTGACTTTACAGGATATTTTTTACCATCTACTTCGAATTCATCTTCGTCATTAGCGATTGCTTTAGCTCTTTCAGCACCGAATTCATTTCCTTCTTTAATTTCATAATATTTCGAAAGTACTTCACCGATTTCATCATAAGTAGACTCCATTCTTTGTTGTAAGGTATGAACTTCTTTTATAGTATTAGTAAATACTTTAAATGATTCATTCATTGATTTCATATGTCTATTAACTGTAACTCTATCAAACCAATCACCTGTTTCTTCAAGTGTTACTTTGTTTGCATTTTCTACAATACCTTTTATTGAACCATAGGTTTCCATTAAGTCACCATTTCTGTAAATAGCTTCTCCAAACTTCTTATATGCAGATACAGCCTCTAAGAATGCTCTTTTTTCTTCAGAAGTCATTTTAGTTTCTTTTTCTTCTTCACCAATGTTTAATCTTTTGTAAGACTTTGATGATTCGTTAAGTAAATCTTTTAATTTCATAATATATCCCTAATCTAAAAACATTCACAATAGCCACCAACTTCACAGATGATGTCTCTCATAATGTTTTGTGCTTTTTTATATCTATAAGTATTATTTTTTTGTGAAACACCTTCTTTTAACATACTTTCATTTGTAGGTTTTAAAAAAGCGCCGTGAGTAGATGGGTTGGAAACAAAGTCCCAGCATATCAAATCAAAATCATTTTCCACAGCAACCGTTCCATCTTCTCTAATTTGTTTAACCGAACCCATCCCTCTTGAGGATATACCCACGGTACAACCAGCTTTTATTATTTCTTGTAATATTTTACCTGAAGGTGTGTTTAGTATCTCTACTGAACCTACAACGTCATTTCCAGCCCACTCAACTTTTCTTACGATGTGTGAGGTGTTCTTAAGTTCTACTACTGAAGATTCTGGATGGTCTAATTCACCATATGCTCGGTTTTCTTTGATTTCTCTACCGATATATTTAGTTACTTCACGTTCAAGTATGTTTTTTGGATATACACGACCATTTTGGTTTTTGGCATCAGCTCGTTGTAAAACGCCACTAACCAAAAATCTACCATGTTCAGATTTTGCTTCTGCTAACATAGTAGGTGTTACTTCAAATACCATTGTATCAATCAATAGTTGCTTCATTGTTACTCCCATTGTTTTTTCTTACGGTATAAATCAAAAAATACTCTAGCTAACTCATGACGAATTAACTTTCTGATTTGTTGGATATCCGAAATTTCCAATTCTTCGTTTATTTTATTTTTGTTACATCCACACATATTATGCACTCAATTCTTTTAATTGACGAGCAACTTTTAACATTCTTTCAGAAATTTTTCCAAAACGTTTTTGTGTAGACTTCCAATACTGACCAGTGTGTACACCTGTTTCAGTTTTTAGTTTGGAATTTTGATTTACAATTTTAGTGATTTCCCACATCAATCTGTTAATTTCTTTTATAGATGTATTAACCTTTTGATGAGCTTTCATTGAATCATCGTTCTTGTATTCTTTATATGTAGCCTCTATAATACTTTCTAAATTAGACTCCATTCGTGTTATGGATTCGAAATTAGATTTAGATTTTTTACTTTTCTTATATCCTAATACTTCAATATTGTCAATATTTAAATCATCTTCATCAGTACTCTTTGCAAATGCATTTGGGGTTTTTATTGGGCCTGCTCCCCCATCCATGTTACCAGTTACATTAGCTTCATCAGTAGTATCTTCATCTTCGTCTTGACCAAGTAATACATCTTTCTTTTCCTCTAACTCAACAAATTTCTTATCAAGTTGTTCTAATAAAAATCTTGACATTATTTTCTCCTTAGTTCTTGAAGTAATTGATGATACCTTAATAAAGCAAGTACTTGATTTTCATTAACTACTTTATTTTTAGTTAGCTCACTAATTAAGTTTATAGTTTCATTTAGTTTTATCTGAGTTACTTTGTCAGTAATTTTGAGTTTTTTCAACTCTCTTCTTAACTTAGCTACCTCAGCAACAACAAATTTTCTTAAATTACCTGAGTTATCTATGTTGTTAATATAAGACTTAAGGATTCCCTTTTGGTCTTCAGATAGATTTGAATATTTTGAATTAAAAGAATCAACTAAAAATTTGTAAGCCAATAATCTAATTTCTTTTGGTTCTTTGTTGTATTTTTCGTTTACGTTGTCTTCTTTGATTACTACCTTGTTAGTAGTGATTGCCTCAAAGATAGTACTCTTACAATCTACATAGTCTTTTGGAGACTCAGACTCAGTACTTTCAAATAATTTGTAAGTAGATGCCATTTCTTTGTAATTGTTTACTCTATACTTAAAGAAGTCACCTATATCATATGATTCTTTAATAGATTTAATTACATTGTATTTTTGTCTTCTTAAAATACTCTCATTAAGTTTAGTTCTTTCTTTAAGAACTATGTTTAAAAACTCTTGCGCTTTATATTGAGAGTCAAAGTTTTCTTTAGTTAGTGCTTGATACAAAGCTAATTCTTTTGCTATCTCACTACCCTTTTTGAAATGCTTTTTAATAATCTCAGTTGCGTAGCATTTTTTATCCGACAGCGTATCGGATGCAATTTGTCTAACTAATAGTTCAAACAATATGCCTGTGTTTTTAAATTTGCTATGTTTCAATTTTGCCATTTCTCTACCTTGTTATTAACAACTACCATATAAATATCTAAAAATAAACTAAACCGTGTCATCTCTTAATTGAGATTCATCTAATAAACCACCTTTATCGGTGTTTTTAGTGTCTTCTTTCAAAGATTCAAGTATTACACTTCTTGATTTTCCTTTAACTTTCTTTAAAGATGTTGTTAAAGCTTCTTTTTGTTCATATGCCAGTGGTGAGTTCTTGTACTTGTGATAAGTAGTAGCTCGTTTTCTATCTGTATCTTGACCAAGTGGGTCTCTACCAAATGGATTATCATCTGTTTTGTAGTTACCTGATTCTGGAGGTCTTCCAGCACCATCATGACCACCTTGAGGTGAACCACCCTCTTGTGCAGGTTGGTCACTATCATCACCACTTTGTTGAGATAATGATGCTAAATCATGTGCAGTACCAAATGATTCACCAGTTTTAACTGGGTCATTACCTTCATCTTCTATTTGACTATGTCTGAATCCTAATTTAATATCACTAATGACTTTTCCTTGTTCAAGCTTCCACTCGTCATCACTCATATTAAATATATTCTTATACATCCACTCTTGAGATAACATATTTAAGTCTTTCATATCTGAAACTAATGATACTTTTTCAGACCAAAGATTTGCTTTCTCTTGTTCGTATATGATAGATGGGTTAGTAAGTTCTAATTCAAAGTTTACTAAATCTGCGTTTTCATATCCTTGTGAATACAAGTGTACAACAGCTATTTTAGTTAATTCAGAAAGAACAATTTTTTGAATTCGTTCAACTGTTCTAGCGAAACGAATATCTTGTTGTGCAAGTGTAGCCTTACCTTCAACACCTTCTTCATACCCAATAAAAGCTTTCGGAACTTTCAGAGCAGCCATCATTCTATTTTTTAAATACTCAATATCATCAATACCACCGAATTCCATTCCTTGTAATGAATCAATTTCAGTACCACTTTGACCACCTCTTACAGGTAGATAGTAATCTTCTAACATATTCATTAAGTTAAACTTTAGATTGTAATCGCCAGTATTTTGGTCTAAGTAAGGAACTTTTTTCATTTGGTCAATAATACTTCTCATGTGATTATCAACTTCACCAGGAGGAATATTACCAACATCAATTTTAAAGACTCTCTTTTCAGGCGCTCTCATAATTCTATGAATCATCATAGCATCTTCCATAAGAGTTAATTGCTTCCAAGTCTTTCTAGCACCTTCTAATAGTGAACGACCATAAGGAAGGAAGTTTGTATCTGACATTAATCTAAAGTGTGCCATTTCATAAAACTCAAAGTACTCAGCATTTTTGTTTACACTTGCACCATGTGCAGCCCCCATTGACCCCATTTTGAATCTTACTTCATATGGGTTCTCTGGATTAAAACCTTCTTCACGTTCTACTTCATATGCAGACATTGGTGATGCGTTAACAATACCTACTTGTTCTTCTATATCAAGATGTAAGTAATAATCACCATACTTGTTCATACCCCTAATCCATGACCATAGATTAAACTCAATGTTTAGTACGTCATAGAATAAGTTATGTAATATCTTTTTAATATTCTCGTCATTTGACTTAATACGGATTACATCACCCATATCATTTTTTAGAGTAGTCTCGTCTGAATATATATCTAATACAGATGCGATGATAGAATCCTTATCCATCGCTTCGTAATCTGTATATAATTCTAATTTATTAGAATGATAGTTGAATTGATTGTTATAGGTTTCCCAATGTCTTCGAGTGGTATGTAGTCTACCAAATCTGTCGTAGTAAGATGAGCCTCTTAAGTTACCTTGAGACTGGAGTCGTTGCGTATCAATAGCTTGGGTATTACCCTTACCTACCCTACGAACTACCACTTGCGTGTTAAATAGTTTCTTTAACCTACCAAATAATGATTTATCTGCCATAATTTTATTTTCTAATAATGTGATATAACTCTACAATGTATAAATATACAAAAAAAATAGTTTATATCCAAATTTATAGTAACCAAGTTAAATCGTTATCGTTTCCACGTTGGTCTTTTTGTTTCCATGGGTCACTTCTAAGGTTATGAGACGCATAAGCACCAGGTGAGTTTTTTCTCATATGGGTTAATGTAGTTCTTGTTAAATCCATACCCTGTTGTCTTAATTTTAATGCCGTATCTCTTACCCAAAGTCCTGTTGAGAATGATATCACCAAATCATCATTGTAACCACGTTGGGCTTCAGCTCTACTACCATTCCATATAAAAACAAAGAGTTCATCTATTAAACGTTTTGAACGTACAATAGGTGTTCTCTCTCTCATATAAGTATCTAATTTTGAGATAACCAATGGTCGTGTTCTACTTGTCATTGAGAATCCAGGTACCATATCATCTTTACGTTTTAAATCAAATCCTTTTCGTAAATGAATATCTTCATCAATATAACCAATATCTCTATATGAATAATATAAGTTTTGATAGTTTCGGTCTATAACTTCTTGAATAACTGCCCAACCTATATTAGCGTTTTCTATAACTAATAAGGCGTTGTTCCATTCGGTAGCAACTGAAGTTAAGAATGCCCCATATTGTTTAGTTTCTATTTTACCTTTATATTCGGCAACTTGCTCAACAGTCTCTACATCAAATACATGAAATGCTGAGTAATCCGTAGAATCACCACGAGCAACATCAGCCACTACTACATAACTTTTTGAATAATTAGGGAAGTCCCATAACCAATAATTTCCATCAAATCCTCGTTTTTCAATTGGGTCTTTAACGTGTGTTTCTTCATACCATTGTAGAGTAGAACCCTCAACAACTGTATAACCAGATGAAATGAAGTCACAATCACATTCTTGTGCTGCTCCCTTTTCTCCAAGAAGTTTAGTTTGTTCTTCTCTCCATTGTTGATTTCTATCAGGATGTACTGACCAATGTAGTTCTATTGGATTCCATTGTTCACCAGCTTGTCCTTGTAACCATACTTTATGAAACCAATTACCAACACCATTAGGGGTAGATAGTACAATTGCACCACCACCAGTAGATAATGTAGATTGTGCTGATGTCCAAATTTCTTCTACATTGTCGATAAAGGCAGCCTCATCAATTACTAATAATGATAATGCTTCAGAACGACCAGCATCACCTGCTGCTGATGTAGCTTTTATTTGAGACCCATTTTTAAGTCTAAGAGAAAGTTTATTATCTTCTTCAGTCTGGCCTTTTAGCCACGATGGTAGATTTTGATGCATAAACCTAACTTTGGTAACTAAGTTTTTAGCTACCTCTTGTTTGGTTGCAATTACCAATACGTTCTTGTCTTCGTGAAATAACATTAACCAGAGTGAATATCCGGCTGATAGTGTTGATATACCTAACTGTCGTGATTTAAGTATTACATTGAATCTTTTTTCAGATACAGCCCCCATTAAGTCTTCTTGGAAATCATAAAGATTAAAAAGAATCTTACCACGAGATGGGTGTTGTATATAACAATACTTTCTAAAAAAGTATACGGGGTCTTTAGCACATTTAACGTACTCTTCTCTTACTATTTCTTTAATAGACTTTGACATAGGTTATTTTTTACCGAATTGAAGTCGCCAATAAAGTCTACCTGTAATGATTGGTTCTAAATTCTGATTTACACCAATTCCTAACCCATATACATTATCTTTTTTAGACTTGTAAAGTAAGTCTCCAGATAAAAAGTTTATTTGTGATTTATTTCCACCTATACTAACACCACCAAAGAATTTACTTTGATTTAAATAAATATCATTGGTTATTGTAGTAGTTGGTATTAATATTTGACTATCAAATCGTCTACTAAAGATTTTGTTCTGAGTAATTGTGTCCATAATAACAACATACCCTAAGCTATCTAGCTTAAGGGTATCTTGATAAACATACTTAGAATAATAATCTTTTAATATTGCTAAAGTATCTATTTTGTATTTTTTAAAAACAGTATCAGTAATAGTGTTCGTTCGAATAACAGTCTTAACCTTTGGTACAAAAACCCGCTTTTCAACTTCTAAAGTATCGTATCTTACTTCTACTTTAGTTATTACTTTTTCAATTGGGTCAGATGAGCCAAGCCCACCACAGGTTTTTAATAAGACTAAAATTACTAAAACAAGGATTACTAATGTTTGTATATTGCCTACAAACTTTTTCATAGTAATTCCTTATTAGTTTTTAGATTTACCGTTACCTCTACCAGAACCTGATGATTTTCTTCCACGTCCTTTACCTGAACCTGATGAAGCTTTTCTTCCACGTCCTTTGCCAGAACCTGATGAAGCTTTTCTTCCACGTCCTTTGCCAGAACCTGATGATGGTTTTCTACCTTTTCTTGATTTACCTTTTACAGCATCAACTACGTCATCTACTTGGTTTACTAATTCTTTAGCTTCTTTTTTAACGTCAGCCAATTCTTCTTTTACTCTTTTAGCTCTACGCTTAACTTCGTTTTTAGTTTTGTTGACTTTTTTCTTAACGTCAGCAATTTTGTCTTCAACTACGTCTGCTACTAAGTCATTGTCTTCGTCTTTAATCTTACCAGTTTTGATAAGGAAGAAGTATACTCCTGCAGCTACTGCTAGTACACCTAAAATAATTAAAATTGTGGTCATAATTTACCTTTTTATTGTTTAACTTTGTTTATGTTCCCATTAGAGGAACTATTTAATAAATATGTGAATAAAATTAATTAATCACTTTTAGTAGTTTGTGTCTGAGTTTCTTCGTTTGATTCGATGATAGAATCATCAGGCACTTTTCTTACACTATCAGTTATAGATTCTAATATATCATACAATGTATCATCATTTAAGCTTGGAATTAGATTTGAAATCGATGAGGTTAGACTTTTAACTAACGCAGTAAATACACTATAATTACCCATTTCAAATACCGACTTACTATTCCATAAATGGAACATACTATTATTAACACCTTCCATTAATTGTGGTAATGGCATATTGTAGTCTTGTGGTTTGAATCCAGCAATATGAGATAATATTGGTAAAAGTGATTTAGAGCTGAAGTTTTCATTTGTTTGCTGTTCTAATAAAATCATAGCTGATAGTAGCCATTGTTCTGATGTTAACTGAGCTCCATTTTTATGTGTATATCTGACCTCATCTTCTGTCAACGTCATTCTACCCTCATTATTTGTTACGAATTCAAAATATCGGTCAAGGTATTTCTGTAAGAATGAAATATCTGTCCATATTGATAATGCTGTATTTACTGGTAGTGAATTTAGAAATCCACTCAACTCAATTTCACTCCATTTAAAATCATCAGAATGTTCTAATTTAGTTGGAAATGGATATGTGGTTGGATTTTCTTGATGTAAAAACACAACAGAGTCGTCTATCATTTGTAATTTTTTATGAAATACAAAATCAGTATCTAAATTAACAAATGGTGTTGTTTGATTTTTCATTACCCATAACTTAGGGGTTGCCCAAAATACTTTATTATTAATATTAGATGGGTATCTGTCTAATACATCAGTATCTATTTTATCGTATAACTTATCTATACCATAACTTTTGTATTCACTAAGTGTTTTAGTGTTTGTGTACAACCACAATGTATCTGAGGGGTTGTGGTGTTTCCAACTGAGTGCGCTTAATACTTGAGTAAGTAAAGATACCTCAGTAATCTTAGTGTCATCATGTGAGATGAACGTATGTATAACTTTCATAACTGTTTTGTTTGTATATAAATATTAAAAATAATTTAATGAATGTAGATTACCATTTTCTACAAGACCAATATCTAGCCTTATGTCTTGGTCCAGGATTATCACAATTGTGTCTAGCTCTAAATGCTTTTCTAGCATCAGGATTATTTTTTCTGATTGACATTGTTTTACCTTTAGCTGAAGACCCACCGTGTCCAAAGTTTACTTTTACAACATTACCCTTTGGATTCTTAACGTATACTTTAAACTTTTTAACATCACCCTGCATTGGCTTACCTAACTTAACATCTCTACCTTGGTATTCTGCTTCGTTAATATCACTTTTGTATTCTTTCATAAAGTTTACAAAGTCTTTAGCTTCTTCAATTGTATCAACATCATATTCTTGTACATACTCGGTAAATAGTATTCTTCCTGAACTATCTTCGAGTGCTACTAAATCATTTGGATGTTTTTTCTTCAATACTCTAAACATAGCTGGTGCTTCATTTGGGTTTTGAATGTGTACTTGGTCAATAACTTTTCCGTTTCTTGATATTACAAGTGAATATGGATTGGGTCTGTTTCTTACAGCTTTCTTTATGTCACCAAGCTTTGCTTCATTTACATCATTATATAAATCAGTTGCCCAATTAATAGTGTCAGAGTTTTTCTTGATTTGCTTTCCATACTCTTTAAAGAATTTCTTTAAAAAGTCATCTAAAGTCTTAGCTTGCTTTGACATCATATTGATATCACTCATCACACCTTCTTTGAGTCCTTCAGGTAATGAGTTGGAGTATTTTTTAGCTCCACTTAGTGATGGGTGTGAACCAATGTGTTTAACTACCTTACCTTTTTTATCTACAATCTGCATAAGAAACTTATCTTCTTTTTCAGGCCTTCTCATACCTTTCATATCTCTATCGATTACTTGAAAGATATTACCACTTTTTAATTTCTTTTCAAAGTGTACTTTAGCTTCGTTAATAGATTCACCAAGTTGGTTATGATATTTCTTATCTATATTTTTTTTGAGAGTTTTCTCATCTTTAAAATATGCAGTTATTAATCCTTTAAATCCTTTTTGTGGTGAAATGTAAAATCCATCTTTTTTATACTCAGATTTTCCTTTAGAATCTTTTGGTTCTTCGCCAACTATAAGTAAAAAGTGTCTACCTTTATCATCTGTGATTGAATACGAATCATTTTCGTTTACTGATTCAGATAATGGATTCATATTTTTATCAGTAATGATATATGCTGTCATCTGTCCACCCATAGAACCACCCCTTTGGAGTTTCTCTACTTCTTTTTGAGCGTCTTTGTATGATTTAAACTCTTTTGGTTTATCGCTAGTTTTTTGCTTTTTTATATCGTAATGTCTAATTAATGCTTTACCCTGCCCTCTACCTAAGTTACGAGTAATGTAATATTTAGCTTCGTTTAATATAGAAGTAAGTTTCATTGAGTTAGATTCTGTGGTTAATCTTTTTTTGTATTTTTTTGCCAGCTTCATCGCTGCTTTTACTATACCTTTAAAATCTTTAGCATCATCATCTGAAACTTTACCAGCATCAAATCCCTCAATACTAACGTAGTATGGTTTATCTTCATCTTCATATTTACCAACATACAGCATCAAATCTTCACCACCATCAAATGCGAAGTTACTATTACCACCATGATATCTAGTATCATCAGGTTCAGAATCAACACCTACACCCACTGCTCTTTCTAAAGCTTTTCTAACAATTTCTTGCTCTTTATCTGTTAGCATTGGTTCTGCTCTTTCATTCAATACAGATTCTTTAATTGATTCCATTAAACCAATTGCAATATCACCAACTTCTCTATCTGCTTTATCAACATACTTTTTATTTACAATAGCGATAGGTAGTTTATCAAGTTTGTACATTGGAATCATTGATGTAGAAAAAGAATACTTAACTTTATGTTTCTTTAATTGATTACCAACATCCATAAATGAACTAGCTTTAGAAACTAAATCTTCGATAACATCTAACATACCATCGTATTTACCTTCGTTTACTGATTCCTTCTTCATAAGTTTGTAAGCCATATGTCCCATCATTACGATACCACTCTTAACAAACTTATCTTTATTAGATTGTTGTTTAAGTGCATCATATACTTGAACCATTAGGTTTGCTGAATTCATATCAACTCTTACCTTCTTACCACTCTTAGTATCTTTAATCATATCGTTTTGTTTATTCTTTACGATTTTTCTTAATTGAGTAATTACTTCAGGTTCTTTAGCTTCGTTTACAAATGATGTTGCGTAAGGATTAGAAATAACTTTTCCTAATTCAGGAGTAAATCCATACTTTTCTTCCATAAATGATTTAACATTATGGTATTCTTCTTTTACAAGCTTTTTTAAATCAGATTTTTTCATAGGATTCCTTTAGCAAGATTTCCAACCACCACCGTTGGCTTTATATTTTTTAGCAGCCCACCCATTAGCATATGCTGATGGGTATACATCAAACTTAGCTTTAGCTTGTGATTTAGCTGAACTCCACTTAGCTGAATCAGTTGGACAATTTTTTTCTTGAAGTTTTTCAACCTCTTCGCCTAATTGTTTGAGTTCTCTAACTGCTCTAAGGTCATTATATCTTTCAACGAGGTTTTCATTTTTTAAATCAGATATTGATTTTCCTTTTTGCCCACCTATCCACATTGATACAAAGAATCCAATTGCATCAAGAATGTCGTGACCATCCCACTTAGCAGCAGCAGCGATATCCATTCCATGGTTTTCTAAATTATCTTCCCATGAGCGATTACCATAATATTTAGCTTTTTTAGCTTTTGGAAAAAGTTTATCTACTTTCTTAGCCGTACTATGAAAGTTTGCATCAGTTAATGCACCTTTTAGTATAAAGGATATTGCGTGATGTCCTTCTGGTGAAGATGCTGACGTTCCTTTGAAATACGCGTCTAAATCTTTTTTAACTTTTTTATTTAATCTTGGATTCATTGTTATGCTCCTGTTTTACTATTTGTAGGTTTTTTACCTTTAGTTTTGTTACCACCTTTTTTGGCGTCACCACTTTTCTTTTGTGCTCTTCGCTTTCTACCAACAAAGGTTTTACGACCATCTGGTCCAAGTTTAGCGGCTTTTTCTTTTGATAAACAGGCCGCATATGCACCACCTTCTTTACCATCACCACACTTACCTAGCTTCTGACCATCACTTCCGTATCTATCCCATCCACCACCTGAGGTTGTTCCTGTTTTACCTTTACCAAACCACTTACGAAGGTCTTCGTTCATAAGGTTTTCTTTAACTAATATTTCATATACATCGGAAATGGTGTACTCCACAGCTAATTCATGTGGGACACCATCATTATGATATACTTCATATATGTCGTTAACAAGTTTACTCATCTTCAGTTTCCAGCTTAGCTATAAAGTTATTTTGAAATAACTCAAATTCGCTATCTATTTTTTCTTCCAACTCCGGCCAAGACATCCCATCCCATTCTTCAAACGAACCATCTTCGTTTATGAACTTAGCTTTCATTGCTGATTTTAAAGCTTCTTTTTCAAGTTTAGCTTGTGTTAACCAAGCCTTACCATTCTGTAACATTTTTGTACTTTCATAAGCCCCATATCCACCATTTAATTTAAGCTCATGTTCCATATTGATTACACAATCGAAACATTTACCATGAATGACCTTCATTTTCTGGTCATTTCTTTTTGGATTAGTACAAGTACAAACTTCTTTATCACAATTTGGGAATGAGTTTAAGTCGTTTCTTAACTCTGAAAGTTTACCAAGTTTAACTTTGTAACCTTTCTTTTGTTCCCAACTATTTCCATCTTCATCTACCCAAGTTTCTCCAACTTCACGTTTGATAAAAGACTTCACCTCACTAAAACCTATTGTTTTTTTAGTTTGGCTTTTATGTGTACCAGCAATCATTTCTGATACTGCTTTTACATTTTTTAATTTTTTTGACATAACTTGATTTTAGTTCTTTATATAAATATACGAAAATTAATAGAAAAGTCCTAATATTTGATTCAATGGGGCAAAGGTACCTGTTAACTTGTATGTATTACCCTTGTAAACAAATACGATTCCCTCATTTGGTACTATTTTATTTCTACCACCAATTGAATTCAATCTTTCCAATTCCATTTTTAATTTTGCTATCTTTTTTTGGTCACCACTTTTTCTGACATCTTTAACAATTTGGTCTAACTTCTTTTGAATATCTCTAAGAGATTTTTCAGGATTTACAGTTAATGCTGATGACATAAATGATAATACTTCGGCACCTACACCTAAGAATATATCTTCAAATGGTCTAATATTTTGTTTTGATATTTTAGCTTGGTCTTGCTTATCGGTTTTTTTAGCCCAGTCTAATACTTTAGAATCAGAAATGTTTTTTTTATCTAATCTAAATCCTTTGTCATAAAATGCCCACCTTTTAACTAATCCCATTTTGGTTTTGTTATCTAATGTAGATGGTGAATTTTTATCAACGTATTGTTCCCACCACGCTTGATGGTAATCTGCAACACCATTAGAATCTTTTAGTTTAAATTCTTTTTGTAATTTTTTAACATCAGATTCAAACTTAGATTTCATTTTACTTAATTCAGTATTCTGAGGTAGTTTTACTACTGGAGGCCCTTGGATTGTATATTTAGATTGAACGTCAGCATTTACTTGCTTAATCATACCAGCGAGTATTTTAGCGTCTGATGTATCTGCTCCGATTGCCACACCCTTTTCATCATATTCCATTGTACCATGAAAAACTAATAGTGGTTGACCATATGGTATTACGTTTACTGACTCCGGCCAGATGACTTCAAGGTTCATAAATTTAGCGCCATCCTTGAATACCTTATTTACTTGTGCATCGGAAAGTTTAGATATGGCTGATTCTAAATCTCTCATTGCGAAATTATACGCATCGGTCAACCCGCCTCTATTAGCAAACTTATCTGCGACACCTTTAATGTCTAATGCGTTAAGTCCTCTATCTTTGAGGTGTCCTTTATTTCTAGCTGCAATTATACCTCTATCCTTACGATATGATATAGCCAAAGCTTGTCCATCTGTTTTTTCTCTTGTAAATTCTAGCTTACCATTTAAAGCATTTGATATGATTGTTTTTAAATCACCAAATGTTAAATTCATTTCTGTATCGAATGGATGATTCATATGCCCATATGCACCACCTTCGGTTAATATATTTTCTTTAAGATTGTTCTTTTTTGTCTTTTGCTTTTCAGTATCAATTGTATTAGTAAGATTTTCGATATCTTTTGGTTCAGCGAATTTAACAAATTCCATACCCAAACGAAGGGCAACTTTCTTAATATGCTTTGCCCATTTTCTATAAGCAGGTCTACCAGTTATATCCTTACCATATCTTTTTTTCTGTCCATCCATAGTGTCACCACTTGGAAAGAATGATACTTGATATCTACCAGGTCCTTTGGGATATGCTGTATCAAATGACTCCATAGCCTCATCACCCATTAGATAACTTACGATGTCCCACCCAAGGTCTCCAATTACATCTTCCATTTCTTTTTGATAAGTTAACATATTACCATAAAAAGCACCAGGCCCATCATCTACTACACCTTTACCACTTGTTGGTGTATGTGAAGTTTCATTGATTACGTTACTTATATTAATTGATTGTAAAAAAGATTCCATTACGGATTCTACTTTTGATAATCTACCTGAAATTAGTTTGAATACTTTAGGGTCAAATTTACCATATACTTTTTTAAAGAATGCTTTTCTTTTTGATTCATCCCCCTTTGACATTCCGTTACGAACATCAGTACCACTTATATTACCAAAAGATGGGGATACATAAACATAACCATTATCGTCATAACCATTATCAACACTTCCCTTTTTGTAAGGTAAGAAATATTTTGATTGACTTTTTAATCTACTTGCATCTTTTTTACCTACAACAGTAATGTATGCAGTTGTTTTTGATGGAAATTTTTCAATTACTTCTTTTGGAGAATATGGGTTTTTAACCTGTACAATCATATTGGATGGTACTTTAAACATCTTTGTCATAATTTCCTTTTTCTCTTTGAAATTAAAAGGATGTCTCGGCCCACCTTGTTTATTGGATGTACCTATGTAAACGTTGGATTTACCAAATTTACTAACAAGGTGGTCGTATACTTTCGCATGACCAATATGAAAAGGTTGAAATCTACCTGAGTAGACTATTACCTCTTTTTTTATATCTTCACTTAATATTGAGTCTATTACCCAATTTGTTAAATCATTTCCCATATCTATAAGTATCTATTTTTAATTAATCACCACTTCCACTAATCAATAATTTCAATCTACTTACCTCTTCAGATAATTCTTGTATTGATTTAATCATTGGTGAAATAAGTTCGTTGTATCTAATACCCCATGGTGCATAGTTTTCTACAATAGTTCCATCTGGCTCCACCTGAGTGGTTGCAGGGTTTATAGTAATTCCTGCAAATTGTTGAGTATTTACTCCAGCACTAGCAAGTGATGAACTTAAATCTTGAGCTATTAAACCATAATGTGTTCTACTACCACTTGTGAGATTTTGAATTTCCCATGAGTTTCTATTTCGAGTTTCTTTCCATTTGAATGAAACTGGATTTAGCGAGTTTACAAAATCTAATCCTAAGTTTGAACCTGTAATTTCTAACTTGTTACGTCTATCAGATGTTTGGATAACACCATTAGTTGCGTGGATATCATCCCATCGCTTTCTCACATTAGAGCCGTTTTCACCTAAATCATATGTATTGTCGAGGGCAGGTGATACATGACCTGTAACACGAAGAGCTCTTTGAAGAGTTGTAGCGTAGGTTTCTGCTAAAAGTGTAACCTGATTTCCTAAAGTCACAGCTCCAGCATTTATTGAAGAAGCTTTCATTCCCTTCACCATACGCATTTCAGAAACTCTTATTTGTGGTGCAACTTCACCCGTACTACCTCCTGAAGAATTAACCTTCCACCAACTTAATTGTATTTTGAAGTGTTTTATTTGAGTTAGCTGTCTATATTCGGGATTAGCGTTTGACCCGCCTGGAGGAACACCAAGGTTAAGTTTTTCAAGAGCGTGTGAAAGTGGTATATCCCATCTGTGTGGAGAACCTGAATATATAGCAGCACGTTGGTCTCGCCAAAGTACAACTCCTTGATTAGAAATATTATTTGCATCTACATCGTCTGGGTCATCGTGTATTATTTCTACCATGGTAGCCATTAACGCACCACCCCAGTTTCCTGTCCATGTGGTGTCAAATTGTAATAATATACAATCATCTTTAAAACGTGTTGTTTCTCCAATGGATAGTGTGTCTGACTTAATTCCTAAGTAATTTCTACCCAAACCATCAGTTCCACCATATCGCGGGAATATAGCATTTGTAATTTGATTAGCAAAGCCGGCACCTTTCATTCGGACTTTCGCTGTGTTATTAACATCGTCATATATATTAAAACTACCAGTGTAGAAACCACCAGAGTGCCAGTAACCTGCTTGATAATCTTCATAATCACCACCTTCAGTCATCATTGTTCTAAACTCTTTTTGAGCAGTCATGTATGACAAATCATCACCAGCGAATCCAGTTATACCACCAATCGGCTTACCACCAGTAGTTATAGAGCTTCCACCCCACTTTGTGAGTCCACCTTTAAATAAAGCTGTGTTTCCTAATGACGCTGAATATTGATTTAAGTATTTGCCAGCAGCTGCTACCTGTGTACCTCTAATTGTGTGCCATTTATTTACAGCAGTAGCAATTATACCTGCCCCACCTCCTGAACTCCCCGTAGCTGCTATTCCGAATTTTTTTATTGAACCAGCACCAGCACCACTACCCATAACGCCATCAAGGTCTGACCCAGTAACCCATGTTTCTACCCAAATTGGCCCATCAGAAGATATCCTATATGGTTGACCTGGATATGATGGTGAGTTACTTGAAAGTTCTCCCGTGTCTCCAGATGGATAATCTAGTAGGAAATTGTAAGAACCACTTTGACCAGCTTGTATAGGTTTACCTAATGCGCGGACATTTCTAAATGTACCAGTTCTAGCTACAATGTCACCATCGATACTCGTATCACCTGAGGAAGACATAAAGAAGTTTGACGAACTTATTTCTATAAGTCCACCTGAACCACTTAGGTATTGTACACCATCTTTTCCAAAGAAAAACTTATCTACTTCTAAAACAGCTTTAGAACCTGTTATTAATAATTCTTTAGCAGTATTATTCCAATATAGATACCCGTCAACTGAACCACTCCCTAAAAAGAAATTACCACTACTATCTAAATATGATGTAAAGTCATCTAATGTAGCGTTAGCGGATGTTAATTGATTGTGAAACCCAAATACATTAGCTGTCATTAGTAATCCAGCTGGAGCGGGCCCCACGCCTGTTAAGTTTTCGTTTGCAAATGTAAAGTCTTGATTATCAACTCCCGGCGAACCTGGTGAACCTGGTGAACCTGGTGAACCTGGCCCACCTGGTGTACCTGGTGTACCTGGTGTACCATCAGTACCATCAGTACCCGGAGTACCATCTGTACCATCTGTTCCATCTGTTCCATCTGAGCCATCATCACCTTGTAAAGCTACTGCGATTGACATAGTTTTAGCAAGTTGTGTACTTGAACTTACAGCCGTTACTACAATTGAGCCGCTGAATGGGGTTGTAGCTCCTGTGATTGTTACTGGGTTAGTACCACTTGTTGTATGATGTGTTGAAGAAGTAACACTAAACGTATAATCACTTGTTACATTATTGATACCTTGATATACAAACATATCAGTACCAGCACCTGCGAATGAGATAATAGCACCTGAGCTACTTAATGGTAATGTGTGTGAATCATTAGTTAAGAAGGCAGATATAGCATCTGAACCATCTGAACCTGGAGTTCCATCACCACCTGGTGTTCCATCGGAACCTGGAGTTCCATCACCACCTGGTGTTCCATCGCCACCTGGTGTTCCATCGCCACCATCTGCTCCACCTTCAACTTTAAATATTTTTACTGCATCGGTTAATCCATCTTTAGTAGCTGAAATAGTGAATGGGAATGCTCCTTTAGTTTGAGCCATACCACCAGTTTGATTATTTCCTGTCCATGTAATACTACCACTTACAATACCCGTACCATTAGATATGTTATTATTATTAAAAGCAAATCCTGTTATTGAAGTACCTTGCGTTGTTGTTATTGATATATCACTACTACCAATAGCACCACTTAAGTTTTGTTGTTGAAAACTAAATATAATATTAAGTGGAGTTGCTGAAGTGTCTGAAGAATCATCAAATGACATTACTTGTGAATCTAAACTACCAATTAATAATTTTGCCGAAGTTCCATCTGAACCATCGTTACCTTGTTGTGATACAGCGAGTGACATTGTTTTTGATATGGAAACGGAAGCACTAGCAGCTGTTAAAACAAGTGAGCCACTAAACGGAGCGTTAGTACTTGTTACTGTTACTGGATTTGTACCACTTGTTGTTATGTAAGATGCTGATGTGTGTGTTATTGTATAATTTGAAGTTCTATCATTTATACCTTCAAATACAAACATTTCAGTTTGTGCGCCACTTAGTGATATCACATTGCCAGTATTATCAACTGGGATTGTATGTGAATCGTTAGATAAGAATCCACTAATTGCGTCAGTACCATTTGTTCCATCAGACCCATCAGACCCATCAGACCCATCGGAACCTGGCGTCCCGTCACCACCACCTTCGACTTTAAATACTTTTATTGAATCGGTTAATCCATCTTTAGTAACAGATATTGTTACAGGTAAAAATCCCTTGGTTTGTTGCATTCCACCTGCGGCTTGCCCACCAACCCACTTCAAACTACCACTAACTATACCAGTCCCACTTGATACATCAGCGTTATCAAAATCAAATCCTGTTACTACTGAACCACCATTTCGTGTAATGGTTACGTCACTACTAGCGATAGTACCACTTAAGTTTTGTTGGTTAATACTGAATATAATATTAGATGGAGTTGCTGAAGTGTCTGAAGAATCATCAAATGCGAATACTTGCGAATCAACACCAATACTTAATAATTTAGCGGATGTACCATCTCCACCATCATCACCTTGACGTGCTACTGATAATGACATAGTTTTAGCAAGTTGTGTACTTGAACTTACAGCCGTTAGTATAACCGAACCACTAAATGGAGTTGTAGCTCCTGTGATTGTTACTGGGTTAGTACCACTTGTTGTTATATGAGCTGATGACGTAACGCTTAATGTATAATTACTTGTTCTATTAGTTACACCCTCGAATACAAGCATTTCACTACTTGCACCTGCAAATGATATAATTTGATTTGAAGAACTTAATGGAAGTGTATGTGAGTCATTAGTTAATAATGCTGTTACTGCGTCTACACCATCTGAACCATCTGAACCATCTGAACCTGGAGTTCCATCTGAACCTGGTGTCCCATCACCACCTGGTGTTCCATCTGAACCAGCAGTACCACCTTCAACTTTAAATATCGTTAATGAGTCACTTAGTGAATCTTTAGCTGCAGTAATTGTTATTGGTAAATTTGATTTTTGTCCTGCGGCTCCACCACTGGTTGTACTATTAGCAAATATAATTGAACCACTTACAATACCCGTACCATTAGATACATTAGCATTATTAAAACTAAAACCAGCGATTGAACCACCACCAGCCCTTGTTACAGTTATATCACTACTACCAATAGTACCACTTAAGTTTTGTTGTTGAAAGCTAAACTCTATTGTGGTTGGTGTTGCTGATGTATCAGCAGTATTATCAAAAGCAAATACTTGTGAATTTAAACTACCAATTAATAATTTAGCAGCAGTACCATCTGAACCATCGTTACCTTGTTTTGCTTTAGCAAGTGACATTGTCTTAACTAACTGAGTACTTGAACTTACAGCAGTTATAGTTAATGAACCGCTATCATGTCCCATGCCTGTAATTGTGAACGTTTTTGTTGATTGTGAAAATGTTACATTAGCACTTCCTGTTCCACTAAATGTATATTCAGATGTTTTATTATTAACACCTTCAAATACTTCCATATCAGTACTACCACCAGTAAAAACTGCAATCGTACCACTTGCATCAGCAGCGAATGTGTGATTTTCGTTTGTTAAGAATGTGGTTACAGCATCAACACCATTTGAACCATCAGAGCCATCAGAGCCATCAGAACCTGGAGTTCCATCTCCACCATCTGAACCACCTTCAACTTTGAATACTTTAACATCATCAGAAAGAGAATCTTTAACTACCTCAATTGTTAGTGGTAAATCTGCTTTATTTGTTAGGTCTGTAAATGAAACACTACCACTCAGTTGACCACTACCACCTGATACAACCCCACCTAATGATGGCGTAGTAATTGTACCACCACCAGCTTTAGTAATTGTAATATTACCAGTACCAACTGCACCACTTAGGTTTTGTTGGGATATAGTAAATACAATAGAGCTTGGAGTAGATGTATTATCTGAAGAGTCGTCAAAAGCAAATACTTGTGAATCTGTTGCTATTGTAAGTATTTTTGCGTTAGAACCATTTAGACCAGCCGTACCTTGTTTAGATTTGGCAAGTGACATGGTTTTAGTAAGTTGAACACTTGAGCTAACAGCCGTTATTGTTAGTGAGCCACTATCATGACCCATTCCAGTAAGGGTAAATGTTTTTCCACTTTGAGTAAATGTTACATTAGCACTTCCTGTTCCACTATATGTGTAAACTGAAGACTTACTTGTTATACCTTCAAATACCTCAATGTCAGTTGAGCCGCCAGCGAAACTAGCAATTGTGCCAGTTGCATCAGCAGCAAAGGTATGAGATTCGTTTGTTAAAAAAGCAGTTACTGCATCTGACCCATCGGAACCTGGCGTTCCATCGCTACCATCGCTACCATCACTACCATCTGAGCCGCCTGTTCCACCCTCTATTTTAAATATTTTTATTGAGTCACTTAAACCATCTTTAGTTACTACGACATCTAATGGTAATTTTGTTTTTGTAGCACTAACAGTTCCACTAAATGTAATACTACCACTAACTTGACCACTTCCATCTGTAACATCTTGTTGTAATGTTGGGTCACTCAGTACATTATTCTGTGCATCGGTAATTGTTAAATCACCCGTACCAATTGTACCACTTAGGTTTTGTTGATTAATGATTAATAAAATATCATTATCAATTGCTGTGTTACTTGAAGCACTTGCAAATGCAAATACTTGAGAGTCTGACGTTAAGGTTAGTACTTGAGCATCAGACCCAGCGAGTCCATCTGTTCCTTGTTTAGATTTAGCAAGTGACATTGTTTTAGCAAGCTGTGTACTTGAACTCACTGCTGTAATTGTTAACGAACCACTATCGTGACTCATTGAACTTATAGTAAACGTATTGGTAGATTGGCTAAAACCAACACCACTACTAGCGGTAGCACTAAAGGAGTATTCTGATGTTGAGTTTGTAACTCCTTCAAATACTTCCATGTCAGTTGAACCACCAGCGAATGATACTATGTTTCCATTACTTAGTGATGCAAATATATGACTTTCATTTGTTAAGAAAGTAGTTACAGCATCCGTACCATCAGAACCCGGCGTTCCATCAGAACCATCAGAACCATCAGAGCCACCTGTTCCACCTTCTACTTTAAAAAGTGTTATGGTATCAGTCAAAGAATCTTTTGTTGCTGATATAGTTACTGGTAAATTACTTTTTGTAGAATTTAAACCACCACTATTTAATGCGCCTGAAAATGTTATACTACCACTTACGATACCACTACCAGCCGATACATTAGTGTTATTAAGACTAAACCCAGTTACGTTTCCACCAGCAGAAGAAATTGTAATATCACTACTATCAATAGTACCACTTAAGTTTTGTTGATTAAATGAGAATATTATATTAGATGGGGTTGATGTATTACTCGAAGCACTAGCAAAGGCAAATACTTGTGAGTTAGCACTTGCTATTAATGATTTAGCGCTACTACCATCTAACCCTGCATTTCCATCAGTACCCGGAGTACCATCTGTACCATCTGTACCATCTGTTCCATCTATACCTTCTTTTGATTTAGCAAGTGACATTGTTTTAACTAATTGAACGCTTGAACTTACAGCCGTTATAGTTAATGAGCCACTATCGTGGGCGAATGATGTTATGCTAAAAGTTTTGGTACTTTGATTAAAACCTACACCAGCTGAACCTGTACCACTAAATGTATATTGTGAAGATTTATTTGTTATACCTTCAAATACCTCAATGTCGGTAGCTCCACCTACAAAACTTGATACTACACCAGTAGCACTTGCGGCAAATGTATGACTCTCGTTTGTTAAGAAAGCAGTTACTGCGTCAGTACCATCGGAACCTGGTGTTCCATCTGACCCGTCTGAACCATCTCCACCTGGTGACCCACCCGTACCACCTTCTACTTTAAATATTGTTGTAGAATCGGTTAATGAATTTTTAGAAACTGAAATTGTTAGTGGTAAATCTGCCTTATTTGTTAAAGATGAGAATGCCACACTACCACTTAATTGGCCGCTACCATTTGAAATAACACCATTGATTGCTGGGGTTGTAAATATACCACCACCAGCTTTAGTAATTGTAATATCAGATTGTGCGACTGCGCCACTTAGGTTTTGTTGAGATACAGTAAATACAATAGAGCTTGGGGTAGATGTATTGTCTGAAGCGCTATCAAATGCGAATACTTGTGAATCTGTTGTAATAGATAATGCTCTAGCCGTATTTGAACCAGTAGCTTCTGCTAATACTGATGCAGTAGCTTCGTTAATAGCATCCTCAACGGATTGTCCACCCGGTGTTCCATTTTCTATTCTAATCTGACCTCTTACAGTTAAAGATGACCCATCCCAAGTTAATTTTTCTCCTAAAGAAAAGTTACTTGCTGAGTCTAAATAGAATCCTGTATTAGTGTTACTATGTACACCCTGTCCGATAAATAATTTACCAGCGTCCATTTTTATTCCACCAATCGAACCTGTGTTTGCTATGATACCACCTTGGAGAAACACATTATCGGTCATTAATCCAAAACCTGGATTTGAGTTACCGAATACATAAGATGAATCTGCTAACCCACTTAAATCACCCAATCTTACTTTTAGAGCTACGTCATATAAACCACTACCTGTTCTTTCAACAATATCGATATATGGAGTTGCCGTATCATTTGGATTGGCGTTCATTTTAATGTAACCAGTATTTAATTTACCAGTAGAAACAATGACTTGGCCATCTTCGTATGCTTGAGCCGCTGAAGATAGGTCACCCACAAAGTCTCCTGAAGAACCACTTCCATAAGCTCTCTGAACGTATATTCTACCATGAGTTTCGTCCTCATTAGAATTATCACCATCTACTGATGCTGATTGTAATAAGATGTATTCTGTTTGGAATCCAGTGTTATCTACTTTTTTAGCTAAAAGTATTTCACCTTGTGAGAATCCACTAGCATTCTTTACAGACATTGTAGTTTCAGTTGATGTGACCGAACCTGTTATTGTTGTTGAGTTAGCTACCCATAATTGTCCACCAACGGCGTTTACCGATTCTTTTTCAAATGTAGTTGTTCTTAATGTACCTCTAATTCGTACATTTTCAAATTCAGCAGTTCCATTTCCTTCAGATGAAATCTTCCATCCTTTTAATCCACTTGCAAAATCTCTGGTTTGTAAAATACCTTGAGGTTTCATTATTAGGTTACCACCTTCAATAGAACCTGTTGTTATATCCCACCCACCTATTGATGCTGATACAAATTTAGCAAAACCACCCGCGTCAATAGAAGATGAAGCATTTGCTTGTGTAGATGGGCTTCCATTAATTACGGCAGGAGTTCGGATATTATCTGTTGTTAAACTACCTAAAATAGTAGCATCAGCGCCAATAGTTAAACTACCAGCTCCACTATTTGCTTTAGGGTCTAAGTGAAATAAAGATGAGCTGATTTCAATGTTACCACCAGAGCCACTCATAAACTGACTGCCAGGTGTACCTATAAAAAACTTCTCAGCCTTTATATCTAATGTACCACTTCCTGATGTTGTGAAGATAAGGTGACTATTATCGTTATCACCAATGAATTGCATACCAACTCCATCAAGTTGGTCAACCCCTACTGCTAAATTTCCACTACCAGAATATATTATGAATCCACCAGGACCTTTTCCCAATGAAGCTGATGTTAGTCCTTCAAATCCTACTGACCGTACGAAACCACTACTCGCACCACCAAGTTCAATACCACTACCTAATGCGTTTGATATAAAAATAGAACCTGTTATCAATGAACCTTTACCACCAATAAATGTATTTGCGGCGGGGAATACTACATCATCTATTAATATAAATGTTTTAGAAATTACCGATTCAGAATTTAAGAATTCTATTTTAATTGTTTTTGGGTCACCAATATGATTTGTTGGGATTAAAACATCATATGTTATATTTTCAGTTCCATTTACAGTTGTTGATGATAATATTTCAAAATCACTTGGAACACCTTTAGATTTTATAGAAGTTTGTATAGTAACAACTTCACCAATAGAAGGTTTCAATGATGGTATTGTAAAACTACCAATTGAATTTAAATTTTCAGTTGTTGAATTTGATGCTGATGAAAAGTATTCAATTTCTGCTGGTATGTCAGCATAATCTGAGTATTTGTAAACGTGGTCTTTACTACCCGTTATTTTATCTTTTATTTTTACAATACTACCATTCGTCAGACCTGTTATACTTGAAGTAAATGATGTTGGTTGTGCGAATGTTGGGCTGTCTTGTAATGGATACAATGTAATGTTAGATAAGTCTAATCTAACTTCTGCCTTACCATTAAGCATTTCACCATTAAATTGACCACTTGATTGAAGTGATACGTCATTTCCAAAGTTAGATGCATTATACTTAACATTAAAACTATCAGTTCTTAATGCCAGTTTAGTATCTATTCCTAATAATAATGGGTCATTACCCGTTACCATTTGGAAGTTAGTAAATGGTCGTAAACTAGCTGAAACAGTAGCTGTTGGTATTTGTGGTGCTTCGAACTCAAGAATAGCTGCCGAAGCGTCTTCAATAACAACTGGTATTTTTGTTGACCATTTTACAATTTTACCTGGTAGGGGTTTATTTTTTAATCGTCTACCAACACCACGTCCTGAACCTGAACCCCTACGTCTTAATAAAGGGGATTCATCATCTAAACTAATATCTCGTGATATATTAGATGGTAAAGCCTTTGACTCATTGTACCCACGACCTCGACCACTTCCACTACTACCACGCGCTGGAACATTACTTTGTACATTATTTTTAGCAGTACCTATAATTGTAATAGTCGCAGTACCTGGTGCTGTATTTTCTTTTGGATTTTCTCTATCGTTATATACCCATATTGTAATTACACGAGACCCATCGGAATATGTCTTATTTGGGATTTCGTAATATATAGGATTTCCAGCCGAATCTAATACTTCAACTTGAATTTGACTATTGGGTTGTAATAAGTTTTTATTAGACCCAACTATTCTCATGGAATTTTTACCATACCCAAGATATGGTGGTAAATCCACAATATTAAAAAAATCAGATGAAGTTGCCGAATCATCAATGATGTCGGGCTTTATCTTATCAAGCTTTTGCTTAAATCGTTTTCTGTACTCTAATGCCATTCATAGACTCCGTAATATGTAACTATAAATATGAAACTTTTGAGAACCCCTTCACTTTACTGATATCTATTATCTGGTCGACCATATCTCGGGTCTTATCGATGTGTGAAATCGTGATAATAAAATCAAATTGTGTCTTAAGGTAATCAAATAATAAATATAGTGAATTAAAGTTATCCGTATCTAATGAACCAAATCCCTCGTCAATGGCGATAAAATTAGGTCTTGGTAGGTTAGATACATTAATTAATGCCGTTCTAATTGCAATTGATGAAATGAACTTCTCCATACCACTTGTTAATTCAAGAGGCCAAAACTCATCAGTTCCATATGCTATATATGAATTAATGTTTTTTCCATCAGTATTTAATAATACTTGAAAATCAACTATTGGTGATAGGATGTTGTTTATTTCTATTTCTAATTTTGGTAGTACTTCAGATATTAATTGGTATGGTATCCCATCTCTTCGTACACATTTTATGTAATATTCATATCCATTATATTTGAGTTCCATACCCTTTAGCTTTTCAATTGACTCGTTTACTTGTTTAATTGAATTTTCAGCTAATTTAATTTCAGAGTTCACGTCTACAATCTCATTGTTCAATGTGGATAGTTTCTCACGAATCATCTCTCGTGTGTCTTTAAAAGATTTTATCTTTTCGTTTAACAACTTATTATGCTCAACTGCTTGTTCTTGCTTTTTAGCTTGTTCAAGTTTTTGTTTTAAATCTTTTATATCTGAATCGTATTCTCTCACTTGAGACATACATTTATCATATACAAACGTAGCACTTACCCAATCCTTCTCTAATAACGTTAGCTCAGAAGATAGTTCTTCATATTCTAATAATTCCTTTTTAACATTAAATGTACGTCTTTCATCTAATAAGGATGTTTTGTCATTTAGCAATTTAGAGTATTGTTTTTGAGATGCTTCAATGTCTCTTTGTAACTCTATTCCTTTTTTAGCAAAAGGAGTGTTTTGATTCTTTACACAATGTTCACATTCATCATCGAATGATAATTGACCAATTCCTTCTAAATGAGATTTGTTGTGAGATATATCCAATTCAAGTGTTTGAAGCTTGGATTGAACTTCGTTAAACTTAGTATCTAATTGTAAAAACTTTTTATTTGTTTCTTTTAAAGCTTTTATATCTAACTCTTTAAGTTTTGTTTCTACATCTGATTTAGATATCTCTATACTTTTTAATTGAGATAAATTAAAGGTACACTCTTTGTCTTGTGTTGTACGAAGGATATTTATATCTTTTAATGAAGATTCCAATTCATCAATATCACCAACATCTTCAGTTGCTTTTAAGTCCCTCATTTGAAATTCAATCTTAGTATTAGTGTTTTCTAATTTAAGATTTAAATCGTCTTTTTTAATATTTAAAGAATCAAGTGAACCTGTTATACTTGTTAGTGTTTGCTCTGCGTCTATTAACTTTGTAGGAAAATCTTGTTTCTTGTAATCCTTTAGTAACGTATTTAGTTCTCTAAATTCTTCACTAGCTATTTGATATAAGTCTTCAAACACATCCATATCTAAAAACTGAGCTAATAATTCTTTTCGTTCCTTTTGGGTTTTTTCTATAAATCCGCTACTATTAGATTGAGTTGACATTGCTGTTAAAACAAAATCTTCATATGTTCCAATATATTCACGAATGTTAGAATTAGTCTCTCTTCTTTGCTCTCCATTAAGAGACTCCTTTTGCCCATCTACCATACGATAGAATTCTACATCAACTTTTACAGTTCCCCTCTTAGGACTCTTCTTAGCGTGTCTCTCGATAAAGTATTGAATATTATTTAATTCAAATTGGAATTTACAATCAAAACCCATCTTAGAATAATTTAAAACATCTTCAGCTCTGATTGTTCTTGAACATTTATCAAACATACAAAATGATAGAGCATCCCAAAGTGTAGACTTACCACTAGCGTTTGGCGCAAATATTCCATAAGCCCCTTTCATATTAGTGAAGTCAATTACATTATTGTTTCCATATGAAAACATATTTGAAAATTCAAAACGTCTTGGAATCCAAGTTGAATTACTAATAACGTTATGTTTACCAAGTTTGTCGTTTAGGTTATTATTAATCTGAGTTACAACACTTAATTGTTCTTGGGTTAAATGGTCGGTCTCTTCTAAGTATTCACTAATAAGTTTATTTTGAAAACCAGTATCTCTTACGTTTTGTAAAATAATTGATTGATGTTCAATATCACGTTTACGAGTAAGTACTTTTTGAACTGTAAGCTCTTGTACTTTACGACCTTTTTTAATATCTACTATTAGCTTATTAAGCTGAGAAGCTTTTGTGTCTTTTACTCGTACTCGTATTCTTGGTTTATTAGGTATGGGGTTATCTGATACTATTTTACCATTCTCGATATCAATAGTAACGTAACCATAATCGTTGTGTATTTGAACAAACTCACTTGTTAAGGTTTCCATATCCCATACTAATATACCATGATTTGGATATTTAGCTTCACCATGATTTTGAACAACGAGAGACCCAGGATACTTTATATGCTCGTTACCCATGACTGGGTTGTTTGGTTTATGAATATCACCTAACAATACTAAATCAAAGTTTGTAAAGTCACCTACTTTAACATTTTGGTTTTGAATAACAAACCCATGCTCTGTTTCTATATTATCGACAGGCCCATGAAACATTCCAATACGACCCTTGTTCTTTTTATATCCAGTAGCTTTAGGGAATCCAACTGTGGTGTCCCATATTGACTTATGTATAAAAGTATAACCACCAATACCAAAACCACCCGTATCTTTTATATAGTGTAGGTTTTTATGTGATAATGCGTTGATGATTGGGCTAAGTGCGTCTAATCTTGATGTATTATTTAAGTTAGCGTCATGGTTACCAGGAATTACAATTGTTGGTAATAAGTCAGCTAATCGAGTAAAGAACTCTTGTGTTAAATCAACTACTTCTGGAGACATATCCGTTTTTGCGTGAACAATATCACCTGCAATGTAAATGATGTCATTTTCCCTCATTGTGGTCAGAATATAACCATAAAGTTGGGAAAAGACCTCACGATACTCAGAGTGTCTTTTTAAATTTCTAATATGTACATCGGCTATATGGTAAATCTTACCAATATTTTCAACACCGACATCAATGTACTTTATTTTTTTCATACGTTAAATAACTGATACTCCATGAGCTTTCTTAAATCAAGCGCTGGTGTATCATAGATTTTATTGTTAATACGTTCATATCCCATTTCGGATGGGTCTTCATCACCTAGGTCAACTAAATGCGTATCTATACCATACGACATAAACTTCTTAGCGAGGCTTAGAGCGTTAGATATAGCATCCGAATCTAATACAATATACAACTTTTTTACGGTATTTCCTATTATTTTCTTTTCTAATTCAGATTGTATAGATTTTCCAAATAAAGGTATGGCATTTCTACGAATAGCAATTGCATCAAATGCCCCTTCACATAATATTAATGGGGTATCCCAATTTACAAGTAAATCGAATCCCACTATATCTTTAGATACCTTTGGATTTTTATGCTTATATTCTGTTTGGTAAAATGACCTTCCTACAAAGAAGTTTAATTTACCCTTATCATTATATGATGGTATAATAATTTTGTCTCTATATTCACCATCCTCACAATATCCAATATTATATTTTACAATATCACTTGGACGAACACCTCGTTTTAGTAAATAATTCATAGCGTGTTTATACTTGAATGATGAGGTTGGTTTGTAAAGTGGTTTAAATTCTTTTGGAAGCTCAACTTGGTCGTTAACTTGGTCGTTACCTTGGTCGTAGCTGTATCTATTGATTCTACTAAATATTGCATTATACTCATCCCAAATTTGTTTGGATACGCGTATCTTTTTAAGTAACCCCTTGATGGTTCTACCCTTTTCATCAGAAATCCAACAATGCCATGGGTTTTGCCCATTAGCTGTAATCCTAATGTTAATCTCTAACTTAGGTTTGTAGTGGTCTACGAATGGTGAATAAAATGCGTAATTATCACCAGACGTTTTCTTGGATATACCAAGAACAGACTCTAACAATTCGAGTAGTCTATCTTCCATATTGTTCTAAATATACAAAAAATATTTCAATTAACCAAAGAATTTCTTAATTGGTTTTTCATCTATCCATTCTTGAGGTATTTCTTTCTTAGCCCATTTAAACCCATTCTTTTCACACCATTGTGCATAAGTGGTTTTAGAACCTTTGTATATTTTACCATTTGGGGATTGTAATACAAACCTTAAATCCATGTCAGGATTTTGTTCTTTAATTAATAAATGCTTCTTTCTGTCTTCTGGTAAGAACCATCCCTTTGATTCTATAAAGATATCATTGGGTAATCTAAAATCAGGTTTGTAAGTATGGTAAGTTGCTGGGATTGTATATGATACTTCGTGTTGTTCATACTCCCCATCAATTCCTTGAGTTTTTAATTGTTCATCAATTCGTGTCTCAAGGCCGGACTTATGTCCTTTTTGTTTTTGGATGTGACTCCAATTGCCTTTTTTATTCATAACTATTCAAAATCTAATCGAACATCTACTGTGACATCAACATCACGTCTTTTCTTTAAGGGCGAACCCAGTTTACCTATAGCGACTAATTCACCACCATCATTGTATAGTCCTACGGATGTAATATATGGTCTAAAATCAGAACCTGTTACAAAGTTCTTCAAAGTATAATCATCTTCAACACCACTTAGTCTTAAGGTGTTATTTTGTGATACATTAAACTCATTTTTTCCAATTTCACATAGTATCGATTGTTGTTCAATTTTTTTTGTAGATTTGTATTTAAATTCAAATGTTCTATCGTGGTCAGCGTAATTCCAATTACCATCACCTAAAAAACAATTTTGATATTTAGGCCTTGGGTCTGTTATTACTATTAACCCCTTTTTATGAAACACATAACCTACATTATTTGTTTGATATGCCGAACCACTTGTTATGTGGTTATTATATAATGACATTCTGTTACCACTCGTTAGTTCTTGGGTGACAATTCTAACTTCATCTAAAGAACCACTTGTTCCATTTTGCGTTTTGGATTGGTCAGTACACATTATATTTAAGTCATACTCATTATCTATTATATCGGTAAGTCTAGTTTCACTACTACCCATTATTTCATTATTTAGATAAAAATTAAGTTGACCACTTGTCTTTTCAGTTGCGGCTGTATGGCTTACCATTACATTATGCCATGATTCATTATTAACTTTAGCCGATGAAGTTGCTATAATACTTGGTAATGCTTTACCACTACTTCTACTGTATGTAAACGCTAGCTTTCCGTTATCAGAACCCGCGGCTTGATTATATACTTCTATTGAGAATGGAAACGCATCAGGTCTTCTTTTGAAATCCAATTGGTCAGCTCTGAATGGTCTATGAGCAGCGTAGTTGTTTACTCGTTGATTCTTTTTATTAATAATAGTATTAGTTATTTTTTCTGTAAATGATTGACTTTGTGGTAGTTTAATCCACATAGAAACTCCCCACGACCTGGATGTTGTAAATGGAGAAAGGTGAGCTGCTGGTATTGTTAATTCAGAATTAGCAGTCATTGTTACACCATAACCACTTGCCGATGTCGGTGTTGGTGATTGTCCTTGTGTATCAATTCCCTTACAAATTTTTAAATTAGAAACTTCTATTGGAGTATTGGAAATGGATTCATCTTTGCTTGCTTTATATAATTTACCAAATACACCACCATTAAATCCTAAGTAAACTCTATTGTTACTTTCATTGATAAAATGTGTAGTATCAATTTCGGTATCATAAATGTAACCAAAGTCATCGTCTTGATATGATGAGCTTAAAAATAAATTACCACCATCAAAAGAATAATCTGTAATTTGTACAGATTTGGGTTTAATACCAAGTCCTATTTTTTGTTGAGGTATCGATATGATTGATGCCGTAGGATATAACGTCTTACCATCTTTCTTAAAACACGTTGAATTTATTGAAGACCATACTACTTGTTGCGGAATTTTATTTAACTCTTCACTTATAGCACCTGAGCCAGTTGCTAGTGTTGAATCGAATGTTACACCTTGGTGTTTAGAAGTAGATACTTCCGTATGTGTTCCATTGGGTGACGTTCCTCGTAGTATAGATATTTCAAATGATGACGAATAATTAGCAGTCGTCACTTCATATGTTTTATGAGCGATAAAGGGATACGTTTGTATACCTTGATTGAATATCCTTTTTAATATAGCCATACTGGTTCATTTTTTAAAAGTCTAATTTAACCTTTACTAATATCTCATTAGAGAATGATTTTAGTATTGGTTTTGATAACTTAGCTATTGCTAACAATTCATTATCATTATTGTAAAGACCTACCGAAGTAATATATGTCTTAGGGTCACCTACAAATGTATTTTGTGCTAATCTACCTTCAGAACCCGAAACATATGTTGGGTTATTACTAAAGTTATACTCAGCGTTCTTAGCTCTAATAAAATAGAATGTTGACTTTATCTCTTCTTCACTTCTAGCTTGGAATCCATTTAGTACACTATCTTCAGCTGAACCACTAATTGCATTAAACAATTTGTTATGGTTTTGTGCGTCTGATACAGTTCGTACTGTTCCTAATGAAGCCGAAGCATCCATAGCAGCTGCACCTAATATGATGATACCATGTTGTGGGTATACTTCACCATATATTTGAGCCGAACTTTGAACACCATTAAGTAGAGAACCACTTACAATGTTGTACTTGGTTTGTCTAGCATTACCTGCTTGGTCTGTGTCTCCACTATCATCAATAAGTCTTAGCATTGGTTTTCCAGCTGAACCTGAGATACATAACTCCCAATTTCCTGGGTCTAATCTATCTTTGATTCGTGCTCTGTTTATAGCTATAGCGTATATGTCATCTTGTGACTCATCAGAAAACTTAAATTTCTTTTGATTTGAAGATAATAAGATTTGTTGCATTTGAGAATATATAGCAGATGAAGGAGAATCTTCGTTTGTTCCTAAAGAACCACTACCAGCGTAGTGACCATATGCAACTGAGAACTGAGGTTCATTTGTTGATACAGTTGGGTCTCCGTTATATATCTCATAGTAATATTGTTTTTGAGTATTTGATTGGTATGATGAAGTATGGAATACAGTTAACTCACCACTATTACCACTCCACAATCCTCTTGTTACTCTTTTAGTTCCACCTTCTACAATGTCTTCAGTTGTAAATGCCGAATAGACTTTACCACTTCCATAATCATATGCTCCAGCTGGAATGATTGGTGTGTCATCTTGTATGACATCATCAACTGCGATATTATCTATTGTAGCGATATCAGCCTTTCGTGGGCCACCACCTGCGGCTACAGTATTACCACCACCTGTAGCTACGACATTACCACCGCCTTGAGTTAATATATTTCGTGGGTCACCTAAGTATGTTGCACCACCACCGCCGCCGTTAAAGTTTACACCTTCACCACCGCCAAACAGATTGCTACCATTTGTATTAAAGTAAGGGTTACCACCGCCATAGTATCCACCACCGCCTCCAGAGCCCATTCCGAATCCGTTTCCAAATCCACCGAAAAAATCATTTATTGCCATGTCTTATTCCTCTTATTGATTTAACTTAGGTGAAACAGTTACATCTACTTCTACACGTCCACCAGTTTCATTACCAATAATTACAATTCTTGTTGTTGTCACTTTGTCAACAGGTAGAGTTGAAGTTGGTATGAATGAAAATGAGTTTAACCCATTAACAGCGATTGCTTTACTTGTAGCGTATGAATTAACATTTATTACAGGACTTACTTTTCCTGGAACACCAGCATTACCTGTTATTGTTCCAACGTCACTATTAAGTAATATAGCAGTGTATCCTAATTGTTCGTTACCACCATTTTTGGTTGTAACATTAATCGGCACCATTATTTCTTCTTCTCTTACTGAGATAGAAGTTTGTGATACAGTTAGGTATGGTAACTTAACTGTTGTTTTTGGTAACGATAGAAGTTTATACTTCATTAAGTAGTTCTCATCGGTAATAGCCTCTAATACTGGCATATTCTCGATTACAATACCATAGTAGTCACTACCTAATGAATGCGCGGGATTCCAAAGGTCATAATCTACCTCATCATCAGCTAATGCGAATTGAGTGATTTGAAATTTGTCCCTACCTTCGGCAAGTAACTCTCTTCCACGCTTAGTAAGTATAGCGTCTACTGTTACAGATGAATTATCTAAAAATCCCATAATTGTTTTCCTCTTTTATACATATAAATATAGTTTTTTTTATTATTTAACCTATTTCTTGTTTTATAGTTTATTTAAGGTAAATTAAAACCCTAAATTACGTGCGTTTCTATTTCGTCTACCCCTTAATCCTCGTTGAACTATATCAGTTGATATACGAGTTTGATTTGGTATTATTTTTGGGTTACTAGCTGCTTTACCACCTCGTATTCCTTTAACCCTTGGGATTGGAAGTGGTTTAGATACTTGGAATGAACTCTCAACGTCTTGTGCTGAATCAACAGCGTCTTCTTTATCTACTTCTTTGATATATGCTACTAAATCTTCAACAGGAACGAGTTTAACAGGTTTGATAGGTTTTGTACCACTACCAGCACCTGAACCTACACTACCATTATCAGATGGAGTATTGTACACTAATACAGTTGGTTCAACTTTAGTTATTTCAATCACAGGCCCACCATCGGGTGTATCTAATGAATCTGTTGTTAATGAATCACTTGATATTTTACAACCATTGTAAAGTAAATTTTCTATATTACCAGCAAGACGTGTGTCTTGTACTCTTGCGAAATGAAACGATGCTGAATTAGCGAATTCGATTCCTAAAGAAGCACTTACTGAATTACTATAAAAGTATTTTGGTTCTAAGTAGTGAGATGACATTCTCGCATTTGTTATATGTGAACCTGTTGGTGAATATTCCCAATACGGGTTTGTATCATCAAAGTATTGACCAGTTGTTATATTTAGTCTTTGTATTTTTTCAAACTTGTAAACAGCTGATGTAAAATTATCTATGTCAATACTTGAGGACAAATGAAGGAATGACCCACTAATACTTTGTACCACAGTAATAGGATTAGCTTTGTACTGATGGTCAGTATGTGATATAGTGTCAGGTCTTTTGTAATTATTTCTTTCAAATACATGAGGTTCAATCAATATACCTTTGTGCCAATCAGCTCTCGCAGGTACAATTTGTTTCATAGAATCAAATATAGACATATCATATCTTGATAACATATCTATGATTAATTGAATACCAGTACGACCAGTATACTTTTGAAAATAGTTTCTAGCTCTAAAGTCTAATATATCATAACCATCGTTATTTCTGACATCAGTATCCCCTACTAAATCATCTATTTCAAAATACCCCTCTGATGCGTATATATCAAAGTTGACAGTATCTGTTGTTGAAAAGTATGTTCCTAATAGGTTTGAATCATTTGGAGCAAAATCATATTGACTCACTTCATTTGATTTATCAAATAGTAATGGGCCTTTTAACGAACCTGATTCAATTCTTACTTTATTGTTAGTAAGGTTTAATGCACCTACTGATGGAATTGTTACATACATCGTATCAACTTCACCCACCAATTGACTCGGACTTCCGTTTGCATATGATGCTGATAAGAAATGACCATAGTCCGAAGTTGATATTTTTTGATTTGGATGTCTTGATATTATAGAACCACTAATTGTGTTAAAAGTACTATCAGGAAATATTCTGTATAATACTTTTTCAAATGAAGTATCTAAATCTAAGTCAGTTGTATTGTCGTCACTAAAATAAGCTTCTCTATTTTTAGCGTGTTCTTGAATTATCTCATTTGATAATGGTTCTGAATAATATCTGACTTCTTGAATACTTGAAGTTGTATTAATTCCATTATTAAATGGAGATTCTAATCTGTTTAAACTACTTGATTGTTGTGTTGAGTTCCAAATAATATTAATATCATGTGATGTTGTTGATGCAGTCGGATTAGCTAGTATATCACCCCAATCGTCTACCCACGCAGAATATAAACTATATCCACCAGAACCAGAGTTTACTGTCACAGCGATATCACGTTGTTTCTTATATGGAACAGTTGGTGTGGTCATAAACGCTGAACTTCCGTTTGTGACTGAGAAATGTCCAGTAGCTAATTGAGAGTTGTAATGCCATCTCAAATCAGAAGTAGCCCCATCCCATTGGTGTAATCTAAATACAGTATGGTTACCTTGTGGCATTTTTCCTATAATTTCAATAGCACCTGGTCGTTTAGATTGTATAGTATCCCATGGGTGTATGGCTGGTTGACCGCCTGATAATTTTAGTTTATATACAAATCTATCGTGTTCGTATACATTTTTAGTATCTGCGATTTTTGGCCCACCATACTCTCTAATTTTAAGAAATGAACTTGGAATACCATATGATGATATCAATGATTTAAATGACCTAGCAGTACCTTTAGATTTATATATACCAGGTAAGTTGTTTAGTAAACGTCTCCACGTTTCTTGTACTATTTCTTTTGTAGGTTTCGTCTCAAGTGAGCCGGAATTAATCCCATCATTAGTACCTGTTTTATTAACACCTAATTCATAATTCCATAAAGCTGCGTCTGAGTATCCGTTGAACAACTTCCAACCAAACCCTTCAGCTACTACATCGACTAATTGATTTGGAAGTCCATCTTTTGGATGTTCTTCTCGTAGGTTTACAGTTGTTAGAGCTTCTATGTAAGTCCATACTATATCAAAATGTTGCCCAAGCATATTAATAAATGTTATATACTCAGAGTTCTTTTCGTCATCTTGTATATTTACAGGAATTAAATTTCGTAATCTTCCAGCGTTTACGGCATCATAGTCTTCAGCTATTTTGTAAGTTTTATTATACCACAACTTACCTTGTGAAGTTGTTGACCCATAGAGCTCATTTGGATTTGTAGAAGCTTTTGGGTATGGTTCTACAATAAACTCAGATGATGAGTGATGTGTATATAGTGAAGCTTGATTACTATAATATAACCAATATTCAAAATCGTCAAATCCACCAATTAATGCGTCTCGTCTATTTTGTGATTGAGATATGTTAGTTAATGCTTCAGAACCACTTACATTATTTAATGTGGAAATTCTTGAATCAAATCTTTCAATTTGTTGTAGTTTATATCTAAAGTTCTTGACTCTCTCAGCTGCTGACGAGAAGTTTACAAAGTTTGAAAAATCTGAATGGTCGGTGTTTAGTTTAATGTTACCTAAAGACCCACTAAAAAACTTGTCTATTACTTGTTGGCTAGTTGGGTATCCTGCGTCTAACAAACTATTCCAACTTTCAAATTCTCCACTACCATTATTGGATGATGCTAATTCGTAGTTAAAGTTTGGTTCAGAAAAATCATTAGCACTACCGATTGTTTCCAATGCATTGAAGACTATTAATTTCTCAACATAAGGTTTTATTAATTCTAATTGAACATCTACTACGTCATTAATTTTAACTGATGAGTCAACTTCCGTATATAACTTTAATATTGCCTCATCTACTGATTGTAATCCATCAGCTTGTGTATTATATGTTAAGCTAAGATTGTCAGTATTAATAACAACAGTACCACCCGTTTCTACTAACCTTGCCGTATCTTGTGGTACATCTGGTGGTAATGATCCAGATGTTAAGAACGGCTCATCATCTTTCTTAATCCAAGACAATGTAGTATTAGAGTTTCTTGTTAGTTTATATCTATCAAAGTTTTGGGTTACAGGATACGCTGTTGCACTTCCCGGATAAACTGTATTGAATGGTCGAGTCGTGTCTACTTCCATAAACGTTGCCCATTTACCAACACCACCATTACCATCTAAGGTTGTAGAAGTTGGTATCCAAACCAAACCTGCTCCATCGTTTGGATAGGGCAGAGTGGCAACAGTAACAGGATTTAACGTTCCAAAGAATGCCATATCTAAGACATTATTTATTTTGTTATTACCTAAGTTTAAAATAAATGGCGTATGATTATCTCTGCCCTCAAAAGAATTACTTGGACTTCCAATATTTTTTCCATTGTATACGTTTCGTAATCCCAAAAATGCATTAGGGGTTACTGAAGCAATTCTAATTTCTTTTTTGTCTGCGGATATCTCTGTTATTCTACCCCTAGCTACTTGATGAACATGATTATATACAATTGAATATGTACCCGATTGAAATCCAGCATATCTAATATCCTTTTCAGGTTGTACTAAAATAGCAGGAGATGTTCCATTTGCTGGAACATTGGTTTTTATTTGATTACCAATACTTGAGTATTGTCTTTGGTCACCAGAATAAACGTGGTACTCCATTGTTGGAATCGTAAGACCCCGTACACCAGTACCAGTTAAATCTTGTGGTTGTAGCTCTAACTCAACTATCCCATTTGATATAGCGGCTAAATCGTCTGCAGACCACGTCTGCCCAAAAGTAGGAGACTTGGAATTAACTTGGTCGGTATTTGTATATCTATCTAAAGGCATTTTTTATATCCAAATGTACTCCAGAATAAATATCCTCTTGTACTCTTTTTTTAGCTTTAGCTATTGTACGATAATCATAACCATCCATTTGATACAATCCACATGGTAATGGTGTAACTCTATATTTGGTTTCATATCTTGTTATAGTCCTTGGCGTATTAATATCTCTTGCTTCGTATTCAGTAAAATTTTTAATTCGTGTAAACTTTTCAGTTTTCTGTATTCGTTGACACTTTTTTCTTATAGCTAAATGCTCTTGATAAAGATTTTGATTTTGCCATTTTATATCTATAAGTAGTTTATTTTGAAATCCTAAAATCATTGCTTTATCTAAAACATCTTTTAAATTAGGATAACTTTTAATCTCACCTCTTAGTATTATATCAATATCATTTGTTTTAATATTAGCACCATACACTTTTTCTGCAAATGAACCTACTAAATAAACTTTATAGTCGTCTAAGTTAGTAGCTTTTTTAAGCTGACCCCACCATGATTTGAATGCCATCATTGTTGGTTCATTCCATGGGGTTCGAGTTTCTATGTTACCTGCTCTAAAATAAAACATATATTCCTTTAATCTGAGTAATAGTCATCTGAGTAATAGTTTCCACCACCACCACCACCAATGGAGTTTGAACCACCAGTAACACCCGATAGGTTACCTACTCCACCACCACTTGTGTTTCCAGCTGGTTGATTAGCTTGTGCATTATTAAGGTTAGCCATATTATTATCAATGTAACCTGGTGGCACCATTGATGTGGTTTCTGTTTGACCTTCTACATAACCCCATCCAGCTGTTGTAGCTAAGTCTCTTGGGATTTGTGAATAAGTTCCTGTATTAATTCCGGCTGGAACACTTGGGTATACAAATGACAATTTCTTGATAACTGTATCTATATTATTTCTAAACGTTTGGTCATCATATCGTGTAGCTTTTGTTGATGGAGTACCTTCTATTGGTAGTACAGGCAACTGTCCATATGTTGGTGTTGCAAGGTCTGAACTATTTGGAACTATCTCATATGATATTATCTGACCTCTAACGTTTCGCTCAATAGGACGTGACACCTGTGGGTTTTCTCCACTTGGTGCTTGTAATGGAGTTCCTGAATCTACGTTAACTGGTGTAGATGTTTGATTTGTTGTAGGTGCCATTGCCATATTATCTTACCACTTTAAAATAAAAATTATCATCATAGTATCGTGTTGTACCACCTTGGTCTACTCTAAAACAAAACTTATAGAATCTTTCAGGTTGTAATCCATTAAACCAAAAGTTAAAGTAATTACCACTTGAATCACAACTTAACTTTGTATAGCTTGTATCAAATGGAATAATAACTTGGTCTGTATCGGCGTCAACTATCGAGTAATATGATGTGGTTGGTAAATACTTTATAGACTTTAATGGGTTTGACGCAAAACTTCTACTTGGATATCGTTCTCTACCAAATACTCGTATCTTACCTTTTGATTTTTCTTTATATTCGGTTTGTAGGTTTTTAACATAAACTACTATATCGTCTGAAACTAATGATGATAGTGACCCCGTAACAAAAGAAGAATCATCCCATCGTGTTTCTAAAACAGGTGGATATATTGTATGCGTGTCTGATGAAAAGAATTTGATTGTACCAAACTTTGTTGGAGAACTCTCATCTACATTTTTCTTTTTGATTATGAACCCATTGTTATTACGAGTTCCATCAATCCACTCTGTAACATATTGTGTTACATTGGTGTCAAAACTTTCTGTGTATTTATCAAATGATTGGGTGTAGTGTAATCCGCTAAATGATGACGTGAACCATGTACCCCCACCTTCGGTTACAGACCAACGTGCGTCATAAAATACATCGGCGTATAACGATGAGGTTGTATCGACATTAAATGAGATTAAATTAAAGTTGTCCAATGACCCACTAGCCGAATAACTACCACTAGCGAAGAATGTCCATCTAAACAAATAATCTCCATTTTGACGTGCATTAAATGAAATTGATGGAGATAGGCTTGATGTTATATTTTTAACATATCCAGTTAAGTCATTTGTGTCAACCACACGACCATCAGGATCAATAATATCAAATTCAATTCCTTGTGCAGTTCCATCAGCGTATGTTGTTTTATAGTTACCAGAATCTAAATCGAAACTAGCAGTATACCCAGCGTCAGCTTGTAAATAGTATTTTCTATTAAGAGTTGCTCCGCCAAATCCGTTTGCGTTTAATTGCATTTTACTATTACTAATGACAGCAGACCCAGTAGTTTGTGGATTTCCAGCATCACCCGTAATTGGTTGGTTTAAGGTGTAAGTAGTAGGTAGTGTATCTGACTCAACATTAAATTGGTCTAAGATTAATGTACCAGGAGGTGTTGTTGCAAATAATAAGAAGTTGTCAATATTACCCGATGAACCATCAGCTCCGTTAGTATCAAAGAATGTATATTGTATTTTATACTGACCGGCCATACTTGATGTAAATCCAAGTTTGTAAGTTCCAGTAGCTGATATTGATTCCTTGTATCCTACAATTTCATCATTTAATCGTGAACCGCTTGGGTCGATTACATTAAAATCTACACCTGATAATGTGTCTCTATTAAAATCAAAATGAATATTATATATTTTAGCATCGTCCAATGATGCTGACAAGTTTGCCGTTCCACCACTAAAATTAGATGATGATAATACTAACTTACCATCTATTGCTTGTACAGATGGTACTTCACCTAATGTACCATTGATAGCTTCAACTAATGTAAATCCACCAGTATTACCAACGAAATCATAATATGCTTCTAATGCGCCAACTGTTGCAGCGTCAAGTGGTTTGTCCACTGTTGAATTTGCTGTATCCCAACTTGAACCACTTAGTCGTTGTGTCCAAGTAACACTTTGGTCTTTTAATGGATAGTCTATTTTTCCAATACCCTCTTCCCAAGATTCTTTTAATGGAAACGTATATAGAGTGTAGTCCGATTGTATTTCTCTACTCTCAATGTTTTCTAATCTAAGTCTATATTGTGGTGATGTTATTGTACCAGCATCCACAAGACTCTTTAACTCGTTTAAATTAAATTGAATTAAAGCTCGTGAGTTACCTAATAGGGTAGTGTTATCTGTGTCGTAAAACTTTCCGACTTCAAGAATTTCATCTTTACCTGTGTTTTGAGACTTACGAACATTGTCTTCGTATATTGTAGCGTCTTTTTGTGGATATATTCTATAAATCATGTTTTACCTCTAAAATAACGGAACTACTCTACCACGAATATCAATATCAGGAAATTTAATTTCAAATACCGATGGGTCTTTAGGTGGGTATACAATACCCTTCTTTGTAGCGTTCTTAATGTTATACTTTCGTGGTGAATATTGACCACCATCTTTATTTATTATTTGTAAACCACCCTCACCTAAAGCGTTCGGTCTAACCACACTCTGAACACCGTCAACTTCATCTAACATTACATAAAGGTCAGATAACAGAATGGGTTGGTTGATTCCAATTTTGTCTACTGCAAAATAATTTTTTAATTTAGCTATACAATTTAAAAGAACTTCGTTAGCGTTAAAGTTTGGTTTAACTACAAGTTCGAAATCAATAGCAATATTTACTATATATGCATTCTTTATATTGATAGCATCTGTTAGGATTCTATAAAAAGACATATAGTTTAATAAGTTTGTTTTAGTTGCGTTGTTTATTAAAGCAAGTTTCTTGTTAGAATCGTATCCTAATACATAAAAGTTTATAGCTAATGGATTTGAAACAGATGTATCTGTAAATACCCCATCATCTAATAATGTTTGGATTTGAAAATCTGGCGCCACAAATGCTTTTGATATAGAACCAAATTGAGGTGGCATAGCGTAAGCTCTTACTACATAATCTTCTCGTGTTACTGCTCTTGCCTGAGCTCCAAAATATGCTTTAGCATTTTCTCTTACCTCATCCATGGTCTCTTCAAACTTACCACCCATTGCTGGTACTTCATTTGATACTGCTATTGACTTTTTAGCTTCTTTAAATAAGTCACCATCTAATCCTATATCTGTTGTTTCGATAACTACATTAGCTAACTTATTCAAATCTTGTGCAACAACATTATCAATAACACCCTTACTAATTCTATACGTTACACTTAATGTAGTGTTTGCTGGAGCGACTCCATAGGTTTTTGAATACAAAAAGTTTGATGGGTCAAGTCCTTGATTTAAGTTACCAGTTGCATTGTACAATGATGACCCAACGTTATCTGGATTTGGAAGTAACTCTTCATCAGCATTTGATGATACACCTGCTCCAAATTGAATTTCAATCTCCCCCTCGTCTGTTACACGAGTTATATATCGTTTAGGAACTTTTTTTAATTTTAATAAAGCTGGAGTTTCACTTGCAAATGCTGAATGCTTTAATGAGTACTCTGATGTGTTAGGTGATTCTTCAAATACAGTATCTTGCCCAAGGTAATCTACCTTAGTCCACTCATCACCCTCAGAATCCATTATTTTAATTACGTCAATTAAACCATCTTCATCTTTTAATCGTATCTTATCATATATCTTAGGAGAACCGAATGTATATGTTTTAACCTTCTCTTTACCACTTGTAGCTTGTACATATTTTTTCAAAAGAAATTTTACTGGTAGATTTGTATTGTCATCTATTTGATAAACGGATACTTCCGTTGGGTCGAATGATGATGAATAATTAAATCTAACTTTTTGATTTGTAGTAAATGCAATATCACCATCAGATTCTGCGGTGACTTTAGCTCCTTCTTGAAGAGTAAGTGCGTATCTAAAATCAGGCGATACATTAACACCAGTACCAATAGCTGGAACTAATTGGTACATACTTAACTTAGAAGTTGCTGGCACATTAAGTTTAGGTTTATATCCTAAAGATTGTGCGATTGCAAATACGTTCTTTTTTTCTTGTGCTTGTTCTAATAGAGACTCTCTTAACTGAACATCCGTATAGTACGAAAGTACATCACCTACATATGATGCGATTTCCATCATCATCATACCAGGAGAAGCCTCGTTGAAGTCATTGTAAGTTTGAGGGAAATAGTTTTTTGTGAAGTCTATAAGATTAGTTCTTATACTTCCAAAATCTCTACCTATTAAACTAACATCTTTTTTAATTTTATCTGCCATATCCTATTACCCTATGCTATTGATAGACCACCTTGTTCATCTACATTTAATATAATTATGTTATTTGCTCCACTTTCTCCAACAGAAAATGTAAAAGAAATATTAACTCTATTACTATCCGCTAAGTTTTCTACTACTATTTCAGTCATATTAATATATGGTAGCCAGAATTTAATATCTTCCGATACAGTATCTTTTAGATTATCTAATAGCTCTTGAGTTATATTTTCAAATAAGAATGATGGAATATCTGTTCCAAATAATGGTTGTAGTGGTCGTTCTCCTTTACGCGTTAATAGTAAATTTTTTAAATTAGATAAAGCTTGGTCTTGTGTTGTGTAAGTGCTAGCGAATATTGGAGTACCCCCTAATGGGAATGGTATTCCAACTGCCACATTCTTTTGTAAATCTAAAGGATTTATCTTTTGTGATACTCTAGCTTTTGCCATTACAATAACCCTGATTTCTTTTTATTAATAGCTTTCATTAGCCCTGAGTAATCTCGTGTTAATGCATCTGCTACACCAGAGTCAACGACTTTCTGCATATCAGTTGTTCGTCCATCTGAATCTGTTTGTGGTATCATGGATGTATTTACTTGACCATTACCACCAAATGCTTGAGCCATATCAGCCCCAAACATACCATTTGGTGTACCACTCATATTTCTCCATTGACCATCATTAGCGGTTTCATTTAATAAATCAGAAAACTTGTTCTCTTTGAACATTGCTGTGTTTGGTTTACTTTTAGTTTTTCGACTAATCGCTTGCTTTGGAGTATTAGCTTCTTTTAAAAGAGATTCCTTAATAGCCATTGTCTGTTTAGCTACTTGCTTTTTTACCTCTTCTTTAATTAACAATTTGATTGCTTTTACAAATTTGTTTGTGTCCATAGTAATAAATAGTTTAAATTATTTTTATTGTTTCATTAAGCCCAATTCAGTCGTTATTTTTGCAATACGAGCTGTTATTGCGGCTGTTTGTCCTTTGAGTGTAGCACCTGCGCCAGCAAGTGGGGCATTTACCCCTACAATAGTGTTTGGAGTTGTAGAAATGTTTCCAATTGCTCCAGCTTGCGCAAAACTACTCACAGCACTTGTTAACTCATTTAACTCATTTTTGATTTCTTCGATTTGAGTAAACATATTATCCATAGCAGCTTTCCATGTTGGAGTTGATATATTTACATCACCACTACCAATGATAGCTACACTATCTGTTTTAGCATTAAGTACAATCCTATCACTATTAGCTACAATCTGATTACCAGTGTAGACTGCTGTTGGTATAATCCCCCTAGCTCCAGCTACATCATGTGCTGAGTCAAGGGATATTTTATGTCCCGATGTAAGGTATATTGACGTGTCGTCATCATTTACATCTTCGATTGTGAATGTGTTCCAACCATCTGCTTTTTGAGTATTTCTTAAAATTGTGATTGGGTTTGCTGGTGGGCCTGACCAAGTAGGTTCTTTAGATGTTTGTGCTCCTGATGGTGTATATCCTAATCTTATCGATTGACCGAATCTACCTTCAAGTAAAACATCACCACTAAATGGTTGAAGTTGTGATAGGTCAGCTACTTCTTCAAATCCAAAATCAAAAGCAAAATCAGAAGAACCACCACCCGATGGATTCCCTGCTGCAGCTGCTTCGTAACTACCACCGTCTGTACCAGATGATAACCCAAGTGAAGATTTAGGAAGTACGTTGTGATTTATGTTTCGTTGTAAAGATACCGAAGTTGTATAGTAGTATCTTGAAGTTCTTGATAATGAACTAGCGTCTGGTCCGGGATGTTTTAGAATATGAATCATTTCACCTATAACAGGAACACGTTGAATATTCGTGTCCATTGGCCATGCTACAACTTCACTAAAAGCGTTTCCACCATTATTGATTTCTACTATTATGGAGTGTAGAAAATCAGATTCGGAGTCATTAAGTTTAACTTGTTTAACAGTACCTACCATTACTCGTCTCCACTTTCTTCTTTAGGTAAATCTTTTTCTACTTCATCGATAGCGTCCATTAGTTGGCGCTTTTCGTCTTCTGATAACATAAACCCACCATCGTCTGATGAGTTATTGTCTTTCATCATTCTTTGAACAATAGCCGCTAGTTTTACTAATGCGTCATCATTCCTAACTGATATGTCAAGATATTCCTTTATTAATGGAACAACTACTGATGCATCATTTAGATTCTTGACCATTGGTTCAAGTTGTGCAATCAGTAGTTTAATTTGTCTATCTTTCTTTTTTTGATTGGAGTATATATCCCCCATCAAGTCAGCAAAAGACTTTCCTTTAAATATTTCATCGTCTTTGGTCATTGAATTCCTCAATTCTATGGTTTAGATTTTGTAAACCACCATTTAAATAATCGATATATAATTCTTTATATAAGTATTTTAATTTTCCAATTACTTTTGTTATATATTGTGTTTGTACGCCGGTTCTTTCTCTAATAAGTATGTAGAGTGCCTTTTTGTTGTACGAATAAAGGTCGTGTCGTGTTCTAAATAACTCATTAATAGAGTCAGCAATTTTTTGGTCTCGTTCTTTTGTAAACAATTTAAATAGATTAGCATCTATATATCTTACATAGAAATCAAAAAAGTCAGATACCGATTCTCTCATTTCTTTATCAAATACTTCATTCGTTATATTTCTTGAAGTATCAATCGCTTCTACCTTATCTTTTTGCTTCATACGTTGGTAGTTCTGATTGTTTTCATTGAAGAGGTAGTTTCTAGCTACAACTGTAAAGTAGGAAAATGCTCTACCATTTTCTCCATTGAATTTAGTTATCTTTTGATTTAGAAAAGCTACTACGTTTGCCTTTACGTCATCGTAAGGAACATCGAAGTAATACGTTTTGTAAGTATGTATTACATTTTCAGACAACTTATCGAATGGGTAGTGAATAAATCTATTGTAGATTTTATTCTTTAACTTCATATCATCAGAACCATTATATGCGTTTATAGCTATTTCTGTGATTTTTGTAAAATACCTCTTACTTCGTTTCCTTCGCTTCTTGGCCATAATATTTTTCTAAGTCTTCTATTATTTCATACATCTGCTTAAATATAGTCCCAGTCTCATCGTCAGCTTCAAATGCTCCTTTGGTATCTAAGTCTTTTAACTTTTCCATCGACTTATCAATCTTTTGAGCGATTGTCGATATTGTGTTTTCCTGCTCTTCAACAACATCCTCAGTAGCTTCGTTCTTACGGAGTAAATTCCATGTTGTAAAAATGAATACTAATGATACAATTGTATTGAGTATAATAATTGTTGTTATCATATTAATCTTCTACTATGTCTTTAAATGCATCAAATACATTTACAGACGTTTTTGTTTGTTTAGAAAACGTATCGCTTAACTTACCTTTAGCTGACGGTCTACCATTGGGGTTTCGAGTTGATTTAACTTTACTACCTTGTGTTTCCCATCTTTTGTTTTCATAAATAGCAGCCATCTGGTCTGCAGTGTGCATGATGAATGGTAATGAGGTTTTTAATCTGTCATCGTTATTGTACTTAATGTAATATTGTTTATTACCTTCGTCATATAACCCATCAGTTAATCTCATACCTATCATTTCCACTTCGGTATACTTTACACCAAAATGATTTAGGTTGAACATAGTTCGGTCATTGGTATTCATCCAATGAATATCAGGACTTGTTTTATATATCTTTCCTTGATTCTTAACATGCCACTCAGAATCATTCTTTATATAATAGTCTTTGTCAGCAGTACCTAACTTACCTAAGTCATGGTGAAGTGCTGTAAACAACAAGGTCTCTCTGTCAATGTCTTCCATTATCATTCCAAGGTCTTTCCATAGGTCGTATACCTTTAGTGAGTTTCTACACACTCTAAGTACATGGTCTACATATCCACCTGGAAATGCATTATGATAATGTTCAACTGATGATGCTGGTGTGTAAATCATTCTCTCTTCATAATGGTCATACATTTTGTTAAGAGATTCCAACCTTTCACCAGTAAAGGTTTGGTTGATTAACTTTCTGAACTTTTGGTAGTTTTCTACAAGTTCTTCTGCTGTAAAGAAATTTGTCATTTTATATTATTTAAATTATTACGTCTACTATTCCTAACTCCTTAGCTCGTTCAGATGACATAAAGAAATCTGATGATGATATGTTTTCCCAATATGCTTTATCTTCGTTAGAATATTTAGCCATTAATTCATTACAATCGCTTTCTAATTCTTCGCTAAATTTAGCATTAGATTTTACATCATTTAATTTACCAACAACAACTGTTGATAATTGGTGAACCATAATCTTAGAATGTTTTGATATCATTCGATTACCAGTTCCACAAGTAAGTAGTAATGCAGCTGCAGACATGGCTGCTCCCCTAACTATAATATTAAAAGTTATACCTTGTGCTTTCATTGTATCCATAAAGTCAATTAAAGCCAAAGTTTCTATTACATCTCCTCCTGGAGAATTTAATAGAATATTGAACACCTTAACATCTTCGTTAAGTTTCATTAACAATCGTGTTTTAGCAACGACATCGAATGTCATTCCTGATTGTATTTCACCTTCAATAATAATTACATTATCTTTAGTATCAATACCATAGTCGAATTCTCTGAAATACTTTCTGTTTGGGTCTGTCATTCCTTGCTCTTCTTTATTATAGGAAACCGATATACTATCATCTAAATAGGTGTTCGATTCATTTCCGTATAGTTCGTCCATAATTCTATTATTAAAGTTATACTAATATACAACATTTGTATGAGAATACCAAATGTTTTTGTTTATTTTTTAGAAGTGTCAGCGTAGTTGTGTTTTGAGTTACGTTTTATGGATTCACCATAAAGTTCTTTAGTGTCTAAGGTTTCAACTTTTTCATTAGGAACAAACCTTACTTCTTCTTTTTGAGGTTGTTCTTTTTCCACCTCTTTTTCACTATCTCCGCCCGTTTTTTCATCAGCATTAAACTGCTCGTTAAAATCTTGCATCTCTTCTTCAGTCCACATACCATCATCTATAATATCTAAAACCTTCTCACTATCATCAATATCTTCAGCTTCTTTATTTTTTTTATCGTTTCCTAATAACTTATTTAATGCTATTACCATAGCTATCGCTAATGGGTCAAACACAAAGACAATTAGTAATGTAAACCAATTTACAATTACATTCATAGCTTTACCAGTTATTTCAGACATATATCTAAGAGGCCCAATTTCAGCGGCTATCTCATTATTAGATTCTAAATCTAATATTTGTAAGTCAAGCCTTGTAATTGAATCTGTAACTGATTCTATCTTTATACTAATATCATTTCGTGATTGTACAGCCAAGTCTAACTCTTTTGTTAATAACCTTCGAGTTGAGGATGATTGTGTCGTAATTATATTACCAAGCGTGTCTTTATATTGTATCTTATTATTAGTTATACCATTCCTTAAATCACCAATCGATGTACTTAGGCTGGATTTCTCATTCATAAAATAATTTAATTGTTCATTAAACCTATTCTTTTTTAGTTCAATTACATTTATCTGTTTATCCATAACACCAAGTTGGTCAGCTGTTTTTTGATAAGCAGCAGTTAGGAATCCATAGATACCAGCTGATGTGATTATCATTAATACACCTACTGCTAAGGTAAGATACCACTTCATCCACCCAGCTTTATTCCAATGGTTATGTAGGTATGATGCTATTATTAATTTAGAGAACTCTAAAGCAGCCGCCATAATTATTACTTCTGTTTTTGCTCCAGCAAATAAAGAGCTAAGCCCAAAGACCGAATAGTATGCTGCTGAACCAGCCAACGCAAGTGTACTGAGTATCATCAGTAATATGAATATATTTGACCTGTTAAATATTTTTTTCATGTTTTTGTACCAAAATTGATTTTATTAACTTTTAGTTTTGTACTTATATCTACACAACCTAAGTTGCTAAGCTTAATAACTTAGTAATTATCTAAGATAATCACAAGTATAAATATAGATTATTAAATTAATTAATAAATAATAACAAGCTTTCCCCATACTATGCCCTATTGGTGTCTACCAAAATTGGAAAGATAATTTAAGACTGTCAACTCTTTTTCCTTAGCTTCTACTACAATGTCAATATCATGACCATATGTATTTATTTCTGAGTAGATGTAATCCGAGTGAGCTTGTGGTTTTGCAGTCTCATCTTCAAGTGTTCTTGATTCAGAATAATGTACAACAGGTTTTATATCACCCCACGTTGACATAGCTAACTCTAATGCTTCTTGTTCTGACATACCACCAGTGTTAAAGGTGTGGTGATGATAATCAAATACAATAGGAATACCAATACGTTCATGTATGTACATTAAATCTTTTACTGAGTACATAGAACCTTTATCATCATTCTCTACTGTAAGACGTGTCTGAACTGATTCAGGTAATCTCTCAAAGTTCTTACAGAACCTATCCATAGCAGATATCTTATCACCATACACGCCATTACAATGTATATTTATTTTATTGTAAGGAGTACGAGACAATCCCATGAGGTCAAATGTCTCACCATGTATAGTTAAGTCTTTGATTGTGTTATCCACAACTCGGTCAGTTGGTGATACCAATACGTTAAATGGGCCAGGATGTGATGTTACACGTTGACCATACTTTTCAGCTAATCTACCAGCGCCATTTAGTAATATAGCGAACTTACGATAATCAGGCATATCTGTTAACTTGAACTCACTAGCCCAAGGTATTAGATTAGAGCTCATACGGAACAGATTAAACCCATTCTTATGATTCCATTTGATTATTTCGATAAGGTCTCTAGCGTTCTCTAAAGCAAGTCCAGATGACTTTGATATACCTTCTTTTAGAAAGGTTCGTTTAATCATACTACGATTTGTAGTAATCTTTGGTTTTTGTTTACCTAACGTTTGATTGATACAAGCGTATCCTAAATTTACCATACAGTTTTCATTTATTAATTATTATACTACTAATATAACAAAAAAAGGGGACTTATACAAGCCCCCTATGTTAAATAATTGTTAAATTTCTTGCCACTCTACATCCGTAACTTCTTCAAGGAAATAGAAAAACCCATCGCTTCCCTTCAGTACAGTGTCGCAGTTCAAATAAGACTTCCACGTTTCTACAATCGGACGCCGGTCGGAATGTATTTTACGCTTGATTAAATATAACTTGTTGTTGTGTTGTAATTTGGGATATCTAAACCACGAATACGCTGACATTTAACTTATTTAACTGTTACCTTAATGTTTTTTGCTTTCCTATCTTCATATTTAGGAATTGTAATATTAAGTAATCCATCTTTAGCTATTGCATTTGTAGCAGATAAGTCAAACGACTCGTGAATTTTATATTTCTTTTCAAGTTTACGAGAATCTTTCTCAGCTTTAATTGTTAATAACCTATCTTCAACGTTAACTTCAATATCTTTATTGGATAATCCAGGTACTTCTAACTCCATAGTTAGTATATCATCTTTAATATACGAACTTGTATCTGAAATACTCTTACCATTATCAACATCCCAGTTTAACATACTTGATATAACGTGGTCAAAATTTGTGTAAATCATAATTTTCCTCTTTTTAAAATTTATTTCTTTACGTTATATACTACCAATATTGTTCCAATGGTGATTTCACTATCATAACCTGACAATGTGTCACAATGTACTGACAAAATGTTAGTTTGATGAGATAGGACTACCTTTATCTATGAGTTGATATACACTTGCTGTACCTTTATCGTGTTGATGAAGTAACATATACCCATCCATAATAAACATTCTAAGTGTACGTTCTTTAATACCTTTATCTATACAATTGATAATAAAGTGTGAGTCTGTTAGAATTACATCAACCTTTAAAGGACTAACATCATCTTGTGATTCTTCGTCATTCTCATAGTCCCATATGTCCCCACCTTCATCCTGAGATTGTTCATCTTCCCAATCGTCAGCAAACTCTTCGGAATGGAATAACCAATCATATAAGTAATAGACTTTTTCGTCATCTGCCAACTCCATAAAGAAGTTATATTCTGCTTTATCCCATTGTAGTGTCATATCCATCCTCTTTAATATAAATAGTTAAGGACGAGCTTTCCACACTCCATTTAAATAAAGTATTCCTTCTTTGGTTATAGCAGTAAGCTTATTTTCCATAACAAAATCAGAAAATATATCTAATGTGTTATGTATAGCTTCAGATGTATACACACGTTTAATTTGTCCGATTCTAATTAACATAGCTTGAGCATATAATTCATCTACTGGTGTTTCCGAATTAAGAAGTTCATGTATCTTACCCTTAGCTATTGTATAATATGGGTCTTTCTTTTCTACAATAATATCTCGTATCGATGCTATGTAGACTTCCAAATCCGTTTTACTTAGATTATCAGCGTCTTCTAATAAGGAGAATAGGTCGTTTTTGGGAGGCACAATTTACATATTTAGTCTGTACTTCTTCTTAGCAATTTCTGACGCTTCGAAACAAGTAATAGCGATTTTGTGAGCTTCTGCCATTGTAAGGTCTACTTCGGTGTTACCTATCATTAGTGTTCCTATCTTAGTAGCACCATGTGGGTATCCCTCTGAATGGTCTTGATGTTCTAACATTTGGAAATCAATTTGACTCCAAAGTTTTCCTTTTCTTTCATCGTGCTTTTTTCTAGCGTCATCCGTAATACCATGTGATTGGTTAACATATCCACCTCTACCGGCACGATGTTTGTTTGCATTATATTTCTTCATGAGAATTTAATTTATGATTTATATCTATAAATAGTTTTCTCATATATAATTAAACTACTTTCTTCTTCGATTTCTTAAAGAAACTCTATTAAACTTTTTCTCATCAATAGCTGTTTCTTTTCTAAGCGGATGTGTACGTCTAAAGTTTTGATTGATTTGTACACTTCTTGAAGCCCAATACCAAGCGTCCCATACGGACGCTTGGGGTGGGATAAATAAATCATCACCAACAGTGCCACCAAGCCCATCTGATACATAAAACTTCCCATCGGATGTCATTTGTGTTTTTGCTTTAGAGAATCGCTTGTTAACTTTTCTTTTAAATGCGTTGAACTTTCGTTTAGCTATCTTACTATCTGCTGGTTGCTTCATTCTATTTAATTTTTATTTAAGTTTTTTGTAAGCCCTCTGTGTATATGACAAGTGGTTAGTTCTTTGTTAACAGAACACCTTTCCACTATTTTACCATTTTCAAGGAGTACTTCATATACGAGACCTTTTTTTAATCTGGTTCTGTTAAGGACTTGTCCAACATGGTAAGCCCCATTTAAGTTTAAGATTAGTTTGTCTCCTTTTTGAAATACCATATTATTTAATTACTTTAATTATTTTAGTTTCGATAACTGCACTCACCTCGAATTCAAGATTAGCACCTTCGAAGTCCTTAACTACCTTAGTCTCAGCGTCTGTAACCGATACCGCGTTAACGACATATTGTTCTGTTACTTTTTTTACTCTTCCTTTGTCATCCGTATGATGAACTTTTACTTTAGCGATGTAATACTGCATTTTGTTTTTGTTTTTGATTATTAATTATTATTGATTATTTGACTTAATTCAAACTCATCAACGAGTTTGTACGTTCCGTTAGGCCCTACGTCATGGTAGTCCTCACTTATGATGTGATAGTATTCAACCATCGTCTCACCATTACTTTGTTTTCCAGCGGAAATAACTATATAAGAAAAGTTATCACCTTGGTCTTGATAGGAAGTTACTTCCCTTTTAAATTCTTTAAAATTTGCCATATTAAAATTGTTTTCTTAAATTTGAATCATATTGTTCTGCAATCTTTCTGAGATACTCTAGCGACTCGGTACTACCTATTAAAGTGTCTACCTTACGAGTATACATCCTAACTACATATTCTGTTCCTAAGTCCTTAACCATTTGTTGTAAGGTACTAATACTTGGTAATTGTTTTTTATTAAATCCCATATTAATCAAACCATTGTGTTCTGTTAGTCTTTATATTCTTGATACCCTCATCAGTATACTTAGGGTTATCCTTTTCCATCTCATCGAAACGTTCTTTAATTTTCTCAAAAGCAACGTTCTCATTCTTCTTACCAATCTCACCAGCTTTCTTTAAATCGTCCTTAGTAAGTTCCTTACCTTGAGATGCGGCTGAAATTGAAGCGTATCGTTTTGTATGATATGAACTTAATGGTTTGGAAAATTGTTTTAGGTACTCAGCTTTTGAATCTAAGTATTCTAAGAACTTATCAAAGTTCTCTTCACCTAATAGGTGTAACTCTGCATCGGTAAGAGGATTGTCTGGGTCGTACTTTAGATTCATATCTTTAAATATACAAAATTATTTATTAATAAACAAGCCTTTTCTCTTCATTTGTTCGTTACAATAGAAATCAAATAATTGTTCAGCGTCCATTGCTCTTCGATTCATCATTTTGTCCCAAAGACAAAACCCAAAGTGCTTGTGTAATTCTTTTTTTAAACTATCAAGAATTTTAATGTCGTCTTTTAAAGCTTCTTCATCTAACTTCATTGCCTTGATATGTTTCATTTTTGATTTAATTCGAGCTTCAGCTTCCCACTCAAAGTAATCAGAACCCTCGGTCATTCTACTCATATGTTCGTTGAAGATTGCCAACTGCTCTTCACGAGCAGCGGCAGCTTCTGAGTAAAATTGAGAGTAATCAAAATCTCCGTTTTTAATTCTATCGTAAAGATGTTCTTTAACGGAGAGTTTCCTTTTACGGCCTTTAGTCCACCATCTATATGGGTTATATGCCATTTAATTTTTTTGTTTAAGTTGAATGATAATGTCTGTTACAAATTTAGATGTTTTAGTTTTACCACCAACATTCCATTCTTGTAACCACACTTTTGTGTATTCCTCTGATTCGGTTTTCCAATCATAGATACTGAATACCTCACCCGTAGAGTTATCTTGAATAACCCACTCCTTACGAACCTTACCACCCGAGTGGAGTTCTGTGAATGTAGGTTGACCGAATGCGGCAACAAGTTGAGTGTAGTTCCAACCGACAAGTCGTTCTTGAACTTTACCACCAACCAACGCTTTAACAGCGATAGTCTTGTCTTTTAAAATAGTGTAATTTGGTTTTTTCATAATTGTATTATTATTAAATTAATAAAGACTTACTAACCCTTAAAATGGGTTAGACACGTCTTCAGTTTCAACATTAAATAAATCCTCATTCTCTGGCGTTTCACCTAAGAACTTTTGAATATATTGTTTGATGTAAATTCTTTCCGATTGAGCTCCACCACTTTGGTCGAACAATGGGTAGATAGTAATCTCAGCAGCCTCAGCCAAATCAAATCCATCATAAAGTAATGAACCAATTTCGACAGCCGTTCTCGTTGATAACGAGTTGGTCAATTTAGGTGTCTCAGACATCACATCACTTCTTGTCATAGAAGTAATCTCAGCGACATTCTGAAGAAGTGTTTTTTCTACTGAAGGATACATCATTTCAAGAAGAGAAGTCTCTTGGTCATGAGTTAAAGTATCCATCTCAATCACAGTGAATCTATCAAGGATAGCTCTATCGAGAGCTCTTGTAGCAGTATATTCATTACCAATGTTAGCCGATGCGATGAAGGAAACACCCTCAGCCACCTTGACAACAGGAGAATCAGACGCCTCATCCAACCTTAAGTATCTTTGACCTTGGTCAAGTACAGTCATCAGAATGTTATGAGCCTCAGGATGAGCTCTCGTCAACTCATCAAGAACTACAATAGTGTTTGGAGTTTGAATCGCCTTAACGAAAGGTGAAGGGTTAAACATTGTACCCTTCTTGGTATCAAACTGAGTGTTACCAATAAGAGTTGTTCTTGGGTCTTGAGTAGCTCCCAAGTTAATAATGAAAGTATTGTAACCTTCAAGAGAGTTAGCAGCCGCCTTAGCAGCCATGGTCTTACCACAACCAGCGGGACCTGTCATCATAATGTTCTTACCTCTCAGAATATTTCTGATTAGGTACTTCCACTTGAGTGACTGCATGAACAACATTTTAGGTTTTAAACCTTCTGACTTTTCATGAATGAAACTAAGAACATCTGAGGTCATCTCAGCCGTAGCAGCCTCAGTAACTATTTGTTTATATTGTAACGACACCAAACCACCATTAGGTTGGTTGAAGTTACCAACAGGAGTTGGGTTTTGTTCGACCTTGTCTGAAGGAACTCTTGTGAATCCAAGTTCTCCATTAGCCAAAGTACCAACTACTCTAATCTTGAAACCATACTTGTCAGGTCTCTTAGCGGCCTGTCTAGCCCTTACATATAGGGAAGTACCCTCTTCATTTAATTGAGGAACGTTGAATTGTACCCCACTTGAATCTTGGAACAAGAATAGTCCATCTACATTGACAATCTTTCCGAAAACTGATTTTTGTGCTTTACTCATAATTTTTACTTTTTATTTTTGATTAATACTCTTACTAATTATTACTCTACTAAAGTACGGAATATATTTTACAATTCCAAATTTCTAATGTTAAGAAATTGTTAAATCTTTACTTCGAACTTTTTATTCAATGTTTTTGCCAGCTGAGTAACGTTGTTTACATCAATGAACTCTGCTCCTTTACCATACATCTTAGTAAATGACTCGTTACTACTTCCATAGTAACCATCTGAAATAAAGTAAGATAAAACTTGTACACCGGCTTGTTGAATCTTTTTTACTTGAGCTGCTGTATGTTCAACAGCGTAAGTACCACCATATGAAATTTCTTTATTATCGAAACCTGGCCACCCATCTGAAAAGTTAATGAAATAACTCTCTGTACCATTCTTTGTAGAAGTCAACTCTTTTAATACAGCCTCAAAACATAATCCCTCAGGAGTAGTTCCACAATACATAATGTGTTTGAACAATGTCTGAATCTTGGAGAATTTATCTTTTCTTGAATCGTAAGCCATTAACATTAATGGTTGAATCGTATTGTGACTAGCACCTCTATTATACCAAATACTTCTATAAGAAATAACAACATCGATATTCTCGGTCATCGAAGCCGCCTTAGCAATAGCGACAGCAGCCGTTTGAGTCTTATTCCATTTGTTACCACTCATTGACGAACTAGCATCAATAGAAATGTGAATCAAACTTGGAGTAGCTGTATTGATATTAATTTGGTCAAAAATATCAAAGTTACCGAATCCAATCTCGTGTAACATTCTACCATTTAGTTTACCACTCTTCATTCGTGGAGTAGAAAGAATTCTTTCTTCATTTCTCGTTTTAAGTTTTTTACCTAATTGAATACCTAATCTAATACCAGCGTTAATATTATTTTGGTTTCTATCTGTCCAAGTAGAATATGTAGTTAACATTTCCATGACATCTGAATCAACGAGGTTTTTGTTGAAGTTTCTGATGACATATGTCTGAACCCCATTTGATTGATACCCACCATAGTAACCTTGAGAAAGACCCTTACCAGTGACCTCACTTTGAATGTCAGCTTTGTCAAGTGTTTCAATCTTTTTCTTATCAGCTTTAGTAACTTTCTTTTTAGCAATATCACCATCCATAAACTTCTTTTGTTTTTCGATAGCGTTATCTAACATCTTTTTTTGTTTATCATTCAAAGGAGAAGGTGGTATCCCACCAGCACCATTCTTATTAGGAGTTGAAGGAGAACCACTCTCAGCGGTTTCATCAGTTGGGTCACCATCTTTACCATTATCAGAATCACCATCTGACTTGGAAACCTCACCCTTACCCTCGGCCTTCATAGGAGACCCACCTTGGGATTGGTCATCAGGATCACCACTCATTGGAGACTCACCATTAGTAGTATCATCACCATCGTCACTCTCAGTACCTTGACCTTGACCACTACCCTCATCCGATTGTGGAAGTGGGATATTCTTTTCAAGAACCATCATAATCTCACCAGCCAACTCAAGAGAGTCATCTGTACTTTTTAGTCTTGAAATATTTCTAAGGTCAAGAAGATTCCAAATCTCTTTCAACCCATTCAATGCGTCCAAGTCTCTATTGGAGTTGGTTATATTAATAAGTCTGTACATATAAGAATCCCAATCCTCAGTTCTGTATTCCGAAGACTTAAGTCCCTTGTCAACTATATTAGCGTGGAAGTACTTGTCATACATAGACTCATAGTAACCTCTATAACCAGGAGCCGATTGGTAAATTGAATTATCAATTCGTCTATCTTCTACATAGTTAAGTAGATTTTTAATGTTAGTGAAGAACTCAGTATTGTACTGAAGGTGTGTTCTTAATGTATCAACGTCATCTTTACCATACTTATCCATTAAAACATTAGTGTCAATAGACTTTGGTAGTATACCACTAAGTAAGTGGTTTAGAACTTTAAAGTCGGTTAAAGCGATGTGAGAACCCTCATGTAAAGCCAGACCAACAACAGGGTCAAACTCTTTATCGTCCAACTTAGCCGAAATAACAACAGACTTACCATCGGTATAAGAATCACCCCTACCATCAAAGGTCACAGGAATACTTTTACCTGTCACGATATTAACAAAGTTACTAATACTCTTCTTATATGACATCAACTTCATGAGGTCATTAGACTTTTTCTCTACCTTGGTCTCATCTTTAGACTCTTCCCATATAGACTTGTCAGCCCAAAAGGATGAATAATTTAATTTGTTAGTTGTATATTTCATAATTTTCAATTTAAGTAGTGAATAAACTCTCACCCATTAACTATACTAAAGTACGACAATTATTTGACATTGCCAAATTTCTAATGTTAAGAAATTGTTAAATTTTGTTTTTATGCTTTTCTTTACGAGTATAGTGTTTCTTGCTTTTATGAGGCATTGGAACCCTGAGTGAATCTCTCCACTCTTGAAAGGTAAGGGTTACCTTCTCTAATTTGATATTTTTATCTGATTTAGCCATAATGCCTTATCTCTTTCTTTACTATGTAAAGATAGTGAATTGTATCAGTATTTCCAAACTTTAAATGTTAAAATTATGTTAAAGTTTTCAACACTATATGTTAATAACTATTAGAGTTTACCTTCGTCTCGTAGATTTTGACGAATTTTAGTAGCTGATATCTCATGAATATCCGCTGGTGGAACGTGTTCTATTACATCATAACCAACCCCACGACCATAATTAACCGACTCGATGTCGGGTATGATTATTACCTTTACTCTACCCTCTGCGATTGGGTCGAATAACTTTATCTGTAAGTTGTCGTATACCTCTTGTGGTGTATATGGTTGATTAGTATTTGGTTCAACATCACGAATAGCAATACAGACCCGCTTACCCTCATTGAGTCGTTGGTCTATTAACCATTGATGACCATCGTGCCATGGTTGCCATCTACCTATGAATAGCGAGTACTTCATTTAATGTATGTATTGGTAATTTATCATCGGTACATAACCATATATCATTAGCTCCAATCTCCATTGAGTCGGTATGATAATGCTCACGTCCTCTTATTTCGTTTGTAAACATATAGAATGACCTTGGACTTAAATCTATTAACTCATCCCTAACGTCTTTATACGGGCCTACTACTGATATGATTACATGATAATCTTGAGTATATAGGAATCTAGCTATGGTAGTTACCTTACGCATATTATTCTTACGACCTACTTCACTATAATCGGTGTTCTGAAATACATCTCTCATGACATCACCATCTATATGTATAACCGGCTTAGTTACTTGACCATACTCAAGATGTTCTTTTAAAAGTTTTGCTATTGTTGTCTTGCCTGAACCCGGCTGACCATAAAACCAATATATCATATTAACCAATCTTTAATACTAACTTTAACTTTGTTATTCTTTTGCATATCCCAAGAACGTTTCCATGTTCTGTTAAGCCATTCTCTATGATGGTCAAACAACTCATCACCCCTATCGGTATATGTTATTATACCCTTCATAACTGCAAATATACTTTCCTTATCTTCTTTAGTCAACATTGAATTGTCTACCAATTCATGTAAGATTAATATTATCTCACTTGTATGCTTCTTTTTCCAAAGAGATTCTATGTATTCAGTTTTGGTCTGCAATGTAATTCTTAAAATCGTTAATTGATATTAAACCCAAGTCTTCTTCTCTATTAGCGTCCATGATATTAAACTCATAGAATGGGTTATGATTTTGTACAAGAGGTGTATTTAACTTAAGATTATTTCTGATGATACCAATACCCCAATCAGTATCTACTGTTAACACATTCAAATCTGTACGATGTGTTCTTGCCCAATAAATAGCTTTCCAAGTTGTACCATTCCATGGTTCATATCTACCATTTACCATATAGTCCTCTCGCGCCATATGAATATCAGGTGGGTTACAATCGTGTAATATAATATATCCGTTTGGATTTAAGTATCGAAGACTATTAACTATGTCTGTTTGTACTTGATATGATTTATGTAACCCATCAATAAATACTACATCATATTTTCTTGGGTCTTCTTGTACGTCTAAGAAATAAAAGAAATCATCAGAAGTCATCTTATAGTCAACTGGGTTGTCTTCAAACTCCACTCCAGGGTCGACACCATGTTTGGTGTCACATATAACTTTATCAAAACAAACTGATGGGTCACATACCCCAATCTCAAGATAGGTCTTGAAGTTGTGTTTATTTATTACATCATTTATTATATCGTATCTTAACATATCTATAACTTAGTACTCCGTAGGAGAATCGAACTCCTATTTTATGGATGAAAACCATATGTCCTAACCGTTAGACGAACGGAGCCGATTCACTTGACTGGCAGTTGAGCGGAAGGGTGGCTACTGCCCCACCATCTATGTACTGGATGTACATCGAGTTTCTCTAAACTCTTCTTCCGCAGTTGAGCGAAGGGTTGGAACTGCCCCAACTTCTCCTATCTGGATGATAAGCGACTTTCTTTTAAGTCTTCCCTCGCAATTATGTTACACAATATACGAAATAAATTCCATACTACCAAATGTTTTATGAATTAAATTTTGTGGAGAATATCGGAGTCGAACCGATGACCTCTTCGGTGCAAGCGAAGCGCTCTAGCCAGCTGAGCTAATTCCCCTTGAGCGGAGAAGAAGGGATTCGAACCCCTGGTACGTTTCCGTACGCTGGTTTTCAAGACCAGTGCATTCGACCACTCTGCCACTTCTCCGTTGAGGCGTTACCCTTTGAGTAACTCCTTTCCGTTTACATCTGACTCAATCGTTTCAACATCAGCACCATACTCCTTACCGAAGTTTGCCGCTAGTGTCTCTAACTTGTCAGTTGCGTTGGCTAGTAGCTCAACAAGATTATCAATTTCCTCAGTATGTTGTGGATGTTCACCTATTGCAACAGGTGATTCAAAGTAAATAGACAAACGGGCTCTTGCGTCCATTATATCTGCGGTGTACTTAGCTTCTAATGCTTGATACAATCGTCTTGAAATTTTGTAGTTCATATTGTTATATTAAGATTACTATGTATAAATATTAAAATTATATTAATTAATACAATAGGTGTTCCCAATAGGACTCGAACCTATGACCTAATCATTATGAGTGATTTGCTCTAACCAACTGAGCTATGAGAACAATGGTGAACGAGATAGGATTCGAACCTATGACCGATGCCTTAGAAGGGCATTGCTCTATCCAGCTGAGCTACTCGTCCATAAAAAAGAGAGGTTTCGGGTCTTTCGGGGTTACTACGATATAGAGGTTAACCCTTACCTTTTTCTATACCATTGTAGCTTCACTACCTCTCTTTGTACCGAAGGTGGGGCTCGAACCCACACGAACATTACTGCTCAAGGGATTTTAAGTCCCTCGTGTCTACCTATTCCACCACTTCGGCAATCGAACAGTACTAATATACGATAGGATTATTTAAAATCCAAATGGTATATGTTAAAAAAGTGTTAAGTTAGTATGTGTTAAGTTGGTCATTAATTCGGTCTACTATTTTCTGATGTTTATTTAACCCCTCATCAGTTAGTAGGTTTTTAATATCATTTAATAAACCACTAACCCTTTGTTTAGATTTTTTCTTAGCCATTGTAACATTCTTATGTTGTACTTTATATAAGTGAAATGCTATTGGGTCTAAGTTAAATAACTTATCTTCGTATTTAGATACACGAGTATCAACGATTCTTCCGGCCGTTGAGGTATGGTTTGGAACATATCCTTTGTAGAGTTCATCTAACCTTCCTGTTAGATATTGTATTTCCATCATTTTGTGGATGGTTGCGTAATCAATTTCCATTTTTATTATTTTTATATTCTTCAGTTCCTATGTAGTATTCAAATTGTTTAGTGTGTTTACCAACGTCTTCGGTCATAGAGTTCCACTCTTCAGATAGTTGTTCAATATAATCCGATTGAGGGGTTATCATATTTAAGAATGGTGGAAATTCTTTCAAAACATCTTCTCTTTCATGAGGAGCGTATGTAGACCCAAGGAATTCATCGGTGGGTAACAACCTCATATTGAAGTTAGTATCAAGGAGCTTCTTTATACCACGCCTACTCATACAATATGCGTGGGTGTTGTAACGGAAACATGGTATCATCCAAGTATCATTATAGGGAACGTCCTTACCCTCATGATTCATTTTAGTACTACCTAAATAGAACCCATCCACATTATCATCGAATGTATTTAAATCTAAATCCTTACAACTCTTTAGTCGTTTAAAGTCTTCTTCTAAAAAAAGTACCCACTCATGTCCTTCGTCATATGCTTGCTTCCATGCATTCCAATGGCTCATTGAACAACCAACCTCACCATCGGTCATAGGACGACACCACCAATCCATATGGTGTTCACTTTGTTGAAGTTCCCACTTGTCCCAACACTTAAACGGAACATCGGTGTTTCTACCGATAACCCCATATTTAATCTCATATGGAATTTCGTAAGGTAACTCTAATTCAGATAACTTATTAATAATGGTATCGACATCCATACGGATATTCAATACAAATATTTTATTAATCGTTCTTAACATCTACACTATATATTTTACTAAATGATTCCACACTCAACATCTTCCGTTTACTAAAGAGTTTTATAGCACCTTCTTCAGTACGTGCTTTTGTACTTCCTATTGCTTCTTTAGTTTTGTCTTTGGTAATGTAAAAGTAGTATATCATTTTATTCCTATATTTTTTTATCAGTTAATCCTAAGTATTTAATAAATATATGTCCCGATTGGTAATTAGTTGCTAATGGTACTTGATGTACGTCACACAGCCTCATCAACATACTAACGTCAACTTCGTGTGGGTGTTTCCCAAGTGGGTCTCTAAAAAATATAACTGCCCCTATTTCACCACGAGTTACCATAGCGGCTATTTCTGCATCTCCCCCATATGGACCAGAGTTGACCATCTCGATTCCTTTAACACCAGCGTGTTCAATTGTCTTACCCGTTGTACCAGTCGTTACTATACTAATATCCTCTCTATTAAAGAAAGGTAGTCGTTTCATCACGAAGGCTACCATATCTGCCTTTTTACCATCGTGTGCTATTAACGCTATTTTCATATTCAATCGTGTGTTTTTTAAAATATTTTCGTGTGAAAAGGAAGCTGACGCTTCCTTGCTTTATTCGCTTATCACCTTAATGCTTTCTCAATGTCTCTATAAATGCCTTGATGAAGTGATACCAAAATATAGATACCGATATCGGCCATGTAAGTAATGATATAGCTCTTTGCTCCATACTCCAAGGATATCCTCTGTGCTTCACACCCTTTCGTACCGTCCAATCCATTATCATTTCGACAACGAACAGATTGACAGCCCCAACAAGTAGGTAGAGTGATATTTGTTTAATTATTTCCATAGTTCATACTCTTCTTTTGTTAATATGTCGACTCGTTCATTGTCCCAATGCTGAGAGGGTATCTCTTCTATATAGGTATTGATGTAATACTCTGAAAGTATATCGGATAGTTCTTTGTCTCCTAACCTCTGTAACTTACGTTCATTAATATATATCTGAGGATAGTCTAAATAGTATACCTCTAAGTTATCTAATGATACTGAAAACTTCTTTGAAGTTCTATTTGCATCTTCCCTGTTGAAGTGTATGACTCCGTATAATACTGAGGAATCTTTGATATCACCAAAATCTACCATAGTTGATACCATTTTTTTTTGATGGGTGTTTCCATCTCATCGATAATCCACTTCAATCTTTCACTTGCCATCATAGGACAATCCGAATCACACAATTCTTTTATAGACTTTAAGTCTTTTAATATAACTTCTTTATTCATCACCTTCTAATGCTTGAGTAATTTGTGTATATGCTATTTGAAAGGAATCTAGTTTACTTATTGTATTATCATCTTCTCTTAACTTACTAGCTAATTGCATCACTTCAAGTCTAATACCATATGCACTAGCTTCAAACAATATCTCTTCTATATGTTCTGCGTTACTCATACTCATGATGTAAATAGATTATAGATTATTAAAGATACAATAAAGATAGCTCCAGCAATGATAGTTACCTGCATCGCAGCTTCTGTGCTTTCAACCTGCTTCTTACTTCTACCTTGTCTATACTTTATATCATCTTCCGTAGATGACTTCTTTCTTAAGTATTCTTTTCCGTTGTTTGCAAAATGATTCATATTATTCGTAGTGTTTATCCAACAAGAGTTTAGCGACCTCTTCGCTAATCATGTTTTCGTTATATAGTTTCCAAATTAATTTACTCATGTCTAATTACTTAATGGTGCTTTAATAGTAGGATGTGATTGATAATCTTTTAGCTCAAAATCAAACTCTCCATTTAATATATCTACATTACTTAATGTAAGTGTAGGTAGGTCTTCATACCCCACTCTATTCATTTGTTCTTTAGCTTGGTCTAAGTGATTATTATATAGATGAACGTCACCAAGATTTCCGATAAGGTTACCTGGCGTATATCCAGTCTCTTCACACAATAGTAATAATAGTAATCCATAAGATGCGATGTTGAATGGTAGTCCTAAGAACGTATCAACACTTCTTTGATTCCACATAAGCGATAGTACTCCATCTGAAACATTACATTGGAATCCGTAGTGACATGGTGGTAACGTCATCTGGTCTAATTCAGAAACATTCCAAGCTGATACCATATGTCTTCGTGAATCAGGGTTATTCTTTAACCCATCGATGAGGTTCTTCATCTGGTCGATACCTGGATGAATAGTCTTGGTCTCATTTAGTATGTGGTTTGTTTGACGATGAGAGCCCCAACGTCTCCATTGTTTTCCGTAGATAGGGCCTAACTCACCATCTTCTCTCCCACTCTTCTCGTAATCACCATCCCATATGTGACAATTATTATCGTGAAGATATTTTATATTAGTATCCCCCTTTAAGAACCACTTCAATTCAGTAGCGATAGTCTTTAGAGGCATTTTCTTAGTTGTAAGTAAAGGAAATCCATCACACATACAATGTCTGATTTGTGCACCGAAGATTGATTTGGTGCCTGTACCAGTTCGGTCTGATTTGTCTGCTCCGAGTTGAACAATCAAATCTAATAGGTTTAAATAACGACTGTCTAGTCTATTCATTGTAACTAAGTTTGATATTGTTTAATACAATATACGAAATTTAATTCATATATCCTAATTAATTTTATCTTTTTCTTCTATTGGCATTTCATTCTCGTCATATGTTGGGGCGTTGAGTAGTTCACAACCTATCCACATCCATACTGCGATAAAGACAAATGACCCAATAATAAATAATGTGTTCATCTTAACTCTTTTTTAGGGTTTGTTTTCGGAATATAGACAATGGAATTGATATTGATAAACTTCCCATAGATGTAGCGAGTACATCTCTCCCATCAAACATATTGTTCTTTTGGGTTGAGTCTAATGTTTCTTTTGCTATTCCAGCAGCGAGTCCCATTCCAATGGAAATAAAAAGGGCCTTCCTTTTGTTTCCGTATTTTCTTAAAGCCCATTCATAGGTAATGCCGGTAACAACAGCCCCAGCAGCGAAGTGATATTGTTTATCCTTTTCTTGGAGTATGAATTGATTATTGTTATAGAACTGACCAGAACAATAGCTGGAAATAGATAACAACAATATAAGGTAAAATAGTTTCACTAAGACTCTCCATAATGGTTTGTATATATAATTAGTCTTGATATACAAGTTTAGCTTTTAATTGTTCAATTAATTTCTTCTCGTTAACTCCCCAATGACCATGTATACTCTTCGACCCAGTCGATTTAGATTTAAGGTAGGGGATAACATCTGTTGTAGGTACTTGGTATATTTTCTTAAGTGTAACACCATCTCTGATAGCGAAGTACATATCTTCAGTCTCAGCGTACCCTTTTATTTTATTCTCAGATAACCAATGAAATTGAAACGAACCCTTGCCTGATTTAGACCTTTCGTTTATAGCCTTGTATTCAACAGGCCTTTTCTTATTGGTATCATATGCGTCACCACCTTGTGTGTTGTTACCATACTCATGACCTAACTTGTCAGCGATGAACAACTCTATGAACCTCTCGTTATAGAATATGTTCTCAAGACCCAATTCGTTCTTAGCGATTTGTTGAGCCTCTTCCAAAAGTTTTTGTATTTTACTAACTGATGTCATTGGAGTGAGTTCTAAATCCCATAATAGGTTTGTGACCATTTACTTTGTGTACTCTCGATTGGATTAAATCCTTTGAGAAATTCAATGCCTCTAAATCTTCTGAGGTCTTTACCCATTCAACGAATAGGTGTGTAAGTAATTTGCTCTTCAGCTTTTTAACTATATTCATTTTTTATTTATTTAAATTAGTACATACAAGTTACAGTGTCGTAGTCTTCAACTGATAGGGAATCCCACCAATCTTTTGCTACCTCTTCTTCTTCGATTGAGATACTAAACTCTTTATCATAACTTCCATCCGAGTTCTGAGGATAGATACACATACTTGAAGTGTCAAATACACTTCCTACCGATTCTAATACTATTAACATAATTTTTAATTTTAATTAAACAATACCCATTCTTTTTCTTTAGCCGTAGCTTCTACTTCATATGGGTGGGTCATGTAATCATATCCCATATCGTAGTATCTTTTAAACCATGAAGGTGATTGAAGATGGTGTTGGTACTCATGAACCAACGTCTCAATAATAGTTTGTCTTGAATTCATTTTTGGATGATACAAAACAATAGTGTTGTCTTGTCTATCGAACTCAGCGTCTGGGTCACAATCACCCATCTTTAATTCTTCAGGAAAGTCTTCTGACATTTCTTGGTCATCTTCACCAGTTAGTCTGACATATATGTTCCAATGTAATTCAACCCAAGGTGAACACTCATGGAATTTTGATACTCCATAATGTTTTACTATCTTAGGGTAAACCTCATCGACAATCTTTTGAACTTTTTCTTTACTTAATAATCCTCTTATCATATCACTCATAATTACAGTACTAATATAAGGATAAAAAACGTAACTACCAAATTTCTAATGTTAAATAATTGTTAAATTTATTAACAAGTTATTAACAATCAATTTCCTCGTTTTCTACTTACCGACCCATTTGAACGGCTGGGTGGTGATGAGGTTCTTGTTGGAGTCGTGTTTATACTTCGTGTATTAGTGTTTGGACGACTGTTGTTATTATTCCTAATATTGTTATTAATCTCAGGTCTACTATAACCTCTTGGTTTAGAGTTGTTTATGACACGAGGTTTATTTCTAATAATAATAGTGTTTGTATTATTGTTTGTATTAGTATTGTTTCTGATAATTCGTGGACGTGAGTTATTTGTATTAACAACAACTCTATCTTTTATTACATTAGTTCTTCTACCAACTACAACATTGTTTGAACCTCGTCTACCACTATGATAAGAATAACGTCCACCATAGTAGTTGTTGTTATTCCACCATCCATTATGATAACCATTCCAAGTATTACCCCAGCCATAGTAACCATTGTTCCAACCATAGTAATTATTATATCCCCATCTATCATATCCAAATGGTGACCATCTGTGTGGAGTAAAATATGGATAACCCCATACCCAATCATTCCACATCATATCTCTATCCCAATAAGACGAACCCCACATATTAAATCCATATGGATTATAGAAGTTGTACCTATTACCTAATATCCGATTATTCCAATCGAATGAACGAGGTTGGGTTAACGCATATTGTGCATAGTTGTATCTAAACGTGAAATCTGTTCTGAGTAACCTATCGAACTGACCTTGTGATTTAATCACTGTGACCTCTATCTCGTTTCCGTTGGAATCGTAGATGGGGTCGTGGTTTAATGTTGATACTTGGAATGTCGCACAACTTGTCGTGAGCAATACGAATGATAATAGTAATAGAATGTTTTTCATAATATATCTTTCTGTGTTGTATATAAATAGTAAAAAAAGTGACATGAAAATTAATTAGCTAAATACCAGAGTATATAACAACACTAATAACAATACCACTATATGTAAAGATAAAGAAGATATCTATACACATACATAGGTATATACATAGATAACCTCAAAATCTATACCGAACCCTAACTCAGTTTAACCTTAATCCCTTTAAGTGTATTCTCATACCCTTTAGGATACCTTCCAAATCTCCAAGTACAATAAGATAGGGCTTCCTTAACCTCAAGGGCTGTTATCTTACCACTCCTTTTGATAAACTCAATAGACTTTTTCTTTGGTACATAATTTAAACTGATTCCTTTTAACATATATTAGATTTTAATTGTGCCTCTCAGTTATAGGGAGAGAGACTTAACCCTTATTACCTTACTAATGTACGACAATTACTTCAGACTGCCAAACATTATACGACTTATTTTAAAAAGTTATTAACAATTACCCAATTAGCTAATAGAAAAGTAGCTGTATATGGGTAATCCCATCTCAGAGGGGACTTTCTCCCCAGTCAAAAAAACCGGGGTCGATATGAAAACGTACCACAGCCCCCCGTAACTAATTGATTGCTAGAGGTTTACATTTAAATGCCCCCACCCCCCCTTTGGGAATCGGAGAACCTCATCACCTCGCTAGCGCTCGGTTGGGTTATTCTAACCCAGCATATTGGGGTTGGTATCCCACTCACGCCCGATGAAGTAATCCAACTTGCGATGAGCTGAATCTACCCCTCGAAGGTTATTTGCCTCTACGGCTTCATTTAACTTGGTTGTCCAATACTGAATCTTATTCCAGTATCCGTTAGTATACTTAGCCTTGTCGCTGTATACTCCTGTATTCTTACTATTGAACTCATCTCTCATATACTATGTATTTAGCTATTATTTATTTATATCACTTTTTATTTCACCCAATCGTATCGAGCCGTTACACCCCCATTGAGCTTGGATACTCGTTTCATATCATAGGGTAACGTACTCCCTCAACTACTTTGAGCCTGTTTTTGGATTTTGAAAGGGAACTCCTTAGTTAATTCCTCGCAGTATTCCCCCCAAAACCTCATCAACAGTACTAAGATAAGGATAAATTTCCACATATCCAAGCTTTTTATGTTAAATTTATGTTAAATTATCAACAATTAGCTGTTAATATCTCTGCTTGGGGACTTTTTTAGGACAGGACCCCCCTACAATATACAAAAAATATTTGAATTGCACAAGTTTTTAGCCATAAACTTATCAACACCCCATTGTTAATAACTTTTTAGGCGTTACATATGTAAACAATTACGTCAATTTGTCAGGGTTTTAGGCTAAAATAGTTACATTTGTAACACAAAATAGTTATCAACAAAGGGCTGTTAATAACTTTCCCAGTAAAAATTTTGCTTTCCGCAAAGACATGGACAAGACCCGCTACTTATTATTGGTAAATTATTATCCCTGAAGAATACTACGAAGTGTTTGTGTTAATTGTGGGAAAAGTGAATGATTTTAGCAATATCTCCCCTAGCCCACTCCCTATATGGGTTCTTTAAATACGATAAACTCTCTTTTAATAAGGAATAAAGAGGGGCTTGTTTGCCAGAAAGTGGGAAATAGTGGTAAAAAGAGGGAAAAAAGAAGGGTTTAAGGCACGGATTCCCTCAACTTGTTGTAGGGATTCCTTTATTTGTCCATATAGTGGAAGAGTCTATTCATGACTATGTAGAATAGGACAAGGATAAGGATAGACTTGATATAAATCATACTCCTATAAGTATATAAAATTTGGTGGTAATTGAGGGTTTTCAGCTATCCGTAGGTGGAATGAGCTAGAATAATTTGTGTAACCTATGTAGGGTTACCCTACTATAATGGTTCTACCCATGTTATAGGTTTCTATCATATACTGAAAGTCGTGTTCATCTAAGAAGTCCCATACTAACTCTTTCATTATCTCTGAATCTCCTGTTAGTATTTGTGTGTTTAGATAACCTTTCTTTCCGTTAAGAAGTTTCTTCTCTAATAAGGGTATAACCTTATGATGTCTTATACCATGTAAATCTATTGTGTTTCTATTTAAGTTTCTTTTACTCATAATTAATCCTTTGGATTCCACTCATCATTAAAGTATTTATCCCCACTTTTTGGAGTATGATACTTCTTTACCTTTGAGTCGAACTGATAAGCTTGAAATGAAATCGTTTCCAATTGGGTACGATAACTCATATACATAGGATGTGTTTGAAGAATTTTCTTCAACCCCTCATCGGTGTGTATTGTAATATTATCTTCGTTATCTATTGTGATTGATTTTAATATCATTTTCGTGACCTTGCTTTAGTTTCATTAACCTTCCATTTCTTACAATACCTCTCTACGAAGTTTCCTATACCCATATCCTTTATATCGCTACCAATGGGAATAATCTTAGAACGAGCCGAATTAACTTTGTCTATATGATAAGGTATTAGTGTTACCCTCACCTTTGAACATCTCGGTGGTATATAAGCAACTGTGGTCTGATTTGTATTTTCCATATAACTGATTTTTAACCATCCATAACTGTATTAGAAATAATTTGGGATACTTTCCAAATTTTTCTTGACACACGTTATCGAACGTTTCTCGTGGGTCGATGTATCTTATGAGTCTTGATTAGATGTTAAGTCTTGAGTAATATCTTCTTCGGTAAGGTCAAATTTAATGTTTTTGAATTCATGTTTATATACGAATGGTCGTTGTGCGTTTTGTACGAACCACATTCCTGCATCTGATAGAGATTCTACGATTGAACTTGATGATGGGGTATTGACTTCTTTTTTGTTTTTGTTTCCAACTTGTTTAAACTGCGTCACTGTGTTTCCTTTTCTTTCTTTCTTAAAAATAATGAATAACTTCTTCTTACTATATATACTATTTCTGTGCTTATAGGAGTTAATTTATATGATTTAATTTCACTCATATCTATAAATTTTACCTTCTGATGTACATTTAACTTAGGTTTACCACTTTTGAATCGTAAAAGGAACGGATATGTATCTATTCCATTGATTTCTCTATTTGGTATTTCATAGTAAGCCTCAACGTCAATATCCAACTCTTCTTTCCATTCTCTGATAATAGCATCGTAGGAAGTTTCTCCTTCATCTATCTTACCACCTGGCAATTCCCAATAACCCCCATATGAGCTATTTTCGTCTAAACGTTGTCCAATAAGGAATTTCTCTTCATCAAATAGAAGTCCAGCTACTACCTTCATCGATATCATCCTGTTCTATACCTAATGCATAATAGTCCATTGGTACATTGTATTTAGTACATAACTTTACCATAGCTTCTGTAGCGTGAATCATAGCATCTGTTCTTGTACACCACATAAGTTTAGCCATTATATTTTCTGGAAAGAAATCTGAGGTTGAACTCGGACTCCAATCACTTTTACCTAATTTAATTCCCATACGTTCCATTTATTAAATGTAGTGTCCATGCAATCATTCCGTTGATTTGTAACAGTACTAAGTTCCATTGTTTACGAGATGCTGTTTGTATTAATACACATATAAATCCTGATATGAATAGCCATGGATTTAATGTCCATTGTCCTGCTACTAAGAATCCTGCTCCCATATATCCAATCCTACTAGCTAATCTTTCTATTGGTCTGAGTTTTCTTTCTCGAACCATTGATTGTAATACTTTCTTTCTCCAAGATTTTCCTAACATCTTACTCTTCTCTAAAATCTCCAAAGTCCACTCCCTTCACATTTTTATTAGGGAATACAAATCTCCATTTATGTTTACCTGCCCATATAATCTTCTCAAATCCACTTGGAATTAGAGCACCATCTTGACCTCGTTCTTCGTAATCAAATATAATGGTTATTTGTACATTGACCTCTTCAAATACTTTTGATAGATTTCTTTCAAATCGTTCCAATTCTTTCCATGGGCCTCTATTTAGTGATTCATGTTGGAGTGCACAATTTAGATAGTTAAATGTTTCTTTAAGAGTTTGTTTATCATAACAATTGAAGTTAGCTGCTGGAGCCATATGTCCTTTGTCATATATGTTATCTTTATAGTCATTATTATCTGACGTATTCCATCCATCTGGTTTCCAAAAGTTCATACCATCTCTACTGATATCACCTTGGTTACATAATACTTTATATGTTACTTGAAGAGGTTGTTGGTAGTCTTCTGAATATAAGACTTGGTATAATTCACCTTCGTATAGTCTATTTTCTTGTCCATTAAGTGTTGTTGCGAACAACATCATGGTATAGAATCCTAATGCGATTCTTAAAAACCAATCTACGCTATTTATTTTTTTCATAGGGATAAATTTTCTTCTTTAACGAATACTCCGTTAATTGTTTTGCCTTTTCTATTTTCTATTTCGTTGTATGCTAATTGTAAACATTCTGTTGGAGAATATCCCAATTGTTGGCATAATATAATAAGAGTAACAAATGAATCACCGATTCCATCTTTGATTTCATCTTCCTTATTTTTCAAAAGTGCTCCAGCAGTTTCACCTACTTCTTCCATCACTTTCAACATTTGTTTTGGTGCATTCTCTGGTTTATCAATACCTTTTGATATAGCCCAATTTCTTACTTTAATTTCTAAATCGTTAAATGTATTATTCATTTTTCTCGTTTTTTCTACTTGGTTTTCTACCTGGTCGTTTCTTTACAACATGCGTACCATTCTCAACGTTAGCTAATATCTCTTTAAGTTTAGCTACATTTATTGGATTCCCACCCATTGCAATGGTATGTTTTAAGTTTTCTACAACTTCATTGTATCGTTCTTTTTTAGTCATTATTTTTCATAATTTATTTTGATATTCCTTTATAGTATAATTCTTCTTCTAAGTCGATTCTCATCTTATCTAAATTCTCTCTATACTCATCATCTTCCCAAACTCTGTCATAGTCAACCTCATGGTCAACTTCTTGATAGTAGGATTTGTTTTGACTATAAAAGAATGCGCCAAATGGCTGAATACCTTCATCTTCAAAATTACCCCAAACCATTGAATCTGAAGCTCTAGCACATAACCAATCTTTAAGTCTCAATACGAACGCTTCTGGCATATGCCATGCTGAATGTAACATTACACTAATTTGGTCGTCTTCAAAGTTTTCTTCGGGTTCTTCACAATACATCCACTTTGCACCAAAACATTCTGATGCTTTTGCACCACTATCCCAATCATCTTTAGTATAATCAAAGAATCGTTCTCCTAAGACCCCAGTTCCAGTTTCGTAACTACCTGATAATGGAGTTAGCTTCTCATTAAGTTCTTTTAAGGTCTCTTTATCAGTACATTTGATATTTACCCAAGTATATACGCTATTAGCCATGTTTTTGTATTTTCCAATTAAAGGGTTCTCTATTTCTTTGAAATTGTTCCATTGTGTAATCAATATCATTTGTTTCGAATGTCTCATAATATGATTCACTCGTTTTACCATATGTGTTAGATAATGGTGATATTTCAACGACTACTTTAGTCTTTGATTTTTCGTTCGAAGTATTCTGCATCTGTTAGTATTTGAGGGTTTTGTTTTATTGTTTGCATAGTTATTTTGTCTTTGAGTAAAGTTGTACTCCAACCATGAGCTCTTGACGTATAAATAATCTTTGGTGGTAAGTCATGACCTGTGAATTTATCTTTACCAATATAATCTTCACCTAAGATTCTTACATCTGGTTTAAAAAACTTAATTAATTCATACAATTCATCTTCGGTCTGATAAATAAACACCTCATCAACATAACCAATAGCCATCAAAGCTCTATATCTTTCATATAATGGGATAATAGGTTTGTATTTTGATTTTCTATGTAATGATGGGTCTTTCTGTAAAAATACTATGAAATGGTCACAGTGTTTTTTAGCATCTTCAAATGTGTAGATGTAACCAGGATGAATTATATCAAAGTTTCCTGCCGTAAATCCTACTACTTTTTTATTTATCGTCTCCACGTTTTCCAATTAATTTAGTTTCTTCTTTTTTTAAGTCTTCGGGCAAATCCTCATTAGCTATTATTTGACCCGTCTCATCTTGTACTCTATTTACACAAAATTGACGTTCTTCTGAACCACCAGTTCCCCATAACCATCCAATTGTACCTTTGACTTGTTTTATTTCACGTTCAATCTTATTTAAATTTCTCTCTAACAATATTGCGTCATTACTATCCATTTCGTATTTAACACCAAATTTACCTGCTAAATCTAACATTTCTGCTAAATCTTGTGATTCATACGCGTCTTTTACCGACTGAAACACACTTTCATCTCCACCTGTTTTATCTGGGTGAGTTTTGGTTGCTAATTTCTTATACAATGCTTTTACTTTAGTTGGTGCGTTTTTAAGAAGAGCTCTACGTTCTTTTTGTTCTTTATCCTTTTCTGCTCGTTCTCGTTTTGCATTTTCAAAGTGTATGTTTGGATTTTCAAATTTTATTGTTTTCTTTTTACTTGACACATAATACTTCGAGAAAAACGAATCAAAATCTGAGGTGTACTCGTTCATTGATTCATTTATCTCTTCAAGTTCTAATTTTAGATACTCATGTTTTAGTTGAAGTATTTTGAGTTTTCGGTTCACTATTCGCTTTCATCGGGCTCATTTACTACCATACATTCAGTAGTAAGGAGCGTTCCAGCAACTGATACTGCTTTTTCAAGTGCAGTTCGAGCTACTTTTGTAGGGTCTATGATTCCATTTTCAATTAAATCACAAAACTCTTCTGTTACTACGTTATATCCTATTGTTGATTCTACTTCCGATGGACTTGATTGAAATTTATCTAATAATACATCCGGCTTTAGTCCAGCGTTTTCCATAATAGCTTTGAATGGAGATTCACAAGCTCCTAAGATAATATCAATACCTTTGTTACTATCAATCTTAGTATCATCTGTAACCAATGAACCATTAATTAATTGTTTAGCGTGAATTAGCGCAGCACCACCACCAACGACAATACCTTCTTCAACTGCTGCTTTAGTAGCAAGAAGTGCGTCATCGATTCTATCTTTCTTTTCTCTCATCTCAATCTCTGATTGTGCACCTACTTTAATAACAGCTACACCACCACTTAATTTTGATAATCTTTTTTGTAGTTTCTCTTTTTCAAAATCAGATTCACAAGAATCTAACTCATTTTTAATTTGAGTGATTCTAAGTTGTAATTCATCTGTGTCACCATGTCCACCTACAATTACAGTCTCCCCTTTGTTGGAAACGATTCTATCAGCAGAACCTAAATCTTCCCAAGTAATGTCTTCTAATTCTTTACCGATACCACCAAATAATGTACCACCAGTAAGAGCTGCCATATCTTTAAGGATTTCACTTCTTTCATTTCCGAAACCAGGAGCTTTTACTGCCAGACATTTTATTGTTTGTCTTGCCGAGTTAACTACCATAGTTGCCAATGCTTGACCATCTATATCTTCGGCAATTACCACAATCGGTTTACTTTTAGATGAAGCACTTTCAAGAACATGAACGATATCGTCCATTTCGCTAATCTTTCCATCAAATAGTAAAATAGAAGGTTCTTCATGAGAAACGTTAAGTTTTTCTTGATTATTAATGAAATAATGTGATAAATATCCTCTATCAAACTGAAGTCCTTCTACAATCTCAAGTTCATCATCACCACCTTGACCTTCTTCAACGGTAATCACACCATCTCTACCAACTTGATGCATTGCTTCAGCAATCATATCACCAATTGGAGCCTCACCATTTGCTGAGATTGTAGCTACTTGTCTAATTTGGTCGTTGGTATTTACATCAATCGAAATATCTGATAACTTTGATACAAGTTCTCTTGATGCGATATCCATACCTCTACGAAGTTCAATTGGATTAGCCCCACTTTTTACAGCATCCATACCATTATTAAAGATATATTGCGCTAATACAGTAGATGTAGTTGTACCATCACCAGCATTATCAGCAGTTTGTTGAGCGGCTTCTTTAATAACTTGCGCTCCCAAGTTCTTTGTATTGTCACTAAATTCAATACTTTTTGCGACAGTAACACCATCTTTTGTAATATGAGGTGATGCTTCAGTCTGAATTACTACATTCCTACCTCTCGGCCCTAATGTAACCTTTACCGCGTCAGCTAACTCATTTACACCTTCTAAGAGTTTCGTTCGAGAACTCTCACCATGAAATACTTGTTTACCCATAACTTATTTACCTTTTTTATTTATTTGTTTTTCTTTTGCTTTTTTAATTTGTTCTGCTCTCCATTGAGGTTGTTTACCACGAAGGTTTCCACGCAGATTGTGGAAACAATTGTAACACAAAAATCTTAGATTCTCTTTTAAATGATTTGTCCAATCATCGTCTTTATGGTCAAGAATCAAAGGAATTGTATCATCAGTAACACGTTTTTCGTCATACCCACAACAATGACATTTATGTGGGAAATCTAATTCTTCTTTATGTGAATTGTTTATTAATCTTTTTTTAAGTAGAAATACAGGATATGATGGATGTTTACCTGTTAGTATATCTATTAGAGAATATTTACCTTGAGTTAGATTGTATGGTTTTTTAACACCCTTACCTTTCTGATTCTTATGTAAATCCCAAAGAGTTTTACCAGTTGTCTCATCTTTATATAACTTAGAATATTTCTGATATGTAGTTAAGGACACGTTTAGGAATCTGGCACCACCTGAGTTTGATTTTGAGTTCTTCATAGCGTATCTAATCTGAGACTCTGTCAAATTCAAAGGAGTTCTACCTTTTCCTAATACATAACCATTTGGTAATTTATGACCTTTTTTCATATCCATTTATATATAAGTATCTACTTATCCGTATTTTTGTACTATACTATCTAAAAATTGAAAATCTTTATAGGATAACGTTACTCTATCGTTCAATACTTTATTACTTATTGTTAACAATCTTTTTTTATCACGCCAAGCCATAATCCCTTTAATATGTTTAGGGTTCTTGTATACAATGTCAGTACATACTTTTATCATACGTTTATGTCTACTTAACTCTAAAACTACAAAATTAGACTTCATTTCCAAAATATTTGAACTGATAATAATAACACTGCCAATCCTAATGATACTGCTACTTTGGGTGTTACTCCTTGATTAAAGAAATAAGATAAGCCTAAAGCGTATACTACCATTCCTACTGCAAATCCTGTAAATCTAGCTGACCACATGACTCCATCAAATCCCATAACAGTATACTTAGTACCCCATATATACATAAATGATATAGGTACACCAGCAATTGCTAACCACATTGGATTATCTTTGAACCAATCCCACTTGAATTGACCATTTAACTGAAAGAATACAGCTATGTGACCACACAAGAAAAAGAATATACCTAATAATAGATTTCTACTCATTCTCATATGCTTTAGGAGAGGGTAGATTTGAATAGTAACACCATTCAGCATAATTAGCATCATACTCTGAATCAGCTAATACATCATTACCCTTCTGCATTTCATCGTCAATTAATCTTTTAGTAAAACTCATTACGATAATCTGATTAAGATTTCATGTTCTCTATATAGATTGTATTTTTCACCATCTAATTTTAACTGAGTACCAGTATTTGGAACGATAACAATATCACCCACATTTAATAACATAGGTATTTTAGTACCATTAGCAGTATAAATACCTTGACCAATGGCGATTACCTCACCCTTCATCTGTTCTTTACTTGACTCTGGTTTATATAAACCACCCTTAGTTTTTTCTTCCTCTTTAACCACTTTGATTAAAACATGGTCGTTTAGAGGTTCATACATTACGTTTTTTGCCATAACTTTTCTTATATTTGTTTACTAATATACAACTTTTATTTGGATTTACCAAATTTATTTTGGGTTTGTATAAAACTATTTTCCCACTTTATTAAATCACACTTCCTTACATACCTCTTACTTCCGAGATTAATTAAAGGTAACCCCTTCTCTTCTTCCCATTTGTTTATGGTAATTCTATCAACCCCATATAATATTTGGAGTTCTTGTTTTGAAATTCTTGGTTCAAAATCAATATGAGTTTCTATTGGTTTTTTCCTTAACTGACCACTAGCAGTCTTTTGTTGAAGTCGTTTTCTACTCGCCATAACTATTTTTGTTTTTCATTTCTCTTTGGTGTTAAAGGTTATATGTCTCTACATACAAATTGATGGATAAACCCATCTTTATATGCTTAAACTCTTATTAATGGTGTAAATAAGCACCATTAAATGTTATTTCATTATGATGTGAAATCCTTTTCTCATTTCTTTTCTTTTTACAACCACCACATTTTTTAAGATATGCTGCGTTTAAAGACCCACATCCGCAAGTCCAAATATTATCTACATACCAATTTGGCGGCTTATTTTTCATTTCTACTTATTATTCCTAAAAGATTATTTAAATCTTCAAATTCTTGAAATCTTATGTCCGATTCCATAATCGATACTTCTATTCCATCACGTTCCCAATCATCTGAATCATTGGAAATAAATTCTACACCACCAACTTCTCGTGAATAATAAAACCAATCTGTTTCACTACCACTATTGGCTGCCGTTTCATCGTACCTGTTAAATCCAAGTTCGATTAAGTCATTTTCTGACATTGAGTTCTCCTTATCTAATTATTTTAAGGTTTTTTACACCATCACAATCTAAACAAAACTCTGTATCTATTCGTCCCCTTACACAAGAATCATGTTCCCACAACTCAACTGTATTTGTCGAACCACACTCACACTTTGAGCCAGTACATTTCTTATGAAGATACTTTTTTAACTTTGGGTTACTAACCCACTCTTCTTTTAAATATATCATAATTATATTTTAAGGTCAGAAAACCCACTATTTTTTTCAACTGAAATACCAACAGCTCTTTTTTCATTAGGATTTTTGTCTGATTTATTGTTTATTAGGATTCTCTCAGCTCTACCGATACCCATCACCAATTGGTGAAATGGAATTCCTAAGATATCCATTTCTTGGATAGTAATATCTCTTAAGGATTCGGGTCTAGCAGTAGTCAACACAATGTGATGACCTTCGTTGAACCAACCAACCATCTTATCAACAACGCCAGGTAGGGCTTTTGAAAGATTAGGGTCGAGGTTTTCGAATTGCACTTGGTGGACTAAAGTCCCATCGATGTCTGTGAAAATTGTTTTCTGTTTTATCATAGATTAATTAAAGGGTTAAACACTCACTCATTATTACAGTACTAATATACGAATTTTTATTGAATTTACCAAATTTTAATGTTAAGAAATTGTTAAATTTTTGTTAAAGTTTTGAGTATGGAATCCTACAAAGTTAGGAAGTTCATGCTCTGGATTACGATGGTAATCTCCAATATTTTTAGTAGAATATACACAAGCATATAATCGTCTTGGTTTATTTGACGTATTTTCAGAAGACCTGTGTAATGTATTACCTTCAATAGCTACTATGTCACCAGCTGAAGGATAAAGTTTTTCCCACTCTCCATTTGATGTGTTACATAATTCTAATGTTCCTGACTCATCTGTAAAATCATCCAATATCCACGAAAAGTTAATTGTTTTATATATACCATTTCTTGACTCATGTAAATCAGGACCATATTGGTTATCAAAATGTTCGTTAAATTGAAACTCTTCATTTGGTAATTTTACAACAACTTGGTCGTTAAATAAGAAAACATTAGGTGTATTTAGATAATATGAAGACAAGTCATACATAAAATTATCAGTATAACATTTTAGTAGTCTTGAATTTAGACTACTCGCCATTTCAATACCACCCCACCATTGACCAGTACCAGCATCATATCGTTGTAAACCAATCACACCTTTTTTTACCAAATGATTTTTCATATGTAAAGTTTCTACTTGTGATATTTTTAACAAATCAGCTGGTATTACATTTTTTAAATGAATGTAACCTTGTGAATTAAATGTTTCTAAGTTTTTCAATATACTTGTTCTTGACGATTATCAACCCAACTAAATAATCTAGAGTCTTCTACATCATGAAGTACTACACACTTTTCATCCAATGGGTCATCATTGTAAAAGTATCTATGACCAAACAAAGCAATATCTGTACCCATCTCTGAAATCATGATATCACTAAATACTTTACACCCATTAGCCCAATTTATGTTATCATATGTACTTAATGCTAAATCTACTGCTCTCGAATCACGAGCACTTCCATAAACTGTACAATCTATTAATGTATTGTTACTTTGACTTGGTTTTAGTCCTGAAAAGAATGTGTGTTCTGGATGTAACTCTTTTAGAATCATATCAAATGGTCTAATCGGTTTAGCGTCTACATCACAATAAACACCACCATAGTCTCTAAGTAAAAGTAATCTTACCCTGTCACAAATAAAAGCCCATTTGAATAATTCAGGGTCTTTAAGGTAGTTTTGTAAAAATGGGTCGTCTTTGTAAAGGTCAAATACCTCATTACCCCAAAGTTTAACATCCCAATATGGATGTAACTTTTTCATCAAGTCTACATATTCTTGACAATGTTCTGGAATAGGGTTATCACCTACCCATAGTTGGTGAATGATTTTGGGAATTTTAGTATTCATATATAACTGTGTTTGTATTCTACTATAAGTATTAAAAATAAATTAATCAAATTGATAGGTGACTTAATTTTTCATGAAGACGTTTCATATGTTTACAAGGTGAGTGTCTATTGAACTCCCTTGCTTTACATTCACACTCTGATATCCTATAATCGGTAACAGTTACATCATAATACGATAGTTTTCCGGTCTTTTTATTCCTACTACCCATTTCTCTATACTGCCATTTACTACCCTTTGGCATTGTAAATATACTATTCATTTTCGTTATTAATTAGTTCATACAATTTTTCAGTACTTAAAACTGATGGTTCACTCCATTTAAGTTCATGGTCACGATACTCAAACTTCTCAGCAATAGTTGATTGAGCCTCAACCATTTTTGTTAGATGTTTTACTAAATCATTAGAATACAACAACACATCCGAATTGACTTCGATTTCGAACTCATGACCACCTTTCGGTTTCCAATGTGGAACTTCACCGAACCCCTCGGGCCCAACGTTATAGTTTTCGAAATACTGACAACCTACGATTAATTTACAATCCATAATTTTTATTTTAATCCAATTATTAATTTTTTATAGTCTACTGATATTAGTCCAAGGACACCAAGTACTAAACCTAATACACAAAATGCCATTTCATTTAGAACATCAGAGAAGTGGATATATTGTTGGATAGTTCCACTCATAGTTAAGTATCCTAATCCAAATCCTAATATTGTCAAGATGATTGATTGATAATTTTTCATAATTTATATCTTAAAGGTTTAATGATAATTTAACGTTATTGAATTCTTTATCGGTCATATACGTTTTGTTCATACTTAACCAACCACCAGCTTTCTTAACCATACTCATATAATGTTCATAGTTTGGATTTTCAGAAGTCATACTTTTGAAGTTATTATATTCATTCATCCAATACTCAACTGAACCCCATTGTGGAGCGTTTTTTACGAAAACATATGAAGGGAAGTATTTTAATGGAGTATTGTTATCGGTAGTTTTTGTACCTTCATTGTACTCATAGATATCTTCCATACCATTGAACGAACCAGCTTTGAACTGATTACCAAACTCTGAAATCATTTCATATACATTCTGTTCAATTTCTGAACCATCTAAATTAGATAGAGAAACATCAACTGAAGAACCACCACTATATGTTTGTGATTTACTCCAAACCTTAATATCAGGAAAGTTTTTCTTTACATATTGTTTGATGATTGAGGCGGTATGTTTAGCACTCATATGGATGTAAGTTTCTTCATTCCATTGGGAATCTTTTTTCAACTTCAACGCCGAAATTGGTAATTGATACTCTTCACCTAAAATCGTTAACTTAATTTTTTTACTCATTTTATTCATTTTTTAATTATTAGTGGATTAAACTCTCAACCCTTATTACACTACTAATATAGTGATAATATTTGAAACTACCAAACTTTTAATGTTAAGAAATTGTTAAATCTTCAGTTACCATTTCGTTCTCTTTGTAAGCCATTGAAGCCCAACTCGTAGCATTAACTGATTTGTATTGTTCGTTAGAATAAAGGTTGGTGTTGTAGAACATACCATTGATGTGACCTACATTCAAATCAATCAATATAGATTCATCGATTAGTTTAACCTTCTTACCTGTTCTACTAAAGATGGTTAACCAAAAGTTACAACCTTCAGGTTTGAATTGAACAGTTTGGAGAACACCTTTCTTATAGCCGGTGATTGTGGATGAAGGATGTTCACACATTCGTGGATTATCGAAATCTCTAGCATCAACACAAGTCATACCTAATTTCGTTTTAACTATATGTCGGAACTCACCACTACCATATTGGGAAAGGATATCTACTAACATCATATCGGAATTACCGATGATTTTTAAAAGGGGATTGTTAATCTTTCTTTGGATATTCATTTCTTATTTGTTTAAGGTTATCATTGATAATGGAACATTGTATGAACCATATCCGTTCAACACGCTGATTACACATTTAGTTCTGTTGATTTTCTCAACTCTACATTGTTTACCTTTTAACTTTGGGTGATTAACTGAAACATTAGCTCCAACATATAGAGATTGTTTTGTTTCGTAACCAACCATAGACTTTTTACTTTTGATAACATCAATTATCATGGAGTTAAGATTTCTCAACTCATCGATGTTCATTTCATTTAATTTTGAATAATTCATAATTTTTACTTTTTATTTTTGATTAGACTCTCACTCATTAACTATACTAAAGTACGACAATTAATTGAGAATTCCAAATAAAAAGTGTTAAAGTTTTGTTAAAGTTATTAACAATTATGAACGATGTTTAAATCCAGCTGGTAATGGTGTTTGAGTTTCCCACATATCAATAACTTCATACTTATCATATCCAAATTGTATATAATCGTCTTTGAATTTAGTATAACACAAATTTCTTAGTTCATCTTTATTGAATATTCTATTGGCTGGTAATATGGTTTTACCAATTGATGGTACATCAGTAAGAGTTACTGATTTCATAAATGGTAAAGTTAATAAGTCAAGCTTGAGTGTTTCAGCTCCGATGACAAAGTCAATTCGTTTATTAGTATTTCTGATAAGATTCCACAAACCCCATCCATTAATCCAATCATCACTCATAGCTTCTAAACACTCTATTGGAGTGTGTTTTTCAGGATCAATCATTTCATGTTCTTCACCACCCAACCCATACTTGTAATAACTTAGCCATCTGTAATATGGGTGTCGTATACTCGCAATATGAATGTAATCATCACCTGCTTCTTCAGGCCAATTGTTTACATGAGTAAAATTGGATGGGTGTTCATCAGAAGGCCAATCGGGATTTAAATCACAATGTTCTATAAAAATATCTCGGACAGACCTTGATGCTACCTTGGCAGGAGCAGTCCATACGAATTTACACTTGTGACTTATATTAGCCCCTCGTTTTGCAAAGTCCATTATCTTTCAGTATTAAAAAAGAAAGTCTGAAATAATCTACCATCATACTTATCTTGACCAAAATAATCTAACGACATATGAAACTTATCACCTCTGTAAATGATTAATCTATTATATACATTAGCAAATCTATCTACCAGTTCCCATTTAGTCATGTCTTGTGCATCGTTACCAATTATATCCATCAACCCTTGGTCGTAAGAACCATCTGCGTGTCTTGGAGCTTCAGTAAGACCTGTTGTTTTATGTCTGAATATACCAGTACCACCACTTAGTGGAGCGTCTGGAGTTAAATAACAAACACCTGCCCATTTAGTAGTTTGGTCAGCATGAATCCAACTTCTGTCTCTTGATATTGTAAATTGATATGAACCTGTGTATTCATCACCCCATTCTATAACATTCCCCCAATTAGGCGATACTATATTATTAATAGTTTCTTTAATTGAGTCATTAAGAAATTGTTGGGTTCTTGGGCCAGGATAATTACCTCTAACTGAAAAATCTTGTTTTAATGCGAATTCTCTGACATCATCTACGTCTGTGTAGAAGTTGTCTATTATATATGCTTGTACCATAACTAATTAATTTTAATTTATTTCATATATTTTGTTATTGATTCAGGAGCATTATCCTTCACCCAACTAAATAATAAACGTTTCCATACTTTTTCATTAACCATACCCTTACCTTCTCGTTTGATAGGTAATGCTAAGAAACCTTTTGCTATTCCTTTTACATCATTACCATCTGCGTCTTTATAGAATACAGTATGTTGTGGGTTATTTAGGATTACATCACATCTACCATTTAATCCTCGTGGCATTGCTTTTGTTACAAGACCCCATACAGTATTAGCCGCTCCTTCATGGGTCTTAAGTAAAATATCTTCAGGAACCATACGGGAACGTTCTCTGTTATTTTCCATAGCCGTTACATAGTTAGTAAGTACCCAAGTTAAGTGTATGTTTTTAGAATTATATCCAGCTTTTCTTAACTGTGGAATAATTGATGTGATATCAGTTACATCTTTAGCAGTAATGTCAAACATTATATTAGGTAGTACTTCAGGATTATTCTTACCCATTAACATAGCTTCGAGAGTTTTTTCTTTTATACCCATAGCTTTTACTAAAGTATGTAAAGCATAAACATGGTCTGGTTTTTTGAGATTCATGTTCTGAAGGTTATACCCATCCGCCTTAACTTGATTTATATTTTCCAAGTCTTTTGGTTTTATATTCTTACCATGTTTTTTAACAATAGTATCTATTGATATTTTACCAAATCGGTTTAGTATTTGAAGTGACTTTTTTAATTCATCTACGTCTCTTACTTTGAATGAGGCTGAGTCAATAAAGTGACTTCCTGCGAAACCTTTACCACTACCAGCTCCACCAGCTAAAAATACAATTTGACCATAGTTACTTCTATTATTATAGGTTAATAACTTTTCGTCTAATTGTTCTTCTGTAATTACTTCTTGTATAAGTTCTTTAATCATATTACTTCCTTAGTGGGAAATTTGGGTTATCTGAATTAGTTATTTTTTTAGAAGGTGTATATGGAAACATTTTATTTAGCTTATCTTGACGTTTTTTACATCCGCAATCTTCTGCTCCTGCTATTTCAGCAATCTTTTCAGCTAACTTGTCTAAACGAGTTGCTGATGTGATTTTAGCTATTGTATCTCCTAAACCTTCTGATTTATTCATCATCATTTCCAATTCTTACGTTAAATCCGTTACTAATAAATATGTCAAATAACCGTTCGACCATAACTTCTTCACCAGTATATATACAACAACTACCATTTTGATGAACAATACTTGCTATTGAATGTCCTTGGAGTGTTGGATAAGATAAATAACGTCTTAGAATGTTCACAACATTCTCAAAACTATTAACGTCATCATTTAATAAATATAACTTTTTCATTATTTCTATAACTCGTATCTTATTACCTCTGTAATGTCATACTTGTTCTTATATTTTGTAATATAAATGTCTAATTCCATCTCATTACACAACTCGGCTTCAATTGACTGATTTGTTTCTGACTTCACATACACTATGTGTGTGTTTTCTGTACTCTCTAAATCATCATTTAGTTCTTTTATTTCTATTTTCATTATGACTCTCCATCATATCTAATAACTCTTGTACTTTTTTACATTTTAAGTATTCTTCAGTACTTAAATAGTGGTCAAGTAATTTTGTCAATATTTTATATTTCGTTGTACCATCTACAAACGTAGGATTGTACGACATAATGTCATACACTTCATCCATAGCTTTCTCAATGTACTTGTCTTCCATAAATATGATTCGTGAAGTTAATAAAACTATATTTTAGCGAGAGCTTCTGATAAAATCCACCCTAAAATACCAACAAGACCACTAAAAAGTACCCAAAGTGCTTTTACTACACCACTTTTCCACTCTTTTAAGTTAGATATTTCATTTTGGAGTTCAATAAATTCTTCTTGAATACCTTCTGTATCGAGTCTGGCATCCGTATTTTTGTTAACTCTTACTATTACACCATTTTCTGGATTTAGTAAGGTATATTTAATATCTGATAAGTCTTCTTTTATATCTCCATATGTCATTTTCATATCCTTGATAGTATGTTCCATTCGTTTAAGCTCTCCGTTTGGGAGCTTAGTTTTCATAGACGCTATTTCGTCAAGTATATTTTCTAAGATATCTTTTTGTGTAGCCATTTGAAGAACCCTCTTTTATTTAATATAAATATGAGGTAAACTCACTATTAATATGATTTTCAAGTAAATCTTTTCGTTTAGATTCACTAAAGTGTTCTAGTGCTAGTACTGACTTTATTCTTACTTCTGGATATTTTCTTTGAAGTTGTTGTACTGCTTTGACATTCTTTATAGAATCGTCCATAAAAGCAATATCCGTATAACCTTTTTTGATATGTTTTTCTATCCAATCAGCTTTGTCTTTTGGGTTGTTACTCCCTAAAGTTACTGGATATACATCTAACCCATACTCATCTTTAAAGAACTTTCTGATTGGGAATCCTATTTTACGTGCCGTTAGTATCGTTACTTTCTTACTTGGATTCTTTAACATACGTTGTAATAGTTTGAAGTTTTTCTTTATGACCTGTGGTTCATTCAGCATACTATTAAAATCTTTAAAATCAAATTCGTCACCTGGTTTTTCTTTGTACTTAGCGTATTCACCAGGATTCAAAGTAGATTTCTTACCATCTTTATGTGTTACATAGATGTAGGCAACACTCTTAGCAAGTGTGTCATCAAAATCAAATACTCTTAATGTTCTTCCCATAATTTTTACCTTTTAGTGAATACAATATACAACAATTTATTGACTTATCCTAACTTTTTTACTATAAAGTCTATATCTACTTGAATACCATAACCTGCACCTTCAAAGTCATTCAATGGTTTAAATTTAATTTTGGTCTTCTTTTCAGCATATTTAACTAATTGTTTAGTTATAGCATCTTTTGATATATCACCTAATTTATCTATCTTATCTAAATCAACTGATTTTCTTGGAATAAACTGTATTACATTATGTAACCTACCATGTACTAAGAAATCAGCTATTTCTGATATTGAATCAGCGTTTTTATCGTTAGATTGTAATAGTATCTTTCCTTCGTTTAATAAATCTTTTAATTTCATAATTTTCATAATTTTACCTTTATTATCTTACTGATATAAGTTTCTTTTTATATAATCTTCTATAAATCCAACCTCAACTTGATATGGTCTCCACAATCCTATGGTGAGAGGTTTATACTTCCATTCTTTAAATTCTGTAATTTTTAATTCTTTCATTAGAATGGTAACATTGTCATACCAACTTTATTTAGTAGGAATTCCATAATAACTACAAATGTTATTCCACCTACTATCTGCCATACCCAAAATTGCCATCCAGTTAAACTTTCTTGCCATTTACGAAACTTACTTCTTTTAGCCCACTCATATACTCCTAGCTTAGAGTTGATTTTATTAGCCCACCAACCCATATCAAATAGGTTACCAAACATAATTAATAATTTTCTCATATAGATACCTTTTGATTCTGAGTTTTGAAATCTTTCTTTCTCATCACAGTTTTAGCTATTACTTTATTAGCTTGTTTCATAAAAGGTATATTGATATTGGTTCTATCATCTACAGCGACTACTTGCTTATATGTATCTAAGAATGATAAGAACTCTTTTTTCTTTTTAGATAACCTTTTAAAGAATCCTATAAGTTCTGCTTTTGATATCTCTTTATCATTTCTTGGGTCGTTTAACCTATCAAAGAAATGTTTATCTGTAAGTACTACATCTACTGGATTGAGTTTCTTATCAGCGAATGTATCTATTTGTTTTAAATCACCCATTGGGATTTCTGATAAGGGTTCTCTGATTGTTGGTGATGGGTGATTCTTATCAATACATCTACCATCCAATGTTGTTGGATTTTTACATTTATTACCAAATCTATCAAAATAGATTTCTGTAAATATGTTTTGTGTTCCTGCGTTTCCAACATAAGAAACAAAATACACTCTTTGTTTACCAACTTTTTTAGAAAGTACTTGTCCTTCTTTACCTGATTTTTCAAGTTCTTTTTGTGCATTATCAGGTTTTAAATAAAAGTTTCTCTTTTGTTTCATTAGAGATGCTTTTTTACTTTTCTTCTTCTTCTTCGGTTTTTTCTTTTCTGTGATGAATTTCTGTTCTTTAGCGACCTTTAATACTTTTTTCTTTTGAGAATTTGATAGTTTATGGTAATCAGGTCCAAATTCTTTGTGTGAGATTACATCTAACATATCCATTACAGTTGTACGGTTCGATAGTTTTTTACTACCTTGTGGATGTGCACTTTCTGGCGAATCTTCTTTTTTCAATCTACTTTTCTCAGCTCTACCTCTGTTCTTAGATTCATCTTCGAATCCAACAATCTTCCCACCTTTGTGAGATGCATCTTTACCATCACCATTACCATAAGTACCTTTGTCTCTGTTGTACTTATTTAGTTCTGCTCTATACTTCTTTGCTTTCTTAGATTTTCCGTATTTTGCGTATTCTTTTTTGTAATCTCGTTTAGTTTCTTCACCAATATTTAATCTTTTGTAATCTTTTGATGTAGTTTGATGTGGTTGATTATCATGACCACATTTATGACATATGTATAAATCATCACCACCATCTTTTATCATCCAAGTCCAACCACAATTAGAACACTCTATCTTGTCAGCCATTATTGTTTCTTTAAGACCAGTGATTTTGTTAGTTTTTTTCCAAGCTTTTTTATCAAATATCAAGTCATCTTTGACCATCATTATCATTAAATCTCTTCCGAACTTGTTACCATTTTTGATGTGAGTATATTCTTTAGCATTTTTTCTAGCCCACTTGTACCATAATGCTGATAAAGTTAAGAACATCTTACCACCATCTCCAGAATGTTTGATGAGTTCTTTTTTGAACATCTTTCTATTTTTGTATGCATATTTCTTAAAATCTAAATATACAAACTCATTAGGACTATCCATAGGAATAGGTCGGCCTTCTATTATTGATTCTTCTACCGATGGTAATAGTCTAAATTTCATGAATGGTCTACCATTAATTGTGATATCACCTTTTTCATTCTTATCAATAGATTTAACGACAATTCTCTTGTTTTTAAATTTACCACCTAAAACTGTATCACCTACCTTAATTGGTATTACTATATTTTCCCAAAGAATTCTCATAACCTACTTGTTTTTTTTAAATATTTAAACATAGAATATCCTAACTTCATACCAAATGAAGAATCACTTGGATAATGAGCTCTAGCTATGTTTCTACTTTTAGATATATCTCTACCTAAACTCATTAGATTATATTCATGTGATGGATACATATCTGATAATACTTTTCCGATTAATATTCCCTGCGTAGAATGTCCTGATGGATACGATGGTGTTTGCATTGAGTCCATCATATGTGTTTTACCAATATCTACATTAATCAAAGGATGTGATGCCAATTGAGAAGGTCTAGGTCTATTGTAATGATACTTTAACTTCATTATTACAATAGATGAGTCATCTAATAAAGACTCAATTAGAGAGGATGGGAACTCGATTCCAGCTGAGTCACAATATTCTTTGAATACTTTATCAACGTTATCCATTTCCTTTACGAAGTTATTATCAATTCTTAGTTTTGATAATTCTTCTAACTCCAACTTTACAGCTGAAGATGTATTACAATGTGGTGGGTTACTTTGGAATTGATTCCATTCGAATCCAGCCAACATCGATGGTTTAGAGTTAAGTTTTTGTAGATGTTTTGGATTGATATCATCTGTGTAACCTAACGTTTTCAGATTTAAAATATCAGTTAGTTTCATCTACCTTGTCCTTTATATTTTTTCTTGTAGTTTTTACTATGTTTACTACTTGAATTTTTGTTCTTTGAATGTACACCTGGTCGTTTTTTACTATGTGTTTTTCTGTGATTTGATGCGATTATTTTTGCCATAACATATACCTTCTAAAATTGAGAAGCTTTTTTTAATTCATTTACTGCTTCTTGAAGTTCATCTAAATTAACAGGACATTCTAAATCTAACCCTGCTTTAAATACAGTTTCCTTTATACCATCTTTAAAAATAATTAAAGTAGGAGCCATTCTTATTCTATATTCTTTTTTAGCTACTGGTGCGTTTGCGATATCGACTCTGTAATAGTGAGTGACACCTTCTAACTTATCCCAATCAGTAAATGCGTTTGATTCATTAAACTTTGCCCAAAACTCGATAACTATAATACTTACTTCATCATCACCAAACGCTGACTTTTCATGAATTGCGTTATCGAACTTATTATCGTCAATATATTCTTGTCCGTATGAGTTTAAAAATAAACTCATCATTGTTAAAACTAATATCTTTTTCATACATCCCAAATTTAATTATTTTTTAGACATATCGTACATACGTTCTTCTAGCTTATCGAATTTTTCTAAAAGCATTTCAACATCTTCTTGAGTGTCCATAATAGTTTGTCGGATGAGTTCATCCTTTAAATCGTACTCTACTCTCTCAATCACAGGTTCAGGAAGTTCCATAGCTCTCTGAATATCTGCTTGTAATGCAAACCACATCCCTACTAAGGACGCAATTCCAACTGCTATCATACCGATGGTCTTTAAATCTAACGTTACTTTTGTTTCTTCACCAATTTGTTTAGCCATATTTCCCTTTTACTATTTGAAAGTGTAGTTAATACCAAAAGTTGTTTGGTACAACTTACTATCCCACATTTTAGAATATTCACCCTCTATGAAAATTCCTAAATTTTTTCCTATTTTTGTTCCTAAGCTAATCCCTGCTGAGTAGTCATCCCATTGTTCTAATTCCGAATCTTGTATTAATCCTCCTCTTCCCCAGTTGTTTCTATTTAAATAACTAAATTCTTCTTCACCAGCAATGTATTTGTGAGCTGGAAGAATGTAGTTGGCATAAGCATGAAACCAAAAATCTGATTTGTAGTGGTAGAAATCGAATCCGATGATTGGAGCAACTTCCATCCATGGGTCTAATAAATCCCATGCTTCACCATTAAAACGGTTAATTAATCCAGGCATTACTTCTTCTCTAAAATTTAAATCAGAATGTGCTACTTGATTTCCATCAGCATCTACCCAACACCAATCTTGAGTTACATTACCATTTTCATCTGTTGATGTATAAAATATATCATCATACCCATATTCAAATCCTAGGGCATACCATTGATTAGTATAATAAGGTACACCATTGGCATCTGGTTCCATTTCGTTTAACCAAATTTCAAATGGATTATACCCATAAGCTCTTTCATGACCTCTAGCTATAACCCCTGCTGAAACACTAAACTTTTTACCTATTGGTAATCTTCCTCTTACTTCAGCTGAGTTGTATTTAAGATTGATTTTACCTACTTCTCTTGATTGTATTTTTACAATATGATATTTACCTGTATGTTTTAAAAAGTAGTTAAAGTTTGTAAAATTTTCCCCTCTCCATCTTTCTTTTTCATAGTGAAATTGATATTCTAAACCTTGTACTGCAGATGTTGGAGCTCCAAACACTAATTGTTCTTCTGTACCATCATAAAAGTTTTTAGGTTTTCTTTCGTAATCAAATCTAGCTAATTTTCTAATACCAAATCCATATCTATAGTCATAAGGAAAGACAGGTGTATTATCTACTACATCTGGAGTAGAGTATATACTTCCATCGGGGTTAGTTCTTAAAAAATATGTAGGTTCTGCTGCTTCTACAGAGTTACTTATATCTCCTGCTCCGTAAAGTGTTCCATACTTTAAGAAGTCTTGATAGAATTCTTTTAAGAATGAATCTTTCTTTTCTTTTTTAGCTTCTTGTGCTACTGTACTATATGATATGAATATACATAATAGTAAAATTAATAATTTTTTCATTGTTTCCCTCTATTGTATTCTGATATAAATATACAAAAATTAATTTAAAAGTCCTAATTTTACTTGAGAATCTTCTCGATAGCCTTCTTAACTGCCGATGCGAACGTTGTTTTATCAAATGGTATTTCATCATTCTGTAAATCTATAAATGTAGCTTCTACCGTAGATTTAGCTTTTCCTTCAACCTCAATTACCTTTCCATCCATATAGATTAGTAAAGTAACTATTGTCTTTTTACTCACTTTAGTCCATGGGCCAAGTTGGATTCCTGTCTGAGGAGCTTCTATTGATTGTACAATAACCTCAACAGGTTTTCCATCCATACACAAATCATATTTATCTGAGATGATGTCTTCCATCATTTGTTTAATACCAAATACAATCCTTCTTTGACTAATCTCTTCCATTTCAATTGTAGTTGTTACTCCCTTAACAGAATAACAATCTTTTTGTGCTAATAATAATGTAGGTAATAGTAAAAGTATTAATAATTTTTTCATAATTAGAACCTAATTTTACCACCAGTTAATACTTGATAGTTCAAAGCGTTTCCACCTGATTGCCATACTGCTGTAAAACTGATGTTATATTTAAATGTTTTTGTAATTTGAATATCCCAAGAACTAAATGGTACAATTAGTAGACCTGGGTCCCACCATTGACCTTCGTAGTATTGAGTAAATGGAGAATAGACTCCTAATATTAGAGCTGATGTTGTTACTTTGGGAGTAACTCTAAAATTTCTATGAACACCACCAACAGCCGATAGATTTTGTAATTGACGTTTTCCTAATTTACCTATTGTAAAGTTAGCACCTATCATACCAGTATATTTCTTTTTACCGAATTTAAATGATTCTAACGCTGTAGTTGTATTTAGGTGATTTTCCTTCCAATCAGTCATTGTAGTATTAGCACCTACTAAATTAAATGTTCTATTTGGATTAATCCACGATTTGTAAAGAGTTAAACTAAAATCATTTGTTACACTTGTATATGTGAATAATGCACCTTTTATTTTGTTTTGTTTTGTATTAGCGTGGGTAATAGAACCTACTACTTTTACTTGACGACCATTTGAATTATCTCTATTATCAATAACTATAATATCACCCGATGCTATTAAAGACCCTGAGTTTTTATTAGCTTCTGCACTTCCATCACCACCATCAACTGCGTTTGAAATAGAGTTAGCCAATGACATAGCCACCGTACCTTCTTTTGATTCTTCTTTTGTACTCCCATCACCTTCTGATGTACCACTTCCACTTGTACCACTTCCACTTGTACCACCTTCTGATGTACCACTTCCACTTGTACCACTTCCACTTGTACTACCTTCACCACCATCTCCATCATCTTCACCTGCTGAATTATCTATTGCTTCTGCAACTGGAACTGAGGATGCTGAAACTGCTTGGGGTATCATGTCTCCACCTAATATACCCATAATATTTGTAATAACTCCAATAGTATTTTGAACTGCTACTGAACTTGTAGTGTTCATAATAACTTGAGTTACAGATTCACATGGACTAGCAGAATTAGATTGAGTAACTAAATTCATCCATGAATCAAATGCACCATTTGTGAAATCATCTTGTGTAAACGTTTGAACATTACCAAAGTAATTTAAGGCAATAGAATTACCACTACCCATTTGAATAGTTTGTTGAGTTAGAGTACAAGGGTCTGTAAACGTATAAGACCATTGACCAAAACTAATCAATGGTGTTAAGAATAACAGTAATGTAATTATTTTACTCTTTAAATATTCCACGTTTTATCATCCTTTTTACGATACGAGCCGTTCCGGATTCTAAAGCTTTTTTAGTTGCAATTCCAATTGTTGATTGATTGAACTTAACTTCGTTGTCATCACCAATTTGAGTTCTTTTAATTGTAACGGCTTCACCACTTCCACTTCCTGTAAAAATAGTTCCAGTTTCAGCATTAACAAATCGTACTTGCATACCAATAATAGTTTTAAGTACAGTCTTTACTCCATCAATTGTAACTTCTTCTTCTTCTGATACTGAATAATCGTATATTTCTACATATACAAAATACTCAGCCAATACAACATTACCCACAACTTTAATATCATTTGACGATATACCTTTTGCAGCTGCTTTATGTTGTTTAACCATTCTTTGTTTAATATCTTCTTTGTCTTCTGTAAATAAAAATCTATCAGTCCATTCTAAGTAAGATAATGTAATATTACTAACACCCAAACCTACTCTATTCTCTCTTAGTTCAGGATAGAATTCGTATAGTTCTGGTGTAAACCCAATATTCAAAACTTGAATAGGTAATTGGTAATCTAACATATAATCAGATACCTCATCAATGTCTGCTTTTTGTTCAAAACTAGCTTTATAGTCTTCAGTCTCCGTTTTACCTATTTGACCATAGACTGTAAACGTAGTTAACAAAAAGATTAGTGTATATAATCTTACCATGTTATTTCTTCTTCTTTTGGTTTAGCAGGTGGTATCACTATTGTTTTAGATATTACAATAGTATCCTTAGATTCGGCTGGTGGATTAATTCTTTGTTCCATTACAGGTTGTACAACCTCTTCTTTAGGTTCAAATATTGATTGCATATTAGCAATTAGTAATCCAAACGCTGCCGTTATGACCAACCCTACACCTGTTACTACTTGGTTTTTAATTTCCGAAAAAAATCCTTTGTTCTCACTCATGTCTTTATTATCTTAAATGTTTTTACAAATTTACCATTACTTACTTGTAGCAAATAAACTCCAGCTGATAACGTTGATAAATCAGTTTGAAATGAAGCGTAACCACTAAAAAGTTTTCGTGTAAATCTTTTATATTGTACACCACTAAAATTTATTACTCTAATATCATAATAATCATTATCGGGCACAGTTAACTCAAATGTTAATTCACCTCTTGTTGGAACTGGATAAACTACACCATAAATTCCATCTGGCAATTCCGTAGGAAATGCAGACATTCTTTTATTAACGTATCCATCTGTATTTTCAACTTCAATATCCCATCCCAATTCAGTTCCAGCCGTTTTTCTACCAATTGTAATCGGAATAGTATCCCAATTTTGATTAGTAACTCTAAATCTTACTGTAAATAATTCGGTTGTATTAGTTATAGTAAAATTACCAAATGATGCATCGTAACCACCCCATCTAACAGTTTCACCTTCCCAGTCCATAGTATACGTTAACCACTCTTGGGCTTTAGGTGTCACACTAATCGATACGAACTCTAAATAATCTGAATCATAGTTCAGTGCGAATTCTAAACTACCAACATTTTCACCCTGAGTTTCTATTTCTACGGGTAAGTTAATAAACTCACTAGCAGGCACATCAATCTCAGGTACGTTAAATACTACCTGAGACTGAGCGCTTGTTGTGAATATTAATATTAATGTTAGTAGACATAATCTCATTTTAATTCAAACCTGTACCATTAGCATCACCTAATACTAATAGATAGAAGTTACCAGCAGTAGTTCCATTTATTGTTGGTGATAAAAACTCTGATAATCCTGGAATCGAACTTGATTGGTCTGATGATGCCGCGTTAATAGTATTGAACTGAGTTTCAGTAAAGAATAATACATCTGGGTTATTAGCGTAATCTGTACCATTAGTTGCTAATCTAGCAAATACTAAATACGAATCCGATGCCGTTACACCATTAGCTTGATTTGGATTAGCAGTATAGAATTGTATACCAGAAGCCGATTGTACACCAACCGCTATTTGTGCTATCATATTAGCATCTGCCGTTGATAACGCTGTACTAGCATCTAACCCACTTGCAATCTTAAGTCTAACTTGCCAATAACCTTGGTCTACATTTTCTGAGAATGTTGCTTTTCCATCTGCTCCAGTTGTTATTGTAGTAATATCTACCCAAGTATTACCATCCGAAGATTTCTGTAAGATTACAGGAATTGATTCAGCTGGGTTTGTACCACTATTTAAAATAGTAGCTACATAATCAAATGCGGGTTCTACAAAGTTACCACCATTATCTTGTTTACCTAATACACCATCTGTACCATCTGTTTTTACATAATAAGCAGTTAGGTCTGTTGTAAAGTCTATATCATCAACAGAGGATTGTGTATAGTTACTAAGGAATGGTATGTCAACTGTAAACATATTACCATTAGTCATATCAAATGTTGTAGTTGACCCAGTGTATACCCAAACTACTTTTACAATCCCATTTGTTGAATCAACATCATACGACATATAACCATCTGTACCAGATGTGTTGTTATATGCTAACGTTGGTTCATCAAACACGTCTTTATCGTAGTTGAAAGAAAACTGAATACCTTTGACTGCTGTACCTGATGTGTTACCATAGTAAATGTCAAAAGTAGTGTTGTCACTTGAATCAATAGATTCTAATGTGTAAGTGGAATCTAATATAATCCATGGTTTAGTGTTATCTGGCGCAGTAGTTTGGCCATAACTTAATGTACTAAATGCTAACAATAGTACCATTAATGTGTTTCGTAATAGTGTAATTTTTTTCATTGGATTTCCCATATGTTTTTTAGTTAATAATATTTTTAGTTTTTATGTCCAGCTCTTAATAAATAGTATGTTGTTTGATTTCCATTTAACAAATCGAACAAAGACCAATTTCCATAACCATTGAATATTGTCTTATCGTCCGTATCTACTGAAACTGCATCCCAATAAAAGGGCGTTTGCCAATAGTTTGTACTCCATATTTCTTGTCCACCACCAGGAAAATTAGTAATGTTACCATGTCGTTTCTGATGCATTAAATAGATGTCTGATACTGAAAATGTACCTGTATTATTGACATCCATTCTCCAATAATCTTTTGAACTAAATGTATCAATAAATAATCTATCTGTAAACCAGTTAATATCTGAAGTTGTAAGTGTTCCTATTGTTGGAGCGATGTCTATTGTAAAATCGTAATCGTTGTAATTTAATGTGGTATTAAATGAATAATATCCGTTTGAATCTGTTGTTGTGGTGGCTTGTGTTGTGTATGAGAAACCAACTTGATTTTTATTCTGTGTCTTTAGGTAAACAGTTTGTCCTGCAATACCTTGTTCTTCTGCACCTTTAATATAACCATCTGCTGTAATTGGTTCTACATTAGGGTCAGTAGCAGACCACTCTGCAAATGGATGATTAGGACTAAGTTGGTTGTATGTATTACCATTTGGTAAGATATATTGAAAATTTGCTGCACCTATACCACCATAGTTTTGGATTCTATATTCAAACTCATACCATTGAGTTTTATCTAGTGTTGCTGTACCATACGCCCAAGTATTCCAACCATAATATTTTGTAACTATATCATTAGTCTTACCAATACCTTTAA